GTACGGTACATATACACGACGATTGCCCCCCCCCATTTTATAATACTTATACTATACAATTCTATATTTATTTACTCAAATTTTTGTCTAAACAAAATTTGTTTTACACAGGATCCTCTGTGTAGACGATGCAAAACGTGGAATTACAGGAGATGTGTGGATTGTAATATGTGAACCTACTGAAACAGACTGTTGTTGCGATGCGCTAATTGTAGAGATCCGTGGAGTAAATCGTAACTGAAACTGTAGAGTGTCACCGGACTGAAATGGAACATACTCCGTAATGGAGGAGCGTTCGGGAGCAGTTCCGACAATAGTACTTTGAATGCTTGATAGATCATACACGGATAACCAGGAACCGGCAACAGTACTTGCAAATGATTCAGGTAATTGTACCGATGCATCAGAGATGGATGCACGCCCTGTATGTATGGTATGTGCTATGGCATTCCCAAGTGTACTTGTAAACTGATACGACGGTACATACCATTGTGCATCGCGTATGGCGGTATCTACATATGTATAAAAGGATGAGACCGACTGAATCGTACTAAAGGAGATGGGTGCAATTGATTCAAATTCCATTTTCTATTAATGGAGTCTAAATTCTAAAGGTACCTAAGATAATATGAGATGAAAGTAATTACACCTGTATGCAATAGCATACAATTTATACACATTCAGTATGTTTCCCTGAAACAATATATGCAAATACCGTATGAATTTATTGTGTTTAATGATGCCAAAGACTTTCCAGACAGCACAAACTTTGGCGACGCGTCACTTCGAATGAAGATTCGAGCAGAGTGTGAGAAATACGGAATTCAATGCATCGATGTGCCGAATGACTCACATAGATACATTCAATCGCCATCTGAACGTCACTGTATGACAGTACAATATATGATGAACTATATACGAGAAAATCCCGATCAGTATTTGATGTTAGACAGCGATATGTTTCCTATTGCAAATGTTCCTTCGTATACACCTATTGCGATTGTTTTACAGGAGAGATCAAACATGCGATATGCATGGCCAAATTTATGGAACATAGATGTGCGAACTGTAGGAAATTTGGAGATTCTTGATTGGAATTTATGTCCAGACTGTGATACAGGAGGAATGAGTCAGGTGTGGTTGTCTCTTCAGGAGACAATGCATCGTGATCAAATCTATTATATTCCTCATTTGGTTTCATGTCAATGGGATGCGTCATCTGCACCGAGTTGGATGAAAACCAAGTTGCTTGATTTTATGAAAAACGATCCACGGAATCAAAATGGAAAGTTTTGGTGTGAATTGTATGACGATGTCTTTTTTCATTATCGCGGAGGTTCGAATTGGAACCAGGAAGGAAAAAAGATTCACGATTCCTTAATGACTTATTTACATTCAGTGATTGTAGAGTCAGTTGTCTCTAATCCTGAGAGAGGCGCGAGTTGAAAGACAAACCGTTCAGACCATTTTGCCACACGCAGATCACAGAATGCAGTTATCTGAACTGAATCACCTTTACGAAGAGACCATGATGTATTTGTTTGAAGCGCTTGAACTGAAACTGAATCGTCCAGCATTTCGGTCACACACATGCGAATCCGAACAGATCGTTTCCATTCAGGCACATATACGGTAACGTTTACAAGAGTTTCAGACAGTGGTTTCCAACCAACGACAAATCCTTGCCCTTTAGAAAGGGCATCAGGTTTGATGTGTTGGATGTACCAGAGATCTCGTTCAAATGCTTTGATTGTTTTTGCTTTTGCATTGAGAGACCAGCAAAGTTCATTTAATTGAACTGGTTCTGAACAGGATGATGTAGGAAAGAGAAGTGATTTCAGGGTACGTTGGTTTACTAAATCTGCATACCTGCGAAGAGGGGAGGATGCATGACAATACACAGATTCGCCGAGACCTGAATGGTGTACATCGCCTTCCATGTTTGCGGGTACGTATTCACCAGCAGATGCGCCAAGCCAGGCAATGTCTCTGCATCCTGTTTTCTCAGAAAGTGCGCAAAGTTCAGTGGAGGATTTACCTGCGTGCATCCGCAAAACACCTTTTCCTGCTGAACGCAGAAGACGTGCTGCCTCGCGATTGTAGGTAATCATGGCATGTTCAATCCAAACATGGGAGTCAGTTCCCACATCCTTTCCAATTACGCGACTGATCAGGCCTGTAAGAGTGTTGCAGAGTTCCGTTGATTCATACACAGATTCGTAGGAATACGTTGTATGGACTTTGGTCGCAAAGTTTTTCCATACAGGCGGACAAACAGATCCATCCGAATGAAGGGTCCATGTACATGCAAGGACAGGTCTTGTAATCCCATCTGATCGGAGGGATGCAGACTGTTCTGAAATTTCAGGAGGAAACATGGGATAGAGCACGGATCCATCTTCGTAGACTGTTTGTGCCTTTTGTTTCGCCTCTTCATCCAGTTGGGATCCTTCAGGAATCCAGGCAGAAACATCGGCAATCCCAATGGCAAATTCCGTGGCGCCATTCGGCAGAGTCCTCCAACAAAGAATGTCATCTACGTCACGACAGCCTTCTGGATCAATGTGAAGGCAGACATCCCATGATTCTGTAGGAATTCCAGACCACACCTGTAAGTCCTGAAACGTTTCAGTTTTCTGTTTGGTTGAAGGACTGACACGAAATCGTAGCGCTTCTTGTTCAGTTTTGGAGCACCCAACAGTCCCATCCAGGAGCCTCTGGAGTGAAGCACGCGGCCATTTGGATTTGACTGTATCCCATGAATCAAAGGTAGCGATACCGAATCGGTTTGCGGTTGTCGGGGCTTTTGATCCTACAATCATAGGAGGATAGGCAGGATCCAATGGATGAAATAAATACAAAGGAACATTATGACTGCTAAATCCGTATCGGGTTCGATTGGTAAGATCAACAATACCCACAATGGGTTTATGTTTGGCCCGTTTGAGAGTTGTTCCATCCCATTGATCTCCTGAAAGCCATCCTGAAGGAAGAGGTGCATCTATCTTTGTTGATCCTATCCAATAAGGTCCACAAAGAGCGTTATATGTACGAATCGATTGCATCGACTGCAATGACTGCATTTATGTAAAGAACACATTATACCATAGACTTGTAATCGGGTTTCATTTTTTTCCTATATGTTCTTTTTATACAACAAAGTGTCGCAATGGGAAGTATGCATACACCGACTATGCCTGCGCCGAGTAGAATAAGATCCATCCTTTTACTCTAAGGATGGAATTTCAAATTCAGCAATTAACTCATTTTCGTTACCCATTGCCACATCGTATGCGCGAACCATACGTTTAAAATATACAGCGGTTACAGGATTTCCTGCTGCATTTGTAGGACTTCTATCAGGGTGATATTTGAATGACAATTTTTTATAGGCTTTCCTTACATCGGATTCGGATGCGCGTACTGGGAGTCCAAGTATACCTTGCCATGTTGTAGATGTGCGAATACGTTTCATCTCTTCTGTTTCATTTACGAGTCGTTTGTTAGAAGGTGGAGGAGCAACAGGAGCAGAGGAGGCAGCAGAAGCAGCAGAGGCAGCAGAACGAGGTGGAGCAGCAGAGGCAGAAGAGGCAGCAGAATGAGGTGGAGGAGCAGAGGGGGCAGAAGCAGTAGAACGAGGTGGAGCAGCAGAGGCAGTAGAACGAGGCGGAGCAGCAGATGCATAACCAGGACCACCATATGCAGAAGCAGAAGCATAGTTAGTTCCACCATATGCAGAACCGTTATTTGAATTTGAATAGGAAGAACCGCCACCGTACGATTCCTGTGCGATAAAATACCCTAAGATATCACGTATAGAATTACCGTAAGCATCATTACCGCCCATACTTAATAGATTTTGAATAATTGTATTTAACTCAGGATGAACATCCACATGATACTTTGTATAAATATCCATACGCATAGGTCCAAGTCTGCGAACGTAATTAACTAATTCATTGGCAACCAGAAACGTATCACGAATCTGTTCTGGGAGTTGACCCCGTACAAGAGAGATCTTCTGAAACTCGCTTTGAAGTTCTTGTTTTACATACTGATACGAATCATAGTTACGCTGTTCCTGTCCTGCTTCCCACTCTTTTCTTTTCTTTTCCTCCTTTCGTTCCTTCATATAGTTGTATGTATCTATTTTCGCCTTAACTTTTGTAATGAAATCGTCGAATGTTGGATCAGGATCTTCATTGTATGTACGAATGTATTCGTGGCGTTTCGTAGATATATTACGAATGTATTGTTCGATAGATATGCCAAGAATTATCATTCCCCGTATCATTCTTCCAAATTGTTCCTGCTTCATCTGGGATATATGCGCATCGTTGAAGAAGCCAGGTCTTTCATTACCATACTCGTAATCGTGCTCATAATTACGCTCATAATCAGGACCAAATATATTTGGTGTATTGTGAGAATATGTTTTCCAAAGACGATCAAGACAATCCTCTTTGTATGTTGTATAGTCTTGCATATCTCGTTGTTTTTGACCTAACATATACAGTCTTTGCGCCTCTGCTGCTTGTGCTGCGGCCTGTGCTGCTGCGACCTCTTGTGCTGCCTTTGTTGCCGCATTGTTTGCGGCCTTTTTTTGTGCTGCGGTCTGTGCCGCTTGAGTAAATTCGCCGAATATATTCTTAATAGTGCTGTCATAGATTTGTTTAAGTTGTAGAATTGCCGGCTCAATTGTTGTATTTACATATTGTTGTAGATTTCCACGTGTTACTGCAATATAGTCATTGATACCGTCACGTATAGATTGTGGAGCATATGCATATTTATCATATACAGGTTTCAAGATTATTTGTAGGGATGCTTCTGTAGTTGCAGACACACGCTCAACAAGATCATTTTTACGGGCATCTAGATTTTTCATATACGCATTGTAATTCTCTTCGAATAATTTTGCATACATAGGAATATTTTGAAGTAGAGTTTCAAGCGGAATAGATTCCACGTGGGTTTTAAACTCCGAAAAGTACTTTGTAATACCTTGTATAGACTCGGCATGTAAATTCTGAATTGCTGTTTGTACACCCGCTGTTGCAGCAATGTATGTACCATTTAGTTGAGAATAGACAAGACCCAAGTGTCCAAATAATTCAGTATTCGCAGGATTTACATAGGGTACTCCAGGAACATACCCTTCATATGCACCTGTCGATAACATATTCCGTACCCTCTTTCTGTATCCATTATTCATGGGTGCAGCCATTTACTGTCTACACTATGAAAAGAAAATCTTACACCCGAGTATAAAATGTCAACTTGTCTAACCCGTAAAGTTGGAGGTAAACGCATTGTACGCAACACCCGTGGTAGATTCAGGTCTATTCACCCTCGTAGCAAGGTAACTGGGCGCTTTGTGAGCATTGCAAGCCTGTCTGCTTCCCGTAAGAATGGTCGCAAGGGATCCCGTAAAAATCGCAGCACACGTAAACACTAAAATAGACGTATTTGATTCCCTATCTGGTACTATAAACCGGGAGACTTCTATCAGTAGTTCTGTTAATACGTACGAACCATATAGTAGTAAATCAGATAGATTGTATGGAATTCCTGATCGAAACAAAGTCGCAATCAATATTTGGGATGATTGTGACTTTACAAACATGGAACGCGAATCGTATATACGCCACGAGTTATGGCAATGGGCGCGAATATTCGCCAATATTGTTTACAGAGATACAGGCATTTGGGTAGAATGGATATCGTATGGCAATCGTCATACAACTCGTTATATTGCTAAATGGTCCACATTCGTTCGCTGGTTTCTATTGTGCTGCACCCAGACTTGAAAATCAAGGCTGGTAGGGAAGTCAGATATTGTAAATGGCGAAATTTGTCGCCATTTACAATATCTGGCTGCACCCAGATCCCATACAAAAATTGAGCATTTCATACAAATGTATCTTGTCTGTATATTTGTGTGTATTACATTCATTCTTTCTTACAAAATGCGCTTAGTTATTGTGGAATCTCCTGCAAAATGTGCAAAAATTCAGTCATTCTTAGGGGATGGATATCGTGTGATTGCGACAATGGGTCATATTCGCGCCCTTCAGGAAAAGTTGGATGCTGTGGGCATTGACACAAACTGGACCCCTATTTACGAAGAACTTTCTACAAAGAAGGATGCGATCAGTAAACTTCGCAAGGCGGCAAAGGAGGCCGACGAGGTGTATCTGGCCGCCGATCCTGATCGCGAAGGGGAAGGCATTGCCTGGCATGTATGCCACATTCTGAAACTGAATCCCGCAACGACGCCTCGTATTACTTTTCAGGAAATTACAAAGACGGCCATTCAGAATGCGGTTGCAAATCCGCGCCGTTTGGATATGAATTTGGTAAATGCACAACAGGCCCGCGCAATGTTGGATCTTCTTGTTGGCTTTACAATTAGCCGCGTTCTCTGGAAAAAGGTGGCACCCAAATTAAGTGCTGGACGCTGCCAGTCACCCGCATTACGTCTTGTCGCAGATCGTGACACAGAAATTCAGTCCCATACAGCGCGGAATTATTGGACCCTGCGAAACCATGTCTACATTTCATCGGACGGATCGGACCATTGGTTGGAAGGCAAGGTGGACAAGGAATTTCAGGAGACTGAAGTCAGAGAGATTATGAATCGTGTTGGACAGACAAAGAAATCAATTCAGTCGCATGCTATAGTTCAACATGTAAAGGAACGCGTGTCAACTTCGAATGCACCGTCACCTTTAATTACATCTACACTCCAACAAGAAGCATCGGCACTTCATGGACTGGGACCTAAGCAGACGATGCAGGCCGCACAGAAATTGTATGAAGCCGGTCATATTACTTACATGCGAACTGATAATCCAAATCTGAGTAGAGAGGCGGCACTTCATTTGCGACAACAGATTTCAGATACATGGGGTTCAGACTTTGTGGGAACAGAGGGACAACATCAGATTCCTGATTCTTCAACTGCAACAACAGAACCTGAAAAACCCAAAAAGAAAGCATCCAAACCAGCAAATACAGCAAAGGACAAAGAGGCACCTGCTGTAGAAGCACAGGCCGCACACGAGGCAATTCGCCCCACACATCCTGAACGTTCCTCTATTCCTGATGTGGAACCCGCACAGCAAACGGTCTACAAACTGATTTGGCGTAGAGCCGTTCAGTCGCAAATGTCTGCTAACAAAACACAGGTCCGCACAATTCAACTTCAGATGTCGGCAATTCCTGAACTAACTTGGACTGCCGAACAAACCAGGCCTGAATTTGATGGCTGGCGAATTGTAGAGAAAACTGAAAAAGCAAAAGAACTTCAGGCAACTGAAACGATTGCATGGAACATGTGGACTCCTCATCTGAAAGTAGGATCTGATTTGCACTGTCGTACAGTTCAGGCAGATGAAACATTTACAAAACCACCTGGACGATTTACAGAAGCCACGTTGATTCGTGAATTGGAGAAACGAGGTATTGGACGTCCATCGACATTTGCATCTCTTGTATCAACCCTGTTTGATCGCGAGTATGTGGAAAAGACAAACAAGGAAGGTCTAACGTACGAGACACGACACCTTCAATTGTCGGTTGGATCAACGACAGTTAAAGAAACTAAAGAAACGCACAAATCTGGTGCCGAAAAGAACAAAATCTGTGCAACTCCTTTGGGAATTTCTGTAAGTCAATATCTACAAACAGATTTCCAGGACTTGTTTGCGTATGATTTTACAGCACACATGGAATCATCCTTGGATGAAATCAGTAAAGGCAATAAACCGTGGAAGGATATTCTTGAGGAGACATGGGCTACCTACAAAGATCGGTATTCTGCTATTTTGAAGGAGAAGGATTCGCGATCCTTTACTGTTGGTGTAGGAAATGCAGAGAATGCAAGAACAGCAAAGGTTGTACAAACACGCAAAGGACCGTTTCTTGTAAGAGCCAAAGCAGATGGAAGCGGTGATGAATTTGCAGCACTCCCAACAGGAGTTACGATTGCCAATGCCGAAACAAAGTTAACTCCTGAATCAATTGAGGCGGCATTTGCGGCAGCATCTGTTGCAAAGGAAGGCGAGGAAGTTGGAACATGGGATTCCCATGTGATGCGAAAGAAGAAGGGACCGTATGGATTTTACGTGGAGGCGAATGGTATAAAAGTGCCTTGGAAACCTGAAGACACAGAGGAGACATTGTGTGGGAAATTCGAGGCAAAAAAAGGCGCATATGAACGCAAAGTGGGCGATTATACCATTAAGAAGGGACCGTATGGTCTATACTTCTATAAGCACACATTGAAGACAATGAAGTTTCATAAATTTCCGGCGACTTCAGATCCTGACAAGATTACAGCAGAGGAGTTGATTGCTGCTATTGCTGCCACATCTGTGAAGAGTGACAAGAAGTATGTAGGAAAGGCCAAAGAGAAAACCAAAGAGAAGAAGGGAGACTAAAGGGAGACTAAAGGGAGACTACTAAGAAAAACTGACCGTACCTGAAATTTTTTACCTGATTCGAGAAAAATTGAAGCGTCAGTTTTTCTTGAGGTTGGGTAAGTGTGCTTCCTTTCCTTTCAGGTTTTCCTTCCTTTCCTTCCTTTCCTTCCTTTCCTTCCTTTCCTTCCTTTCTTTCCTTTCAAAATGACTTACACTGGTTTCATTCTGCCCGTTGAGCGCTTTGAGCGCATCCTTTCCAAGTTCACTCCTGAGGAGTGCGAGCGCCTGATTCCCATCCTGGAGAACAATCCTTCTGAGAAGGAGGTTCTGCGCATCCTCAACGCCGACTTTGACCTGGACGGCACGGGCTTCAACGCACTGGGCTTTCCCTACTACGAGTCCCTGCCTGAGGACTGGGACTGGCGTATGCCTACCCTGCGCCAGCGCAAGGACATCTGGGAGAACTTCCCTGTCTGCGTGAAGCAGATTGACAACATCGGCAAGGCCGAGGCCTACTCTATCCAGTGGCACAAGTTGAACCTGGCCAACTGGATGTACGACCGCCTCCCCAAGGGTGACTTTCCTTGGGACTATGCAGATGACACTGAGCGCCGCATGTTCAAGGCCCTGGCCGCCAGCCGTTACTGGAAGGTCCAGCCTGCTCGCAACGAGAACGAACTCTGCGTGATTGTCATGAACTTTAAGGAGGAGTCTGCTGTTGCTTCCGCTGCTGCCATCCCTGCTGCGCTGCCCACTGCGCTGCCCACCATTCCTGAGGTGGCCGAGGAGGCAGAGGAGGTCAAGAAGGTGACTCGTCAGACTGAGGTCTGCGACGACGAGGGCGAGTGGCAGACTGTGACTGCTGCCGTCGTTGCCGTTGCACCCGCAGTTCCTGAGAAGCCTGTCTGGCTGACCACCCTCCTCAGCATCAAGGCCAGCACCTCCATCTGCTGGAACGAGGAGGCCTCCAAGGTCTACTCCGTCTCCCTCTTCATGCGCAGCATTCGCGAGAAGGGCCAGGACCCCAAGCAGAAGACCGCCGAGGTCCTGAACGCGATCAAGAAGGCCTCCTGCTGGCGCGTCCTCCCTGCCACCTCTTACAAGGAGGTCTGCCGCGTCCAGATCTTCTAAATTGAAATAAAAACATGTCGTTGTCCGTCGTTGAAGTCGTAAAAATCATAAAAAACAGTGTTTATCAACACTACACAACACTACACTCGGTATCAGGTTATCCCATTTATCCCTTCTGGTACCCAAAAAACCAACCAGTTTTTTGCATTTAATGCATGCAAATATAATACTCAATTTCTTTTGCTACACGATCATCTTCGTTGTATACGGTATTCTTGACGGCTGGAATCCGTCTTTGTATAGCAGCATTAATGTATTCATTGTAGCGTTGGTTTCCATTACCATTCTTACCTCGGCGAATGGGTACGGTTTCACATGTTCCGCAATGATCTTGATTTGCAAGCAGAACCTTGGTATGTAGAACTCTGTCACAGTAATCTACAGTCCATCTGCCGAGGTATTTTTTGGTATCACGTTTGAAGAGAAAGGATAGAGCGTTCATATTGAATTGTATGAATATATGCAGGTGTATTGATGCTGAGATATACTACAAAGGCTTCATTTTTATTCCACTGCTTAAACAATACAACTACAATTCAATACTAAACAATGCAAAGACTTCTATTTTGTTCCTTCACAGCGGCATCTGCGCAGCAATTTCGTAGTGAATCTACTGTAAAGATTGCTGTAAAAAATGCAGCACATTCCAACACACAAACAGTAATTCCTCGTATTGTTATAGATACACCAATTACAAACGAAGAGGAAGAGGACTATGAATATAGTGCAACAATTGATCCAGTGCGACGGTCATTGGCATTTGCTGCAAATTCAACCAAAGAGGCAAGGCGTTTGGGGGGTGTATACGGTCTGTGTGCGATGGATGTTGTTGTACCTGACAACGGCGTTCTTGTATGTGATCCTCCCAACACTCTTCCACAGATTTGTACAATGGCGTGCAAACAGGGATACTACAGTTCAGGTGTACACAGAGATATTGCATGTGCCGACGCGATGTGTGAAGCAAACTGCAATTCAGAACCTTATCTGTGCAAAGGTTCTGAAATAAAGTATGGGGTACGTGACTGTGAGGTTACTCAGTATACATCATGTAATACCTATACGTCAGGATTATGTCTTGAAACAGTTACAAATCAATGTGCGTACAGTTTTTATGAGGAGACTTCAAGACCTTGTTGCAATATTACGGCAGTTTCTCCCCCTGAAGGTTGCTGGATCAGTGGATGTTCAGGGTCCTGTGACAATCCAGGAGTCTATCACTATTATAGTAGCACATGTGGGGATATGTGTCCACCTTGGAGGGATCCTGAAACTCCTCAATTTCAATGCTCTGCCTGTAAAGTTCCTCAAACATTTGGCGATCACGTTGTTGTTCTCTCCACAAATGCACGAACACAAGAGGATATTCCATCTGAAATTGTGGTAGGATGTGATGTAGGATATTGGGGAAATACTGTACGATCGTATTGTATGTCAACCGACGGGACATTCTATCCACCCGTTTCAGACATGAGTTGTATGAAATGTTCAGAACCACCTGAACTTGAGGGTGAATTGTTTGAACGTGTTGTGACCGAGGCAAATACGGATGGAACAATTGGTTCCGTTGAATTCAGATGTTTACCTGGATTTATTGGAGAGTCTACTGTCAGTTCCTGCAATAAAGATGCAGGGTTCTGGTCTTTTGTTACACCTCCCTATTGTGAGTTGGCATCTTCCCCTTCTGTGAGCCCCTCTGCATCTGTTGTGGTATCATTGAATGTGTGCGTATCCGAGGAAGTTGAGACAGAAGCAGAACCGTCTGTAACACCAACACCTTCGTCCACCTCAACAGAAAGTCCTTCCTTTTCAGCAACGACTACTCCCAGTCCATCCAAATCCCCAAGACCACCAAAAGTCAAAGGATCCAGAGCGCCTACACAACCTCCCAAAATTCGTCCAAATTAGGTAAATAGCAGAATTACATAACAAGTAGTCACTAGTGTGTTAGATTATACAAGAATATTTGTAAGATTCATGTATAATGGACGCCCCACAAAACATTGCGGCAGTTTCTGAATATGGAAAATTGGGGCTGGCCTGGAGTACACCTGGAATTCCCAGAGCGCAGATTCTATCCGTCGCATTGGATCCCGAATTTACACAGACAGTGCGAAGTTTTTTGATTCCGCACATTCCACAATGTTTTTTGGACGTTGGTCCAGGGCCTTGGTTCATCCGAATTGGATCCTTGTTTGGAACTCCTGAACGCGGATCTGTTGTATGGTCCGGTATAATTGGACCTGTCCGTATTGATACACGAAAACCGACAGTTCATTTACCAGTTCCGTCTATGCCTATTCTTCATACGCAACCAATTGTTGGCGGTCTCCGAATTCATACAGGTCTCGCGGATCCAACCTTTACCTTGTTGGAATTGTCAGAACAATCCACTCTTCCACATTCAAAAACGCGATGGATGTATTCACGTGATGTGGGAAAGGGATGGGTCGACTGTATAGGTTTGGAGCATCCAAATAAATACAGCATTCGTGTACATAGAATTTCAGGAACAACTGATTTTCCTACAAATCAGATTATTGGATTGTGTGGAGGGCAGACAATGCACGGAAAAGTTTCCGCAAAACCTGTCAAGGCCGCATCTTCTGGAAGCAGATCCATGGAACGCGCCGACGAGGCAATTCTACGTCAAGCAAATTTCAGTCGTACGGTTCGCTTCTCATCTCACAGTGACTATTTGCGGTTTGTTGCAGCACAAACACGTGCAACGGAAGAAAAACAATAGTTTATTTTCGTGCTTTCCTTGTTTTTCTACGACCTCCATCTGAAAAATACGATTCAGGGACTACCTTGGTACTTTGTGATGCATACCAAGTATTGAAATTGCCAAGTGAAGTATTTTTCTTAGACTCGTACCTATGTTTGGAGCGCGCAGAATTGTAGGAGTTGCAGTTCTTTTTGGATTTGAATTTACGGACCGTAAATCCGGCATTTCTGTATTTGCGAATGTTTTCTGCATTCATTTTCACTCCATACCGTATCATTCCTTGAAATGCTGGGTCCATTTTAACACTTTTTGCACCAGCGTGTATCCACATCGGTGCAATATGCCTGTCATAAAATTGGTCGTACGAAAGGCTTGCGTCAGGATACTGATCATTGTAATCGCTACGTATGTCTGCCATGAATGTTCCTGATTCAAAATTGTAGACCACATTCTTTTCTGAATCAACATGGCATTCTCCCGCAGCAATGACAGGTTTTGGTGTTAGAATATACAAATCGCCGTGTTTTGAAAATATTTCAGCAGACGAGAATGTTCTTGCTGCAGCAAAGGATCCGTCTTCAAACAGAATCCATGCATAATATCCAGGTGTTGCTAACACACCTTCCATCGTTGTATGATATTCGCGCGGTAACACGTTTTTGTTGATGTTGGTATCTGCATTTCTGCTCAATAAAATATATGTATTTGTTTTATTTTTTGTACATCCACTGAATTTTACGTCAGGAGTGAATTCAGGGATTGTCTTACTGATTCCAATTGTAAACGGAGTTTTCGTTTCCAATTCAGGATAATTCTTTTTAGGTCGTACAATACGTTGTAAGCCCAACATTCTATTTAGAGTACATCTTTTCCAACAGTGTAAGGGAATGTACCGTACTGTGTCTTTCCACAGTAGATAAACATATTTCCTGCAAACAGAGTAGGCTGCATGGTATTGTGAGGTTCATCATTACCGGCAGAGTTAATTGTGTGGTAGTGAGTGTAACTATTGATTGTATGTTGGTGATTGCCATCGGGATCAATTGTGTGTTGGTGATTTCCGTCGGGATATATTGGATGTGTGTGAGTACCACCATCGTCTGCAGTATTTGTACCAAGATCACTACCAACCACTTCATGGTTAAATGCTTGATATCCACCAGGACCAGTAGAACCGCCATGATCGTGTTCACCTGAAATTCCAGTAAATCCACCGTGCATATGTTCCCCTGAAATACCAGTATACCCATATCCGGTCGTATTGTCGCCGTGATTGTGGGTATCTGAACTGGTACGATTGTTTGCAGCGTTTTGCACACCGGCAGCAACACCGTGGTTGTGTGAAGCAAGTTCAGGGATTGTCAGTTTATGGATTTCCTCACCGACATAATCACCGCGATCACGTTCTGTAAGGAGACGACTATAGCCTGAATCATCGCGAACTTCACCTTGACCGGCCATACCGGGAACACGTCCACGGAAGTCGGGTAAGTAGAACTGATCACCGGAGCCTCCGAATGTGTATCCGATCACATCGAACAACATTCGGAAATCGGTCTTGTTCAAAAGGCGACCGTCGCATTTCATCCAACCCAAATGATCCCAGTTTGTGTAGGACATTTTTTGGTCACCCACAGTTGGGCGTTCATGGGCGCCAAAGTTCAGAACTCTGCGGCAATAGGATGTCATTTCTACATATAAAGAAAAGAATTTTAGTTGTAGTAATACAATGTCCGAGTCTTCAGGTCCTACAATTAGTGTAGTAATTCCCACATACAACCGCCCTACACATTTGCATAAAGCAATTGAAAGCGTGTTTGCACAGACATATCAAAAATTCGAGATTTTGATTGTGGGAGATCATTGTTCGGCAATTGAGGGATTTTTCGGGGAACGCAAAGAAGATCCTCGTGTTCGTTGGTTCAATATGGCAGAGAATCATGGGGCAGGTGGTGCAGCACCTCGCAATCATGCGCTGTTTGAAATGTGCAAAACGGAGTGGGTTGCGTATTTGGACGACGACAATGAATGGACGCCCAATCATCTAGAGGTCTTTGTAAAACACATTCAAGAACATCCGGATGCACAGTTTTTTGTGAATAGCATGATTATTGACGGTCAGCCACTGATTTTTGACGATCTTCGTGTTGGTCGCATTGATACATCCGCAGTCTGTCATCGGTTGTCCCTAGTTCACAAACACGGTGGTTGGAAAAATCGCATTGAAGCAGGGTATGCCCATGATTATGAATTCTTCTCTCGGTGGCGCAACGAGCCTTGTGTATGGACCAAAGAACCAACACTTCTGTACTCCACTGAATTCAACGGACAATCCTTTCAACAACTAAGTCGTATGTAAATTGCATGCAAAAAATTGAAACTACTGATTTTGTAATCTATACATAGATGAGCATAGATTACAAAATGAACTCTATTCGTTTCTTTCCTTCCCTTCGCAAGTACGGTATTTTGCCCATCCTCAAGGATGGGAATTGTTTCTATCGTGCAGTCTCCAAAGTCTATTACAACGATGAATCCTTTCATCTACTCCTTCGTCGTACCATGATGGATCAACTTCGCGAGGATCCAGAAATCTACGACGCATCGCTGGTTTCTGTAGCAAACGCAAACAAACGTGATCGTAGCAGTCTACCGGAATTATCCTCTTTACTTCCTACAATTGCTGCAAATATGTTGCAAATCAGTATTTATGTGTACACAGTGAACGAGCAGGGAGATCTTGTGAAGAATACATATATGCCAAAGAATGGATATCCGAGTCAGACAATCCGTCTCTTTCAGTCTTGCAATACATATGATGTACTTGTGAAGTAATTAGATGTTCTGTTAGATGTTCCGAACAAAGATGGAAAATCCGTTGCGTAGATAGTTATTCTCTACAAGAAGTCTGTACATTGGGTCGTGACATAGACGACGATGATTGGTCCAGTTTTTGTAGGCATTAATATCGTCAAGTAGAATGAACTTCGCACCGTATACAGCATCTAGTTCAGGTTTTCCTGTGAATTCAGAGCCGTCAATGAGCACAAGATCAAACCGATGAATTCCGTGGTCTTTTTTAATTTGGTCAATTCCTGACTGAACCATGGTTGGGTGATCTTGTATGTATTGTACATCCTTGTCGTACCATTCCATGACTGTAGGAATAGGCCAATGTGCTAATGTAGATGTAGGACATGTCTGCATGAAATGCGCAATTTCTTGTTTTTCAGGAAACACAGAAAGTGGAACGGAACTTACATTGTAGGGGAAAAAGTAAGGATCATCTGCATATCTTTGTTTGAGTACATCGTATCGTTCTTTGCAGACTTCAATACTGAACAATTTTGTTGGCTTTCCTTGTTTTCCAAGAACAAAGGCTTCCGTCGATCCGTCGCCGGAACTTGCACCGATTTCCAAGATTGTTTGAATCTCATTTTGTTTTACAATGGATAGAATCAAATTGTAAAACTCATCGTGTTTAATTTCAGGTGGAATAATTCCCCAGGACATTGTATAGTATGTATACTACAAATTCTATTTAGGTATCTAAAGTTTTTTAATCCAATCTGCAATGGCCTGTGTATCATTTGTTTGCATGGTACTGTGGATCTTACGAGGAGTCATAAACTGAAATGTGGGGAGTTTGCTAATATTGCAGTATCCTACAGTGTATTCATTGACGGAATGGTCAACTCTCCAGATTGTGAGACCACGTGCCTGTGCAATTTCATCTAATTCATGAAGATTCAGTTTCTTGCAGGGACCGCACCAGGATGCTGTAAAATACATGATCCATCCATAGTCTTTTTCGCGCATTCCAGGCATAGGCCTTGTACTTCCATAAAACCATAGTTTCTCAAACTGATCTTGTGCTATAATATCAGTTGGCATTATCCGTACTGTTTACTGACAAAATCATAAAATCCCTTTAGACCTCCCGCAAGTACAAGTGCAGTAAGAGATCCTGCAAGTACGGGACCTACGCCACTGTTTGCAGTGTCATTGTTCCCGCCACCTCCGTGTTGTGTCAATGGTGTACGAGATGCTGCAAGGGACTGTATAGAGGAAAGTTTAGGATCATAGGAAGGCATTGTAGGAATTGTAGGGATTGTAGGGATAGAGGATGCAATTGCTGCTTCTGCTGATTTAGTGAGTCCTGTAGTAACTTGTTCCAACATTCCTGGGAGTGTGGCCGCAGTAGATGCAGCAGCAGTTACGACTTGTCCAAGGGCGCCTACAGTCTTTCCAGCATTTGCAAGAATTGCAGTAGCAGGTCCGAATGTTACAGGTGCTACGGCAGTCAAGACACTTACCGGGTTGGGTAGACTTGACAAAAATCCACCACTTTCCGATTCAACAGGTTCAGGTTCTTTTGTAACTTCTTTGACTTTGAACAATTCTTCAACCAGAATAGGTTTTTTGAAAAAGAATGTATATGGGAAGGGTGCTTTTATACCATCTTTTAGAAGGCTGTCTGTCATGAAGAATGCCTGAATACCATCCCATGCAACCCAAAGAATCCCAAACAGGAACAAAAAGATGTTAAACACGGAAAAGAGTTTGGCAAGACCTTGCCATGTGTATCCCAAATAGAATTTATCGGCGCCAAACCAGCCAAACACTATGGCAAGAATTGCATACAAGAGATACGATTTAGGTGCAGCGTATTTTTCTGCTTGTGCTGCTCCTTCTTCGCCAGACTTACGGAACACGCCGCGACCAATTCCTTGGACCCAATCCAAGGGTGACGCAAGACCTTCCGTACGTACCTTTTTCCCGTCTTTGATCACTTGTATGATATCCCATATATACCAAAACCCAAGAAATACCACATTGATTAGGAGTTTTTGAGTACCTGTACCAAAACTCCGCAAATAGAAATGGTCAAATCCGAAAAATCCAGTGAATAGAGTCAGTGCCAAAAATATATAGTAATTTCTGTCGGGATGACCCCACGTATCTACATCACTAATGTGCTTTGTCACAGAAGACATCTCTACGATATCTTGTGTGTTTTTCGTAATTGATTAAACGCCTTGTCCTTTTCTTGCTACCTTTTTAGTTTTACACTGTGAACAACAAACCACCCAAGCCTCCAACAATACGTAGTACATTGTAATTGGTAGCATATGTTGTAATTCCGCACGGCCTTGACTGAACTGCGCCATTCATATCGGCCTGTAAGACGATGGAATCAATACGACTTGCATTACAAGAACCTTGTGGTTGTGCGGCCTCCGGGGCCAAACTGAACGAATATACATAGATGAAATCGTTTGGAATGGCAGTGTGTCGTTGATAAGGTTGTACAAGACGGAAGTATTGGGCGCTTTGTTTTTCAAAGCGATCATATCCGTCAAATTGTAAGACTGCCCCCGTTATCAAATCCAAATTGGGGATACCGAACTCGTCCAACATACGACTTCCGTAATTAAACCATTCACGACCGGCAATCATACGATCTTGTTGAACAACCCAAATAATCTCTTTCATTGGGTGATTGAATGTGAGCGGTACTGTTGCAATGGTTGCATTCTGTGGTATAGCATATCGACGCTGTGACTGCACCTGTTCTATGAGATACTCGTGTTTGCTGGTAACAAACCGACGGCGTTCCTCCGTATCCAAATACACAAAATCACCCCACAAGGTCATGTCGGTAATTGTGGGAGGGCGATCCAATGCAGCACAAGGATCCGATTGCACTAGAGTACTGTATACCATTTCATTGCCGTTTTTGAGACGAATGTTTACACGGATGGGCGTGGATTGGAGCGAAATGAGAGGAAGTGCAAGACCTGGATTCTTGCAAAACCAGAAATGAAGAGGAACATACAATCGCATGGGTCCTTGTTGAGAATCTTCTGTAAACACTTCTTGTAAGCCAATCATATTGTTAAATCCTGCCCGCTTGGATGCAGGAGTTGTAAGTTGTGACCATAAATGCATCCATTCGCCATACTGACGATCGATTTCTTGTTGACCGATTTGTATACTAATATAATCAATCATTGCATGACCGATTCCATTCACCCATGAGTACTGTGGTGTTGTATCCTGATAGTTTGTAGGCGTAAGTGTTTCTATGGTTCCCGAACACCCTGTTGCAGAAACAGGCCCGGTCGCCGATAACTTCGGGAGACGTATTTCCAACACAAGTTGACTCAATAAATCACCGCTTCGTGGTATTGTTGTTGTGATAAGTTTGTTAAACTCAACTGCAGTATCAAAAGGTATTCTTTGTGTTTCAATACTGAAATTGGTATATCGGCGATATACTTGTTTAAAAAATGTAGTTTGTGGATTACCGGATAAATAGATATCCTGGCGCCCTGTCGATACCAATTGAAGTAGTCCTCCTGATTTAGACATTTCCCCTATTCAATGCCAATGTTTCACAAATATGGTCCATACGCACAGCATATATGAATAAGACATACATTGCGGATAGCAGATCATGCATATAATCACTGCAAACATATAGGATGGCGTTTACAACTACGCAAACATTGGATTCCGTGCTTATGCACAACCTATTATTCCGAAATACTGCGAATGCACCGATATCATCTATGTATACACTGTATGCAAATGGGCGAGGACAGACCTTTTGGGGACCTTCTTTAGGTGCTACAAGTATATCATCTTTGAGTACAGCAATAGGAACACAGTATGTTCCTGTGAAATCCGAACTATCTACACTTACACAGGCATTTACCAACTTTTCGACTATAACCTTTCCATCCGCGCTTACACCTTTGCAAGAGGGAATTCTGTCATCGGTTTCATATACTCAAACGACTTCAAACGCCCTACGGAACGACTTTGTTGTAATGTCAAACTCGTTAACTGCGAATTTTAATACATTGAGTAACAATTTGACGATTCAGGTGAATAGTATATATACCAGCAGTTTGGACATTGTTGCGAGTACATTGCAATCGATTAGCAGTATCTCAACCTTTACGAATGAAATTGCAGCAGTACAATCCACTACATATGGATTGCATTCGGTTGATCAACTTGCAATTTCTACATTAAGTACTGCTGTAGGTATACAGGCATCGGAGAATTATATAAGTCTATCAACAACTAGCAGCGAGTTGTTTATTTCCTCTATCAAATATACGGACTATTCTGTACAATCGACATTTTCGAAACTTCAAGCGCAAATTTCTTCCCTTCAATTTAGTTCGATCTCTTCTCTGTCGTGGCTTGCGTACAATATCAATACTTTGAATGCGGAAACGAGTTCATTATTCGTATCAACACACTCAATTACCTCGAGATTTAATGACTTTTCTACAGTGAATGCTGTTGAAATGGATATACTTGATACTCGTGTATCAACAATTGAATTTTTAGGAACACAAATCTCAACCTTTGTGATTGAATCTCTTTCTACCTATCTTTTTTATCCATTTAGTACAATTTTTGGAGGGATTGGATCACTTACAAGTAGTATTACATCTACCCTTACAAAGAATTTTGCAGATGTGTATACCACAATTTATACTACAAATGCTGCACAGGATTATGTGATTGGCGCACATGACGTTCGTATTAGTACGTTGGAGCGGGAGTTCAGTACATTAAACCAAAACTTTTCAACTCTTACCACGAGTTCGATTTTAGCCGGCGTGTATGATACATTTCAACAATTGGAAGACTATTCACTGAGTGTTTTGAACAATACACTTAGCACAAATCAGCAGTTTATGAGTAGTCTATATTATAGTACACTTTTACAGACTGAATCTACAACAACTGGATATTTGAATGAAAATATCGACGATATATATATTTCTACAATTAATTTTGTTCAACCTTCCACAATCGCATACACCTCCTCATTAATTTCCACATTATACTATTATGGTACAAGTACCATTAACTCTACCTTTACAAAAGCATTAAGTGACTATATTTCTACAACTTCATCACTTACAAATGTCATTATATTGTCTACAAATGCATATTTGAATTCAAGTATTATTGGATATGTACAGGGTCCTGGAAATGCGGCACTCTCCAGTTTTTCGACAAATGCAGGCGTGGCATTAAATTCGTTTGGTAATCTTGGGTCTTCTGCATTAATTCAACAGTCGACTCTGTTTCAGATTGCTTTATCAACCAATCAATCTACGATGAATTCCGTTATATCCACCGGAACAGGATGGAATAGTACAATGTCAACCAGTTATTTTATATACAACTCAACATTTTCATGGTTATTTAGTTCGTTTCGTCAGTCTACAATCTCTACATTTACCGCACAAAATGCACAATTTGCATCGTCCATCGTTTCATACAATGCTGGATATTCTACGTTTATGCAATCCACAATCATACAGACGAATAGTACAATTAATCAATATGTAAGTACAATTCAGAATTCAACACTGACGATTGTTAACAATTATATAAGTACCATAAACCAGAGCATTCGCTCTGAAGACACGTTTACTTTAACGGGTACAAACTTTCAGGCCGTGATGAATTTTTCCACTACAACCAATTTCCATATTTCAGTACGATCGCCTCTAATAAACGGGTCCAGCAACTACCGTATAACATATCAGTCAAACAGTGTATCAAACCTGAACAATTATCGTGGTTTAATTACCGTAGATGTCGATACTGTTACATCTGGGTATTCAAACAACAACGGACGTCTCTGTTTGGATACATACCGTTGGGGTTTACCTACAACAATCTTCAATGAGTTCTATCCACTGATTAGTAGCGCGGACTATACAATGGTGTACGAGTACAACATTCGTAACAGCATTGTGTATACAAATCTGTTAAACGTGTACCCACGGCTGCGTGTATTTGCTTTGGCAATTGGTACCGCTACAGCAAACAATGTGTTTGTTGGAGGAGTTCCTCAGACAGGTACTTACTGGCGTGGAACACCAATCACAGTTCAATGGAGTAATTATAGCCATTTCCCAATCGGCTCAATTGGCGCGCCTGCATTCAATGCTGAAATATTGGTGGATGTACTCTATTCCAACCAGTTACAAGGAAGGCTGGGTCCTTATCCCTTGTCTGTTTCTTCAGCAACTGTTGTACTTCCTTACATATCAAGTATTCAAACGATCCCAATGTCAACTGTTTTGCGTAGTTACATTGTAGGAAATCCGATGAATGCATCAGAACTGTCGGTCAATGTGTTGGTTCCGCAGATTTCAACCTTCCAGATTGCGCCTGCGCCGAATAAATTTATCGCACTGCAACAAATTCAAGCATTTGACACTACAGGCGCAAATGCACTGTCTTTAATACTAAATCCAACAGTAGCAATGACAGGTACCGCGATTGGGGGCAATTTAGCGTTTGATAGTACCTATGTGAAAGGTAACGCCCTTGACGCCGAAATAGATACTATTACAATTGGCCCAACGAGTCAAAACAATCCTGACAATGCTGCACGGTATACAATTGGTATACCTACAACCTCAATCAGTTCCATTGTTCTGCAGAATATTTCAGCATCATCCAATGTAACACGTACACCTGCTATCGGTATTAATGACGCTCAGGAAATGCAAGGTGCTACACTAACAATCGCATGCCCTATCAATAATGTATTGTATACAAGCACCATCAATTTAACTTCTTCGGCAATCCAAGTGTTCCGTGTATAGTAGCGGGGTTTGCAAGAGAGGATCTAAGAATAAGTATCATAAGATGAATCAGATTCCTTCTTATGTTGGCACATCATCCTGTTACAAAACAACCTATTCGTATTTTGCGCTCGGATGCGCAAATATCAAGGGATCAAAGAACGCTTGTATGGGTTCAACCGAAATTCTCAAGAAGTACAAAATGGGCAACACGATGGTCGGCGATTGTCACAGAACCAGACGCAATACCTACACTGATGGGTGAAATGCCGGTTGCCATTGTCATTCGTGAGTTTTGCGAAGAGTGGGTGCCGATTTTGAACCGTTTTCGTGGTACTGAAATTATGTTGTTCCTGTCTGAGGCCGCCGCAAATGCATTAAAGGAACGTCAAATTGCATGGGATCACCAACTTACAATTCAGGAGTTGTATGATCTGTATCCATTTTTAGGAGAACCGGTTGTGGATGAAGATCCGGTTGAGAAGGTGATTGTGTCTGCTGCACATATTTTACGTTTTCACAAACTTGTATGGTCTTGTGAGGCACCTTCCTCGGCAACACGTGTACAAATTGCAGCATGGAAGGGTGCTGTAGAGACTGTAAGTGCTGAAGCAGACGCAGAGGAAGTCATTCCAAAATGTTACCTCATTCAGCAATATTTCAAACACAAACTCCCAAAACGAGCCAGAGAGATTTGGACATGTTTGGAAAAAAATCTGGCATGCCCCTACATTGATTTCATTGTTTTACTCAATGAATCGGACGAGGAACTTCCCGTGTCAGAGAAACTCATTGTACGCAACATTGGTGAACGTTTGACCTACGCGCATGTATTGCGTTACATTCAATCGGAACTTCCTGACAATGCGGTTGCTGTATTTAGCAATTCCGACATTTGGTTCGATTCAACTCTGTCTGATATTTGGTCTATTAATATGGAAAGTCGTCGCATGTTTCTTGCTTTACTTCGGTGGGATGAAGGAGAAGACTCTCCAAAACTATTTGGGCCTCGACCAGATTCTCAGGACAGTTGGATTGTTGCAAAAAAGACGGTGGATTTTTCCATCACAGATGAAGATTTTGGATTCACATTTGGACAGTCTGGTTGTGACAATGCAATTGCTTTGGCGATGTTGCGTAAAAAATGTCTTGTGGTTAATCCTGCCTATACAATTCAAACCCATCATGTTCATGCATCTGAAATTCGGAATTACAATCCACGCGACGTCTTGTATCGTCCATTCTTTCTGTATGTTGATCCGACCGCAATTCAGGTGTCACATATTGAAAAAGATTTCAGTCCTTACAAACAGGCGGTTGATGCGGACATTCAACATCTGTGGGAATCTTCTTGTGCAGTTCAGCAATCATTTCCGAGACCCGTGTATGGAATTGAGGAAGAAAGTCTACAAACCATTTGCAGTATGATTCGCAGCCGCGAAGAAGAACCATTTCACGCATACGGACAGAATATGTGGACACCGACACCTTCACGTGATGTCTTATACTTGTTTCGCAAACCGATGTTTGCAACACCTTCAGGTCTTTTGCATGATCATACGACTCTATATGTCGGAAAGTATCCTGCGCTGCAAACAATGTGGCAGGATGCGGCCGTAAGTAGTTTGACTCCATCCATTCATGTACCAACATTTGTAAGCATTCCAGCAGCCAATGAATCTATGTGGGGATCTGTGTCCGAATGGGTATTACAATATCTACCGTATGTGCTTCAGATTCGCAATGTGCTGCGAAAGGCAAAGCAAACACTGCCTGATTTTATTGTACCAGCGGGTTCTGGATTAACTGAACTGTTGAAGGGATTCTTGTCGGATTGTGTGTGGGAAGATTCGCACATTTCAACAATCCCTTACAACAAAGACCTGCAAATTTATTCAGAGAATGTATGGTATATGTCTCCTCCTACAGGATATGGAATTACCCGTGAGATGGTTTCAACCTTGCGGTCTTTGCTGCAAAACCCTTCCTCCTCGAAACCTCAAACACAGAATCCCTGCATGGTTTTCTGTACGGACGTCGTCTGTAGTAAGGGGTGGGTTGAGGAGGTACAGTCGTGTATTCTCTCAACAAGTCCTATACGATGGACGATTCATGTATTAAGTGAGACTTCTTCATTTTCTGAAATCCGCGAAGCAATGCAATCTGCGGACTGGATTGTGGGAGAAGGAGAGGGTTTGAATTGGATGTGGATGGCACGTCCTGGTACTCGTGTAGTCGAGTTTCAGCACGAAACGGAACTTTCAGGAAAGCGCATTCATCTTGCAAATGCATCTGATCTTCAGTACATTGCAGGGCTTGTCAAACGTGAACCCATTGAATACCAGCGTCAACATGCAATGTTGAGTGTTTCAAATGCTCTGCAAAAATATGGTCTACGTGATACAATGCGGTCTTCTGAAATGTCTACGATTCCTACAATTGTACTCCCCCACGGAAAAGCATTGAATGGTATATGGAATCATTCAGGGGATACCTTCCGTGAGATGGTACATCTATGGCAGGATAATGGATTCTGTCGCATTGAGTATTCGGAGGATACGCCACATTGTTGGTGGGGAGGGATTGGTCAGGTTTTGTTGTATGATCGCCCTACACCTCGTTGGTGGAATCCTGACACATCCTATCAACTTGCGCTGTTTGGAAACTGTCCTCCTCCAGGCCCAGGCGCGCATCATCTACGCCAGTCTGTATGGTCGTTTTGGCCGCGTTCACCCAAGTCGGTAGATGCATTTGTAAGGACAGGATTGAAGTGCTGGAAAGAGCGCACAACAAAGTCTATCTTTCTTGGAAAAGTCGAGAACGGTGTACAAAAATCCCACCGTTGTGCCGTAGATTGGTCTACGGCCGTTGACCTGTTTTCCATGCCAGTTGATTCTTCAGGAGGCGCATACCCGTATACCCAAGAGGAATATTTGGAACAAGTTTCCAAGGCACGATACGGTCTCTGTTTGGCAGGATATGGTAAGAAATGCAATCGTGAAATTGAATACTTCGCCTTGGGAACTGTACCGATCGTTGTAGGCGATGTTGACATGACACATTACTTGCGTCCTCCGAGGGAAGGTCTGCACTATATTCGTGCAAAATCCCCCCAAGAAGTACGACAAATTGTAGAGACAACACCAAAACATATCTGGGAACGTATGTCTCTTGCCGGTCACGTGTGGTGGCGGGACAATGCGTCCGCGGAAGGTATGTTCAAACTCACATGGATGCGCATTGAACAATGCCGTCCTTACATGGACGTTGGTATTCCTCCCTTTGTCTGAACAACAGCATCATTGCCTGAAATAGCAGAATACTGAACAGGAGGTCGTAAAACCATCACTTGACCAAACGATCCATACGGATCGTGAATGTCATATTGTGAACGAAATCCCAGTGATTCATAGAGTTTTCGTGCACGAATATTCGTATCATCGACGTGCAACCAGGCGCTGCGCAATCGTTCAAACAACGATTGTGCAAGCGATCGCATCATTTGTTTACCAAAACCTTTTCCTTCATGTGCTGGATCTACAGCAACAAATGCAATTTCATACAAAGTATCCGTATTTGGAAGATATGTAGGAAGTTTATATTGATATGCTGCCTCGGAATGAGGCGGACAAACAAGAACAAAACCTGCGAGGGCCTTGTTCTTGTTGGGATCGTTTAGAAACATGCTATGATCCAAATTGCATGTTTGTATTGCGTGGTCTAATGCAGGCCAATAGTCATCCGAAAATTGTGTACGGCCGATTCTACGTACTTCGTTGTATATCCATGAGTCTTTTGTAGGGGTCATGTTGGATCATTGCTTTCTACACTCTGGTATAGATTTTTATTTGGTGTATGTAAGATGAACGCGAAACTGAAGACGAGGACGAGAAGACGAGTACGAAAAACTCGTAGAGGAGGGTCCCAAACACCGTCTACAATTATTGCACGAATTGTAGATCAAGCATCTACACAGGTACTGAATATTACGATTCCTCCGAATGCGACCTTAATCACTGACCAAAATACGATGTCATTTATGTCGGGGAATTTAAAGACAAATGCGCAAATGGGCGGTGATCAAAACGGTGCTGGCATTTTTAATGCACTAAAGCGTGCAATAAGCGGTGAAAACTTCTTTGTGAACCGTGTGACAAACATGTCTAACGAAACTGCTGAAATTACATTGAGTCCTACAATACCATCTGCTATTGTAGAAATTGATATACTGCCCGGTGAGGAGTGGAAAGTGTATCCTGGTTCTATGATTGCTGCAACATCAAATGTGCATGTTTCAGGATCTATAAACATATTTGACAATTTCAAAACGTCGTTTGTTACAGATACAGCAATCTATACAACATTGGTTGTAAAAGAAGGTGACACTCCTGGAAAAGTATGGCTTAGCGGATTTGGCGGTATTGAAAAACGAGAGATTGTTCCATCATCCACGCCGTTTGTATTAAATAACGGAACATTTTTGGCAATGCCTACAAAGTATTGGAACACGTATGTTCGTGTAGGAACGGCGGGAGGGATTTTACAGTCGTTTACTACAAGTTTAGGGGTTGTTATGAAAATACAAGCACCTGATGCAGATCAGAATCCGCCAAAAATACCAATTTACATGCAGACATTAAATATCCGTAACTTTCAACAAATGATAAAAACGATAGCAAGTACTGTGGTTAAGTAGTCTTTTTCAAGAGATCTGAGAATTCAGTGGAGGTTTCTTGAACAGGAGAAGGTGCAGGGCTTTCTACCATCTCTTTGACTTCTGCGATACTTCCTTCTCCCTTCTCGTCTTCGTCACGAATACGAACAATAAACCGGACTGACTGATCATCCTTGCACGTTTCTTCCGATTCCTCCTCTGTGTCATGTAACATATACAAACCGTACATGCAGATACCTACCGTCACAAGTTTGATTACGAGAATTAATTCATAAATGTGCATACTGGAAAACACTTGATATAGAAAGAATCCAAACAGAATTGTTAGAATTGTTGTGGGTTCCGGGATTCTTTCAAAGAGACAGCACATTGTTTTGTTTTACAGTAGCAAAAAAGAAATAGTAAATTCTCGCAGTTTCTAGATTATAGATTCTAAGTTATGGCCACATGAAGATATGTTTATGGGATGTGAGAGACATGAATTTTGTGGGAAATGAAGGGTGCCAGTCTTTACAGGGTTTTACGGACATTAGGAATCCCCAATCTCCCTGAAAGGATGGGATCACTGTGTGATATGCCGCACTTGTATTGTACAGATCCGAGTCGTACATGGGAATGTCGGCATTGGCGGCGGCCTCACGAACCCATGCAATGCCATTGTCGTATTTCATGGGATGTACAGGACCACAATGTGTGGCAAATACGCCATTGTCCGCAAGAGATTTACGAATCCCTTTCCAGAATTTTGCATTTTGAAGGAACGCAGGATCGTTCATGTCTGCATGAATATCAGGATCTGGTAGATCAATGATGATCACATTGTAGGGCTCTTCATTTAGTTCCAGAAAGGTACGAATATCCATTCCTTTGTAAATAACGCGTTCATCTGTGTAGACAGATGGAGGCGCCCATCCAAGATGAGTTTTACAGGCATTTACGAGGTCTTTATCAATGTCAATCCACATGATTTTTTCCACATCGGGCCATTTCATCACTTCACGAACAGTTGCACCTTCCCCGCCTCCAATGACAAGTACTTTTTTACGTGAATTGGCAGCCGCCATAACAGGATGCACCAAACATTCGTGATAAATCATTTCATCCGTTTCTGAAGACTGAATTTCATTGTCCAGAAACAGTGTTTTTCCTAGGCCAGGACATTCCGCAATAATCGCCTCGGAATAGGGCGTGGTTGCTGTCCAAAGCACTTTCTGTACAGGGTAGAGGGATACAATCTCCGATGTACAAGCGCTTTCACGAATGTATCCCTGTGCCTCAATTGCAAGTTTGAGATTGTAATCCATTGTATGAATGTATGTATACCGTGGATGTACAACTTTGTAGAATGATCATTTTTTTGGGTTTAGGGTTTGGCAACAACAAATTCTTCACAACGGTGCAGGAACTTGCGAGCATATCGCATTCTGTCAGAAGGATCTTGGGAGGTTAAGTTCCACCAGTAAATATCAGATGCCCATTCTCTGGGAATCTTTGGAAGTTCGCCAATCACTACAATACGGTTTTCAGGGGAAATATGAGGAGCAATCTCCTCTACTGTAGGACTGTTGAAATAGACCGTGCGTTTCCGAGGATGAGGATCGTAGGAATAATGTGTCACTGGATATTCTTCGTGATCAAACTTCCAGGCCTGCTGCGAGCCTGAACCTGGAAGAACAGCAGGAAGCAGATGCTTGTATTTCTGATAAATGAATGCAACATTGTGTTGAATCAGACTATTCCGAATAAATGTAAAGTTACCGTCTGCATTCCTATACTGCCAATACCCACACTCGCGAATATGACACCATTTGCCTTCTAGATAACTTCGCAGAATCAGTTCGTAATCATCCGCAACAGACAAAAGACCGTTGTGTTTTCCAATCTTGTCATAAAAATCTCTACGCCATGCACGAACGTGATTGGGAACTCCTACAATATGCGATAGTGTTAGGGCGTTGGGCGGAGGTGTTGTATCAGCAATTACATAGCGTTGATGGAGATCAGACCATGTATTGTAATGCACACAATAGCCTAGACCAAAGAATTCACCATAGGATACACTTTCAAATGTATCCTCCGTCAGTTCATTGCAGTCTGTATAAAAGAAGGTGGCATCAGGATATTTTTCACCGGCATCACGGATCCATTGTAGGAGTTCAGGATGGAAATCGTCATCGTGATCAATTTCCACAAGATAGGAACCACGTGCCAATCCTGCAGAACGCCGCTTCATTTCTCCAATTACACCGGAATGGCGGGGGGCTTTATAGACCTGGATACGCAAATCGCGTTTCTGAAGTTTCAGAAGTTGTTCATAGGTTTCATTGGACTCCGAATCGTCCCAAATGACCCATTCCCAATTTGTGTAGGTCTGGTTACGTAGACTACGAAATGGACGCATAATCTTATGTTTGCTATTGAATGTTGTAGTCATAATAGACATGAGTGGGTTTTGTTTGTCGAATTCGTGATTGAGCATGGATGTAAATACATTCGGAATCACATCCAGTGTAGGTTCAAGTGTTTGAAGATGGACCCATCGTTTTCGTACCTCATACACATGATGTAGCGCAGGCCATGCATCAGATGATCCGTACGAATATACAGCAAGCGGTGAATGCTCGTGCCAGAGTTCAGACAACCGTTCAAAATCCACAGGTCCATGAACAGGAACCCATGTATAATGATCGTTGATTTTAGGGTAAAATTCAGGTTTATCGGTGGAAACAAACAATATGGCTTGCATTCTGTTTGATTATTTACGTTCTATGGATCTTTAGACAAACAAAAGCATTTTCTACTACAAACTATAGAAATGAATAACGCGCAGAAGAATACAACGCGAAAGAATAAAAAATCCATATCCTTTTCGAAAAATGTTCGTAGGCGCGAATACAATCGGAATGCTGAACCAACGATTACAAGTATAAATGCTCAACCTCCCTACATACATCTTGAAAATGCATCTCTAAAACCGGAACATCAGATGAACAATTCCCGAACCAACAATGCGTATTGGAATACTTTGTCAGGTATGGTGTCCAAAACATTACGGAATCGGAATACGCGATGGAAGTATCCGTACACAGAACAGGATGCGCATCTTGTAGCAAGAGCGCATGCTTCACATAATACACAGAAAGAAATTGTGGACTTTCTTACACGAAGACTGAATCATTCTTTAACGTCCGAGGAACGTGTTGAATATGAGGCAATAAAACACAAACTGAATCCCAAAAATCTTTCACGATCTATCGCTAGGACAATTGTAGACATGGAAGAAACAATGCAAAATACCAAAACAAGAACAAAATATATTAGTAAGTTACGACTTCATAAACTGTTGGAAGACCTGTATCGTTCTGGTGTCCGACACTTACCAAAAGAATAGATACAATAGAATAGACAGAGATGGGATTGATTGAATTAATTGATGCAATTCAAGACGGCATTGTAAGCGAGGTTTACAATCAAGTTGAAGGAGGGACAGATCTAAATGAAATAACGGATATTGGATTAACTGCACTCATGGTTGCAGTTCACAAACTGTATGTTATAAATCAATTCGATCCCGAATCAGATTACAGATTTGCCCATACAATCATATCCTACCTACTTCTGAAAGGCGCGGATCCAAATATAGTTCAAATTGAAGAAGCGCCTGATTCCAACAATTATGGAAATCGTATGAGAACTATGTTTGGATCCAATGAAGTAAACAAATCAACAACACCCGCGTCGAATAAACGCGGAAGTACAGCGCTAATGCATTTTCTATCCATTCAGCACAACAGTTCGATCTATGCAGATAAAGTATTTTCATTGCTTTTAGAATATACAACAAATATAGATCAACAAGACTCGAGTGGCAATACTGCACTTACACGTGCCATTGAACACGGTCGTAAAAATGAATGGGCATTTGTTGAACGAACCCTACAAAAATCAGATTGCCGTATTGGATCTCCATTGTACACTTTGCTTATGACATATTCGGAACCTTATGAAGGACGTACGGATATACGTGCCAATTTGGCACAGCAACTGATTGATTGTGGCGATGATATAAATCGCGTTGACGCGTCTGGATATTCTTTGCTGGATATGGCAGCAGCATACGACGCAGTTCCCATTGTTGAAGTGTTGATTCTAAACGACGTAACTATAACTGATTTGGCAGTAGAAGTGATTGAAGAATCTGAAGATTCATATTTAGACTCTCTTTTACAGCAGGGGCGTGATAGAGAACGTATTCTTGCAACGAATGATACAAAACAAAAAGGTGAATCCTCCTTATACTTTGCCAGTTTTCGTGGAAATCTTACAGATGTTCAGAAATTTCTAAACGATCCGAAGGTCGATGTAAATATGGTAACAAAGTCAGGAATGACTCCTCTTATGGCTGCTGTCAGCCGTAAGCATGTTCAGGTTGTAGAAGAACTCTTGAAACATCCTGAAATTCAAGTAAACAAACAGGACGAGCAAGGATTCACTGCGCTTCATTATGCGACAATTGCAAGTATTCCAGAAATAGTTCGTATTCTCATAACTTCAGGTGCAGACCGACGTATAGAAAATAAACACGGAAAACGTGCATATAGATACAGTCGTAAGACTGATATTAAAACAATGTTGGCGATTCCGTTTACAGATTCGAACTCTCTTCTCTATCATGTATACAATAAGGGAACTGTTGAAAAGACTATACTCAATGCTGCAATACCAAATGCAGTATTTGACTTTAATACAAAATCAGTTATGGATGTTATATATTCATATGATCTATGTACAGGATTGAATCCTGAATACGTAAAGTCCTCAATGGGTGCATGCGATATTGGCATTGTTCTCACAACGCCAGACAATGAGATTATGGGATTGTGTCTTTTGTTTGTAAAAGAAGAGGATAGAACGAGCAAAACCAACAAACCCAACAACGCCAACAAAACCAACAAAGCCAACAACGCCAACAGCAAAAAGGAAAAAACACTGTATGTGGATATTTTTTGCACAAACCCGCAATATCGTGGTGTAGGGCTTTACTTAATGGGTCTTCTGAAACAGTTGGCAAACCGTATGAGTGTTTCCAACATATCTCTTTGTTCAGTAAAATCTGCCGTTGGATTTTATGAAAAAGTTCAGTTTGCACACAACGAAACAGTTTCATGTAATACATCCTTACGACCTATGCGATACACACAATCTGCTGGAAAACGACAACTAAAACGAAAAACATACAAAGGGCAAAGAAGACAAAGGGGGCAAAGGGCAAAGAGACCAACAGGGCATACACGGAAAACACAGAGACGATAAATGGTTAATAGAGTGGATGATCCTCAACTGTAATGAAATCTTTCAACCAACTATTAGGATGTTCATATGATTCGCTATATTCTCCTACCAAGGTTGCATCAGGAAGTGGATGAATACTATCATCTGCATTTACAAGTTCAATACACACTTTCTTTGTATGGTTTGTTAACCAACGCCTTTCAGGAGGAGGTGTTTTCACAATATACCGCTTCGATTGTAGATCCATGCATCTGGCATACAGGCTTCTTGTTGACCCTTCTTCTTTAGGTGCATAATCGCTTACCCAAACAACTTTCATATTTGTAGTACTGTTGTAATACAAATATGCATCTACTGAATCCATAAAGGGGTCACCAACAAAGAAATGACAGACATAGTCCATACTTGATCCATAGTCATGTGGTGAAATCCATGCAAGGATTTCACCTGATTCTGAAATAATTACAGCAATGAAGTATTCGCCCATTGTTTGAAAGAAAGGAAAAACGGATTTGAACCACTAAATTCCCACATACAGTTCAGGATATTTCAATTTTTCATGCACGAAGATTGGGAGAGAATGGGAGAACAATGCCTGAAGTTAAATCAATTGTAAGGTTGGGAATTGGATCTCCTAACTCATTTACAACATCTCCTGATTCAGGGCACACCCATACAATTTCATCGTTCCATTCGAAGGGATGACGTTTTTTTACGGACTGAAAGTATGCATCGTTCCGATGTTTGACTGACTCGGAAGATTTAGCAGACCGGTGGTCCATACATGCACCATGTGGTTCACGAAACTTGCCACAGGGTGACCAGACTCCTGATGTATTTCGTACAAGGTAGGGACATACCTGATGTTCCCACCATGTATCTTCTTTTGCTACAACAATGGATGTAAGTGCGCCCCGTGCGCCGAGAATGGTTCGTTTCAGTTCAGGAACAGGTACCCGAATCAACGCAGAAATTTCACGAAGGAATTGATAGTCATGTTCATACATGACATTTTGTAAGGAATCCCACAAGTATGCAGGAATACGTGTCTGCACGTTTTCCATTTGAATGAAAGAATTGGCTTTACAAATATTGCGTACAAATCGTATCAATTTTACTCATACTAAACGACAAGACGGAGCATGGTTTCAGCCCGCGAAGTATGGGGTCCGTTGGTATGGAAATTGTTCCATCGATTAGCCGATATTAGCGATCGTCGTGACATCTATCTATTGTGGAATACATGGCTGCGCAAAACACATCAGATACTGCCTTGTGATTTATGTCGTAAACACATGCGCGAGTATTGGATTCATCATTCGTTTGTTCCAAAATCATGGGCTTCTATGACCGGCGAGAAGGTCCGCACTACAATTCGTGATCGCCTGCATTTATTTCACAATGACGTCAACGAACGTCTTGGTAAACCTGTGCACCCGTTACATACTGAAATTCCTTTGGATAGAAACGCGGTTTTATCCGAATGTAGGGATCTTGTTAAACAGATTCGTGTGGAATGGTCCGACTTATCAGGTCCACTTGTTGCAGAATGGTATCATGCAGTACAAATGCTGATTCTTTTATTGGAAGGAGGGAGCCAGATCTAAAACCGCGCGAATGTATACTCCATAAATGATTTCCATATTTACTCCACTTTCGGATAGAGTTGCACCTTTGGGTGCAATTCGATTTCTAAAGTACAAAGACTTTTATAAAAACACAAACACACATTCGTCGTGGAATTGGATTGACACACTGATCGAGGCAAAGGATCGCACATTTGTGGACTGGATTGAAGAAATTACAAAACTTCGGTTGCCTATATTTCCAGGGCCACAAATTCATCTTGTAACAATACAGACTCCTGTATATACACCTGGTAACGTACCATATGCGTTTTTTCACAGATCAATTGCAGCAGATGATTTAGAGACATTATTGTATGAGAATTTACGCATCCGTTGGACTTGTCGGAAATGGATCGCAAAAGTACGGTATCGTATTATGATGCGGAAACGCATTGGGGAAATTGACTTGCATACATCGGAACCAATTCCTGAACGGTATTGCGTTCGTGTATTTGATACAAAACATCGTCGGTGTTATCAATTTCATGTGAATACGATACATAAATCTCTACAGTCTGCACTTGAATATCAATGTTTTGCAATTGCTGATCCACACCATCCTCGAAATCCTTACACGAACCTTCCTTGGTCTCTATGCCAGATGCGATCCATAGTACATCAAATTCAGTCCATTTATTGGAATGCATCCATGAAATACGCCAATACATGGATTATGAAATTTCACGAATCCAACTATTCAATTTCTACATTTTTTGATGAATGGAGAAAACCATTACAGATTCATGCAGCGCATACATTCTTTCGAGATTCCGATGCTGAATATTTTACGGAAATTTATGAGGAGGTTTTGCGCGATATGTTTGACTCGCTGGGATTTTCAACGCTAGGATTGGTATATAAAAGTATACTTGACCGTACAATCCCACCTGCTATAATGAGAAAATGGGACTCGCTTGTAATTACGTCTTGGATACATCAAAATCACGACATTGTAATTGGTGACGCGTACAATGGATCGTATTATGAATTCGAGACAGATGTTCAAACACAATATTACAAATTACTGAAATTAATTCATAAGGATACACTTGGGCAAAATTGTAGTTCATAATGTAAGAAGAGAAGACGGAAATGAATTCTGCACCCGCCCACGAAATTGTTCCCAGAATTTGGCTCGGAAATAAAAATGCTGCCTCCGATCCTGACTGGTTAAAAACACATGGAATCACAGTTGTTTTTAACTGTACAAAAGACTATCCATTTCATCATTCTATTTTACGACAATACAGACTTCCTGTAGATGATAATTTGGAAGCGAGTGAAATTCAGAATATGTATGACTGGGCGCCTGAAACACAGTACAAACTGATATCGGAGTACAAGCGCGGCGAGACTATATTGGTACATTGTCATGCAGGCATGCAACGATCTGCTGCAGTGGTTGCCATGTTTTTAATTGCCATGCATGGAATGACTCCGGCATCTGCGATTGCTTATATAAAACAGAAACGGCCTATTGCTTTCTTTCCTTCTGCAAATTTCGGAAAATCCATACAGGCATTTGAAGGAGATATGAAAAAGTACAAATATATAAACAAACCGAATGCTATCTAAACCTTAATATTGTTTAATACTAAAATGAAGTTTGTGAATACTGAACGTCTGTCTGGCGTTGAATACGAAACCTATCCCTATCCGCATGTAGTAATTGATAATTTTCTACACGATTCTGTACTAGATGATGTATTGCGGAATATCAAAAGTCTGAAGGATGAGGATGCAAATTCAAAATTCATCCATCCTGGATCTCCATACGAATACAACAAATATGCATTTAGTTCCAATTACGGTGATACTTTACGTGAACTATTTACTGAATTGAATAGTGAGGAATTTATTAAACAGATTGAACGTTTAACTGGTATTCAAGACCTAATAAAAAACGAAATCTCGCTGTATGGAGCAGGCATTCATCGGATTAAAAAAGACGGATATCTGCAATTGCATACAGATTTCAATTCATATTATAATAACGATGATAAATTGGATCGTCGTATCAATTTATTAATCTATATGAACAAGGACTGGAAAGACGAGTATAATGGTCATTTATGCATATGTGATAAATACGAAGGAAAATGTATCAAAAAGGTAGCACCTATTTTGAATCGGTGTGTTATTTTTAGTACAACAAATAAAAGTATCCACGGCCATCCTATACCGTTGTCTGTACCAGAAGGTATATCACGCGAATCAATTGCTGTATATTATTACACAAAAAACGAGAATGGAATGTGCGACTTTGAGGGCGATTCTGATCACAGTACTATATGGTATCCCCAAATCAACTGTAGTTAAACTGAACCGGTGATTTGGCAGATTTCACTCATTCTTGTACCAGGATGGACTGTCCACGACGGCATAGACGATGCAAGACTCTGTAGTTTATCCTTTACAATTTGGCGTACCTGAATCTCGCTCATACTATTCTTTAGAGCGAGAGCACGAATCTGTGTATTATGATACTCTACATAATACCGATTCTGCTTGTGCTTCCAACAAATGGGAAGAACATTCCGTAGATCTTCCATTGATTGAATTGTGGAAGGCATAGGACCGAATAGATCTGGTGTAGGGGTATCCGAGTAATCCATATTTTCAGTAAAGTTCATGGCAAGAATACAGATATCGTCGCAATTGGATGAAGGTTCAACGGACCATTTGCTGCATTCGTTGAGTGCCTTCATGAGCCGTAGACGAGTTACAATAGGATATATAGCAATACCTTGACTCCACTCACTGAGATTCTTCTGATGCCACTGAACTGCATAACGATCACGACCATCCGTGTAAGGCATCTTAATGAGACATACTGGAAAGTGTGTCCAGATATCCTTTCGGAGTTTTAGTTGAGGAACATTCTGACGTTCAGCGGTATTCTGAAAAGAACTTGGAAAAGCAGAGGGTGCGGAGGAGGAAGCAATTGCAATGGTCATTTTACGCAGGATTTTCGCAAGAAGGAATGTGTTAGAAATTTGGTACACCTACATACCCTGTGAAAAAGTTTGTTTCAATTTTTTTCACGTCCTATCCTATATCAGCCGTTTTGCATCCGCCCATTTTAGATTTTTATATCCATATGTATCAAAACTTGCAATAGATGACTTATTATATCTGACAAATGTAGACACATCACACTCTTTACATGCATCAAAGAATGCACGATCGTTTTGAATCGGTTCATCAAATTGTTTAGTACGGCGTATAAAAGAACGATAAAGGCCTCCTATAGGAACTTCTTTTACAGAATATCCCTTCTTTTGAAGGCAATCTAAATTTGCATGCACAAATGAGTATTGTGATGTATCATTCGGTTTAATTGTTAGTACGATCTGATCATTTTTATTATCAGATCGTACAAGTTCTAATTTCATCCGAGGTGTGGTAAAATAATAATATGTACCAAATCCGATTGCGGATATGAAAAGGCCTTCTGCAATATGTGTAATACTCATTGTGAATACAATATGGTGTTGTGATTCTGCGTGATGTTCATTTTTCTTCTTCCTCAAATGAATTAATACATACGCGCAGCCTTGCAATGCAAAAAAGTTTTATTTTGCATGTTTGTGTTTATTTTCTGTTTGTGTTTATTTTCTGTTTGTGTTTATTTTCTGTTTGTGTTTATTTTCTGTTTGTGTTTATTTTCTGTTTGTGGTTTGGTTTGTATGATCTTACCAATCATAATCTTCATCCAACTTGTAGTCAATCCATGAATGGAGTTCCTCGCTTAGGCACTCGCACTCTTCTGGACTCTTCCTACAGTCATAACATGTATTTAAGGATTTTGTCTCACAGGATTCGGAACAAAAGTACTCAGCCTCCCACTCCTCACTTGGATTTAGAACCAGTATACGATTGTTGCAATCCTGGCATGCACAGGTAAATCCAATGCATGCAGGGCCCGTGAGAAGTGTCTTCTCATGAAACTCCTGAAGATACGGACGAGGCATTGCTACGTTGTACAGAGAGCAAGGGATGCAAGAAAGGAAAGAAAACGCAAGGGCCATTTTGGAAAGGAAAGAATAACACAGAAAGGAAGGAAAGGAAAGGGAGGCACACAAGAAGACTCGGATCGCCTGAACCGTTTCAATTTTTTTCGCATTCCTCCTGAAAATTTTTCAATTGATCTAGAAAATGATCATTTGGATGGATAATGGGTCGTTTAGACTTTACATACGCATATGCATCTTCTACCGATTTCTTTTGTGATTCCATAATATATGCGATTACCAACGTTGCACTGCGACTAACACCTGCCGCACAATGAACGAGTACCTGTCTTTCGCTTTTTTTTGCCTGATCTAGAATATCATTCACTACTGAAAAATATTCTGAAATATTCTCATCAAATGTATCCGATACATACAATTTATACCATTGACGATCTCCAACAAGTTGACGAACTTTGTAGGAAACAATTTCGTTCTGTGTTAATGCACTAATCACAATATCGACCGGAATATCAGTGTTTTCAAGACTCATATAGGACCCCAGCCATACAGTTTCATCAATTTGCGACATACTTCACAATTCATATACATGTATATTCATTTGGGATTTATATAGAAGTACTGAATAGGATGGACTGTCCATGTTGTTTCAGTCGGAACTGATTCGAGGTGAACTGAATTTCGTAAAAAAGATACGGATGCCGGTGTTCTGTAGGTTATATACAGTCCCTGAAATTCCCGTACAATTTTCTCTTCCAACATTTCAGCGATGGCGTCCTCCAAACATAAATTATCAGCATGCAGAACATTGTAGGACCGCAGACATTCGTGTAACATATCTCCTTGCCATATTGTCACATCTCGGCACTGCATTGATACACGATGTTCACTAATTTCAACTCCCTCCCAAACAGATCCTGGTAATTGTTTGGATAACTGATAAATCAACTCGCCATCCCCACAACCCAAATCAAATCCCATAATGGATTCCTCTCTAGTATATTTCTTCAGCACCTGAACCGTTGTTTGAATTCCTTTTGGTGTTAAGGAACCGTATATGAGATTCATCTCCCCATATGCACGTATTTCTGAATCAGGTAAGTAAAACAAACGCTGATTCATTCTTACATGAATCTTTATTCTTTTGTCTAAATGATGTAGGATAGGATCATACGTCATTAATACACACTTATTTAGTTTTACACTCCACATTACATTACTTACCTTGATTACCTTGATTACCTTGATTACGCCAGATGAAATTGTCTTGTCTTGTTTTGTTTACTCCAGTATTAGCCTGCACATATGAAAACGAAAGGATGCGAGAAAGAAAAAGGAAGAAAATACATCATCTACTCAAATATGCTGAAGAAATGCATATTTTACAAACGATGATGGGTTTGTTGGTCATTTCAAAGGAAACTTTGCTCTTCGTATTCATAAACACGGTATTCATAAAGTTTCGTGAGAAAGGATCCAACACGTTGATTATACTAAATGCATACTAACAAAATACGCACTGTTCAATCCATAACAACAGGTTCGTCATCGTGTAACAAATTTTAGTATGTTACTCTCAAAACCTGCTGGTTTGAATATACGAGGGGTTTTGATCCTACAGGGTAGGGATCAAACGGAATATCGTATATTGCAGAACCTCTTATCCTCTAATGAGGAACAAAGGATTGTTTCCACAACCCCTCAATCAGAAGTTCCCTGTCCTGTTTAACAAAACAAGATATATTGCTAATTGCTGTTGGTTTTCTTACACTGTATTCAACGTTGTAATATATTGATTGATATGCTGTAAAAATACACATAACACAGAAAACCTTATACTTTTTATTCTGTATTCTATTACATTCAATTTAACTAAATTGGTACGCGTTGCTGTGAGAATACAAGGGATGAGGATCAGACGTTACGACCAGACTTGCGGCATAGTCGTAACAGTGCAATGTCTGATGCCTCAAACAGACTTTCGTGTTATCGAAAGGCTGGACAGGATCCACAAATAAAATTATATTTGTTTTGTTGCTGTTCGGATCCTTAGGAGTATCCGGATGAGGGATACTCCTACACAGTGGATAGACACGAACCTTTAGACTTGAACGCAGCCTTGATATTTCAAGACTGGTAGGGAAGCCATTTACAACTCTGCTTGAACGCATGCCTGAAATGTCTGGCGAATTGGATCGTATCTGGGAAGATCCAAGACTGCACGCATTCCTTCATAGGGAGTCATTGTCTTGATTCCATTCTTTTGAAGAGAATGGAGTGCATTGGGCGACCATCCACTAATCATTAGCACACCTTCGTCTTCTGCTTTTGCATGGAAATCCTTGTACTCTGCTCTGAGATTCCAAATCACAATGCGAGGCACCTTCCATCCAGGTGTATCCTCACCCCATACACGACGACTTGCCTCGGCAAATTCATTGCGAATACGTTCGATTTGCGAAGTCCACGCAGGTTGCTTGTTTGACTGACCGTAGCGACATGCACTCATGTTGGCCTCATTCCAACCCATGTCAGTCAGAACAATCAAATCTGTTGGTTCCTCGCCAATAGGAACTTTTGCGACCTCCATCTTCTCCAAGACCATACGACATGCCTTAAAAAAGTCCGTGGAGAGCCCTTGCCCATATTTCACAGACTCTTTGACTTTTTCATACAACGTTTTCCCTGCAAGACAATGCCATTCCGGTACATCATCAAATGTGAGAATGTAGTCACGAAATGCAGGAGAGTTAATTTCAGAAATTAGAATGCCCAGGGCAAGTGATACCTGAAGAGGAATTCCTGACATGCTTCCACTAAAGTCGCACATCGGCACAACACGATCCAGAGAACCGAGTTCTTTGGCCGCATCACGAATTGCATTCCATTGTGCTGGTAGTAGGTCCACTTCTTCCTTTGGTGCATATCTGTTGAATGTGAAAAGGGTGCGAACGATCTCATGCGGCATTACAACATCGGCACCCTTCGCCACGATCTTTCCGCCACGTACCTTGTCTAGAAATTTCAGGAAGTGGTCTCTGCATTCCTCACGATCCTTCACACCAGGATATCTAGGAGTCTCAGTTGGAAGCCATTTTCCTCCTTGTTTTTCCAGTTTCTTGTTGAAAAATGCGGCATTGTGGAGTTTCAGATTGCGACCAGGTACATGCGTCGGCTCAATCTCACTCCATGTCTTCCCACACATGTCAATTTCCACGGTTTTCAGTTTATGATTTAGAAAGGCCACATGCTTGCGATAGGCGGCCATGCGACCTTTTTCAGGAATAGCAGGAAACAGCGTATTCGCCAACACCTTCGCCAATCCCTTGTAGGTCTGACTCTTCTCTCTTGGCAGCCATTTTGCCAACAAACTGAGATTCACCCCTTTTTGGTAATCTTCCTGAAAGACAGTCTTTACATGACACAGAATCGCGCTTTTTACAACCCCCTGAACAGATTCGTTGTATAGATTCCATAGATCTCGCCAACATCCGTATTCAGGTACATGTTGAATCATTTTTGCGACAATGTCAGGTTTGTAGACTGCAAGCGCATCCATCATCTCGTAAAAAAGTTTTCGCTCTCCTTTGCCTCCGCGAATATCACGTGTCTGAAATGCCATCACAAACAGATCCTCCCATTCCTTCTTTGATGCTGTTTTTGCCACGTTATCAATCGATTCGCGAATGTAAGAGGCCTCTAAATCACGGACCAACATCGTAAACAAACTGACTCGCAGATCCCCTACACCTGCCTCTGTAAGTACAGATTCGCCATTGACACCCATTTTGGTTTTGGCTTGTGGAGGCGCATTCATTGCTGCAACAAATGCCATCTTAGACCTTATAAGTAATTGCGCATGTACCATTTAAGTGTAGAGGATTGAGCACCTTTCCATGTCTGACGCATAGAATAAAACTGAAATACACGTAACTCGTTTATTACATCGTAAATATACCAAGAGAACATTGGATATCGTATATTAGATCTTACATACTGTAATCGTAATTCGATCATTTTGGTTAAAAACGATTCATCTTCTTGTTTTTCATTTCATTTTTTGTTTCTTTGCACTGTGTTTACCATTCATATGTATCCTCACCCTCGGAATACAAATAAGCATCATCGTCTGTATTAACTGAAAATCGCGATTCGCGAAATAGAGTGCCGCGACGATTTGGGTCGCGAATTGTTGTTCGACACATAGGACACTGATTCGTTGTGAGATGTTTTCTACAATCGCCACAAAGAGTATGACGTAAATCGCCGTGTAGGGGAATTGTTGTTGCTTTTACATCCCAACATACGATGCACGGCGTCTTTTTCATTTTGCGCCATGCATATACTGCACGAATGATAAATGTGTGAAGTATAGGACGAACATTGGTCAGGAGACGCAGTTGCATACGCTTCTTCTCGCGGGCATTGTATATCACATTCATTAGAAATTTACCTACAATGTCCTCCGCCTTGTCATACAGCGCGTCTGCACGATGCATCATCGTATCTGTTCGCATTACACATTGTTCCACAAAACTATAGTCGTGTTCTCTACGATTCATGTAGGCAATTGCATACCCACGAAATGTTTCGTTGGGCAGTTTCTTGCATATATCCTCAAATAGAATATGATTGGGTGATACACATGCGATGGATTCAATGCTTGCAGTATTCAAAAGATCCTGAACATCCCCTACACGAAGAGCCCAAATATGTATACACTTACGAACAATACTTGCTGGCTGTTCATTCATATTCAATATGTTCCGCAATGTTCGTTGTAGTTTACGAACATCAAATTGGACAGGGGATCGCAGGACACGGTGCAAACAGGAAAGTACCAAACGTGTATGGCCTCCTCCACTTGTCTGAAGTATTCCAAGCGATCCGAGAACCCATCTGCTTGTTTGTGAACATGTATTTCGCATCAGTTTGTGTAACACTCTGTGTGCATCTGGTTGCACATGACATACATTCAATAGATACTGATACCAAACGCGCATCCTGTCATATAATTCACCGGATGCGCGTCGTGTAATGGACCAAGCAGTATCATGATCGCTCAAAGCCCACCCAAACATACGAACAGCATTGGGTGTAATTTCAGGAATTCTGTAAAGGATATCAGAAAGAGGAGACTGCTTTGCCATGTTCAGTTGTGGAAGACCTACACGGAGTGTATGGGTTGTGTGTAGGCGTCGCAAAACACGGCGAACATGGATGCACCAAAAGATTGCAAGATTCCAATGGGATGCCTGAAAGGCAGAACGTGCATCTCTCATAACGTTTTTCAGGGTTGGATCCAGTATGGATACACCAGGTCGTTCAGACACACCTACAAAAGACGGATGTGAAAGTGCTGTACGCAGGAGTGGATTTGTAAGAGAAAGATTGGTGTGATTCAGTGTAAACGATAAATCACAGGACGGTTTGGGTGGTAGAGCAAGAGATGTCCAGGACAACATCTTGGATACACAGATTTCATGTCCATTTATTGCCTCTGTAAGATACATGGAATGGACGTGCGACGAAAAGCGCCCGTTTGGATCAGACCATTCCATACGAAAGGGCGACGAAAGTAGAGCAAGCATCCAATCTTCTGATTTTTTTGTTTGAACCCACATATACACTGCATCTATAATTGATGCGTATGTAGTAGGAGTTTCGGTCAAACATTCGGATAATTTTTCAGGAGTGGTCGCGGAGTCCTGAAGAAATTTCATTTTTGACTGTAAGGACTGCATGGTGTAGGAAGACTGGAGGAAGGAACCAATGGAAGAATGAAACACACCTGAACGATTCAGAAGAATACGTGTATTCAATTTTTCATAGAAATCGCCGGTCTAAACTTGTTCAGGTATCGCTACTGTAAGAAGATGTTTCTAACATATTGTATACGTGATCATTATAAATATTTTCAGGACTACATAGAATCCTTGCAATCCGTTTTACCATTGGAGATAAGGTTATATGAAAAAACGGATATAATCGTAATGGATCCTACAAAGAATTATATATTTATTCAGTCATTCCCTGAAAAATATGCAGGTCATGGAAATCATGTATGTTTTCTGAATACTGAACAACTTTCATCCTATGTAGACTTTTTACAGAATCAGTTATCATCGTTCCACGCCTATTCAAAACTTCATGTACTGGATTATAGTTCTGAAAATATTCGGATTATGAATTCAGTTGGTATTTCGAGCATACATTTGCCGTATATTCCATGGGAGGTAGAACAACGAAGACTCAAAGAGTCTATAAACGCGGAACCTAAACAATACGATTTTGCGTTTATGGGTGCAATGAGCATGAGACGTTTTACTTTGTTGGAGCGTCTGCGCGGTCTTGGATTTAGCATACATATAATTGAAGGATGGAAAGAGGAACGTGATAGACAAATCGCTCAGTGTAAGGCGCTCATAAATGTACATTTCGAGGATTCATACACTGTCTATGAATCCATTCGCTGCGATCGATGGATATTTGCAGGGATGCGTGTACTTACGGAATGTTCAACGACTGATTCGCCTTTTTGTAAAATTGCGAACCTACATACAATTACAAAAGAAGAAATTGAGGCATTCCTGACAACTCCAATTAACGAATCCATCGCAGATCCTATACATTCATTGCAGTCATTTGACCGACACAACTCCGCATTTGATTTTCTTCAGTCTATTGAGAAATGAATCGTACAAAGAAACACATAAAGGCGGAGCGAAAATCTGCGTCCCGAATCCTACGTCATATTCATTGGGGGTCCGCGTATAAATTATCAAAGCGCAATAGAGACAGAATGAACCGTAAGACGCGTCGTACTATGAAGCGTGCTACACGTTTAATACGCAAGAGAGGCGGCAATGGTACAAAGAATGGTATCAAGAATATGACAAAGCGTAATCAAAAAATTACAAGTAATGCAAGAACCGCAGTTTCACGCAATGCGCAGATTGCGAACATGTATGAACGTAAACGTCAGGCAGATATCAAAGCATTGAATGAAGCGAGTGCAAGGAATCAGCGCGAATCAAATGCTTTTAATGCATTTCTTGCACAGCAGCCAAAACCTATTCTGCCAGGAATGACAACTGGACAACTCAGCAATTTTATAAGAGGAAACATACCAATGACTACTGTATACAATGAAATTGTCGAAACAAAAAAACCATATATTACCAATTCATTTAAAGAGCATATGAAAAAATATGCAAATGGTATGTAGGGGTCACAGGCCCTATTGGTCTAATGTTGTATCATTCCCATTATGTGCACAAATTTCAGGCCATACATAATATATATTCCATTCACCCTGCTTGTTACGTATCATATTATCAATAGGATCGTACATATATTGTAAGTGTGTTACGATTTTTGACAAAGCACCATGACGAACAACATATGCAAAAGCGCCAACATTGCCGTACGATTGTGTAGGATTGTGAAGACGCGAACAACCAGGTCGTTGAACAAGGTGTGGATACGTTACACCTAATTGTACGATATCCCAGTCATCAGGAAGTTCTTGTGCAACAATGGACCAATGATTCCAAAAATCAGCAGGTATATGTGCATCATCTTCTAAAATTAAATGAGCATCCGTTGGATTTGCAGAAAGAGTGTTTAAATGTCGTAGCAATGCTCTGTGTGATACAAATGCACCTATGACACCCATGCGCTTGTCTTTCTTCGCCTGACGAACGATCAATTTACTTAATCCTAGGCCGCGAATATCAGACTCTTCAATACGCCGACCTTCTGTCGCAGGCCATCTCTGAATCGGTAGACCCGCAGTCTGTGCATCACCTGATATTTGATTCCAACGATCTTTGGATTCTTCCAAATTGATAACATGCGCACTTACAAGTGTAGGAGCGTTACCGATAGTATTCTTGCTCTTTTGTGTATACAGTATCAATACTATACACAAAAGAATACTCAGACATAGTATGCCAAATACCCATTTACGCATTATTCGGCACTTCTATCAGTCCATAGAAAATTAGTAGAAGCACTGTGTGATTTCAGAAGTCCTACACCAACCTCCATCCAATAGGCAGCGCGTTCCGACAATATTTCCAAGGAAGGGCGCGAATCGCCCATACGATGCCACAGGAGAGTCCATTCGGATTCCTCAACATCTGTTACAACCACACCCAATCCTTGTTCCCGTGTAGCAACCAAAATGTTTGAAAGAGTCGGAAAATGTCGACATTGTCCGTGACTATTTCGCGATGGTAGGCCTAACAAGACCTTTGCGACAATATCCATTTCAGTGTCGGCAAGAGGTGGAAAAAATACAGCATCGGGAATCCATGCAGGGGGCGATGTATGAATCCATACACGTGTAATATTTACTCTTCCTTCACGTATAAGATTCTCCAAGAAAGACCAAAACGTCGGTGGCGCAGACACGTTCACATGATCAAACACCAGCAAACAGTTTCCCATAGAGTATCCGCGCAACATAGTTGCTATACATGACCAATCTTTCGCAGATGCAGGATTCCATACACATGTCCAATCCGTTTCTGCCTGACTCAAGGTCGGTTTACCCGATTTTTCGGACTGTATGAGAAGTTTCAATGAATAATTTACACCCTGAATGTACTCCCATGGAATACAGGATCCGTACCGATGATGACGCTCATTTGCATACGCCCATATCTGCCTTCCGACAAACGATATACCCAACCCTTCTAATTCCATTTAAAATCCTATTACTCTCCTGCATGATAATTTTAGACCCTTACATATAGAAATGCGCATTGTTCTATTCGTAACAATCTTAATTGCGCTACTTGTGTTGGATGCCGTGTGGTTAACAATGCGCAAATCCTATCATCTCGCATTGTTTGAAAACATACAAAAATCGCCACTTACACTACGATGGTTGCCTGCTGCATTTGTATATATTCTTCTTGCCGGTGCAATTACATGGTCTTTACAATCTGTAAAATCAGTACCAGATGCCATACAACGGGGCGCTGTTGTAGGAGGTGTCATGTACGGATTCTATGATGCGACGAATATGGCGACCTTGCGTGGATGGACATGGGAAATGGTACTGACAGATACAGTGTGGGGCGCGTTTGCATCTGCATGCGCTGCTGGAATAGGGTACGGGCTTACTTCTAAATAAACATATGAATCTATGAATCTAAAATGATACAGAATGATGGATTCTATAGAATGCCTCCTCTACAGAAACCGTCTGTGTCATGTATAATGGTCTCCAGAGGAGACAGAGTGAAATTTTTATCTGTCAGTCAAGTATGGTTTTTTCAGCAGTCCTATTCAAACATTCTGGAATGGATTCTGATCGATGGGAGCCAATCCATAAAAGAATCAGAGATCTTTACAGAGTATTGTAAGACACTTCAGGAACTCTATCCATCCAAGCAAATTCGGACGAGTCCGTGGATTGGAAAACGAAACATTGGCGCTTACAGAAATCAGGCGAATTCTCTTGTAAAAGGAGATATTGTTGTGTCATTTGACGACGACGATTACTATTTTTCAGATCGTGTAAAACACTCTGTTGAAAAACTGACAAAGTCAAACTGTCGTATTGGTGGCTGCGAAATCTTCTACATTTATGATGTGGACATGGATCGTACCTTTCTGACAGATGTTCCCGCAGGGTATACATGCAACAACACGATTGCATATACCCATGCCATTGCAAAATCGCGGAAATACGATGAAACTGTATCGCATGCAGAGGAACCGAGTTTCTACGGGGACGAAACAATTGTCCAATTTGATCGTGATTGTATGACAGTTCAGGTATCCCATATATCAAACACATACAGCAAACGATCTATTTTATTGGAAGGAATTGCAAAATCGGAAGGAATCTCACCTGTAAGCAGCACCAAGTTGCTTGACAAAACCCCCTATGATATACTTCCTAAATCAGATCATGAACGTTTCCAATCACTTATATCCGTCTCTTTACCTGAAACGAAACCAAAAGATCCACACGATATTGTGTACTATTGTGGTACATTTAACGACGAATGGGATCCTGCAAGTCAGTCGTTGGGTGGAAGTGAACAGGCCGTTGTTCACACTAGTACTGAATTGGTAGCAAAAGGAAAGTCAGTTATTGTCTATGGAAATCTAAAAGAGAAAGAATACAAGGGAGTTCAGTACGTATCCTTCAAAAAGTTCAATATACATACATGTTACAAGACGCTACTTTTGTGGCGACTGAATGGATGTATGATATTACCATTGAATCTAAGCGCCGATCGTATTTTTGTGGATCTCCATGACGGATTTTCACCCCAGCATAAGGTTCTTCACAAACATTTGAACAAAGTCCACACATTCTTTTTCAAAAGTCAATTCCACAAACGGATGTTTGAATCTGCATTCAAAACAATTCTTTCAGATACACACTATTCCATACAACCAAATGGTGTTCGTATAGAGGAATTTTCTAAAGAGTATGCTGTACAACGAGATCCGTATAGGTTTGTGTATGCTAGCAGTTACGATCGCGGGCTTATATGGATTTTGAAAGGATTTTGGCCGATTTTACGACAAATTGAGCCACGCTGCGAACTTCATGTGTATTATGGAATCAGTGATAAGATGAAACCGGAAACACGTGCTCTACTGAATGAAGTTTTGCTTACAGAAGGTGTTATGAATCATGGGAGACAGCCTGTGGATGTGTTAGCACGTGAAAAACAACGCGCCGGATTTCATTTATACCCGTGTTTCAGTAATGCAGAAATTGACTGCATTACAGTTCGTGAAAGTTTGGTTGCAGGATGTATTCCGTTACTTGCAAAGTATGGCGTATTTACAGAACGCGACGGAGTTCATTTGGATATGGATGTTCGGAATCCTGCTACATTCCTAAAATCTGTGTTGGAAATTCTTCAGTTGGCACGTAATACAGAGCGAATGAACGAACTTCGCGAAACGTTGCAAAAGAGTCCCACAATTACATCCTGGTCTGATTCTGCCGACGCGATCTTACAAAGGATGAAAATTGACGCCGAATGATTGTGTAGGATCGCGTCAGCAGAATCAGACTACACAAAATGGACGCATTTCTTGTAGGAACTAAAAAGAGTTCAGGAGGTTCAAACGCACGAGATGGACCGACTGTGAGCCAGATGCTTTCTGTCCCGCTTCTTTCTGAAAACAATGATGTCTCTGCATTCTATGCACAGTTATCAGAACGTGAACAATTTGCTCACAAAATTGCTGTAGAAAAACTCGGAACGAGTTATGATGTTACACGAACGCATGGATTTCTCAAATGGTTGAAAAAACGTCAAGCATAGAACCGAATATGCATTATATTATTTTTCAGTTATTCAGACAGTGAAAAATGAACCTTGCACATTGGACATTTCAAACATTCAATGTCCAATGACCTTGCTCCTTCCGCCCAGTACTGAACAATCATCCATTTTACATTCTATACGTCAGGGATATCATGTGATAGGTGACTGTGTAGCGGGATCCGGTAAAACAACCACCGTTCTTCATCTTGCAAAGGCCTTTCCAAAACGCCATATCCTTCAAATTACCTACAATGCACAACTGAAATCCGAAGTACGTGCAAAAGCAGACATGCTTGGCATTACCAACTTGGAAGTACATACGTATCATAGTTTAGCAGTTCGTTATTACAACCCAAATGCACACGATGATACTACACTTCGGAGTATTGTAAGACACAATGGAAAACCGCGGTCCTTGCCTAGAACACATATGCTCGTATTAGATGAATCGCAAGATATGACACTCTTGTATTTCTGTCTGATTCGTAAATTCTTACAAGATCATCACAAAGATTTGCAAATTGTAATTCTTGGTGATCGGTATCAAAGCATTTATCAGTTCAAAGACGCGGATGCGCGATATCTTACAATGGCACACGAAATTTGGGACCAACAGACCCTATTCTCTGCAGGTATACAAGCGCGAGCATTCCTACCTGTAGGATTAACTACATCCTATCGTGTAACACGACCAATTGCTGCATTTGTGAATACATGCATGTTAGATGCCGATCGTATTACGGCCGTTCGCGACGGCCCTAAAGTACAACTTGTGAAATGCAACACGTTTAGTGTACACCGATATGTTGGAGAAATGCTTTTGGAGTTACTAAACAGTGAGTCTGTAAAGCCTGAAGATATCTTTGTTCTTGCAGGATCTATTAAGGGAGACATGACGCCAATTCGTCGTCTTGAAAATCTACTGGTAGAGGCACACATTCCATGCTATTATCCGACATCCGATGAAGGGAGATTGGACGAGACAGTCGTTGAAGGCAAGGTGGTATTCTCAACATTTCATCAGGCAAAAGGTCGTGAACGTTCCGTTGTGGTCATTTATGGATTTGATAATTCCTATTTCAAATATTTCGGGAAAGAGTATGACCCTCATGTATGCCCTGAAACTCTGTATGTGGCAGCAACACGTGCGCGCACACGGCTAATTCTTTTGGAGTCTGTGAGTGAAGGACCGCTACCGTTTCTGAAATGTCAGCAACCATCTGATTTCTTGGAATTCAAAGGAAAAGAGAAATATCTCAACCTGATGGACTTTGGATTCTGCGGACAAGTGATGTCGCAAACGAAACAAACTGAACAACATCGATCATCCGTAACAGAACTTACAAAATTCCTGAACGAAAGAAGTCTTGAACTCTTGACTGCTATCGCGGATCAGGTCTTCACAGAAGAACAGAAGGAGTTGTATACTGTAAACATTCCCAGTAAAATTCAAACACCAACGGGATCCGAAGATATCAGTGACATTAATGGAATCGTGATTCCTGCCATGTTTGAAGCAAAAATGAGTAAAGAAGGGCAATCTACAATCGAAATCGATGTGCGAAATACGCTGTTGGATTTACAGGCGAATCAGTCTCACTTGTTTCTCCAAACTGCGGCATCCAAACTCCCATCCAAGATTGAACGCGTTGAGGAATTCTTACAGTTGGGTGTGGTATACAATGCATTTACTGAAAAAGTATATCATAGACTCCAACAAATTAAAGATGTAGATTGGTTAACCGAAGATGCCGTGCAGACATGTTTTCAGTCGTTAACAACCTTTGACGAAGATACAATATTTGAGCAGCCAATTGAATCAGATGTAAGACACCTCACAGAATACGGACATGTATTCTTGTCGGGACGCATGGATGCAATTACTGACGAATGTGTATGGGAATTCAAATGTGTGGATAACCTAACACTTGAACACCAGATGCAATTGTTAACCTATGCCTGGATGTGGCGACGTGAACACGAGGAAGAGTACGGTTCACGGGAATTTCGTCTCCTGAATATTCGCACAGGACAGATAAAACGTCTGGATGCTACATCTCCATTTCTAGAGGATGCTATTCGAATCCTGTTTGAAAACAAATGGGCAAAACGCGATCCACTTTCAGATACGAGATTTGTAGAACGGTGTTTACAAGGCATTTCAGATACGATATCGGCGACGCCTACAAGATCAACCGCACAAGGCTGGCTAGGGGACGAATGATCAATCCGATTTTGTTGCACACACAAGGGTGTTAAATGCACGAACATCTTTACGAGGCGCAAAGGATCGCAGATTTGCAATCCACGTACGAAGGTATTTATTCCCATCCAACATGTCAGGAGACTGCATTAAGTCTACTACAGGAACCCAACAGATGCCTGAAATCTCTTTTTGGTTTTGTATAGATCCAGTTGTCGCACCCTTTCGCATTACTGCATAGCGAAATAGATACGACGAGGTTCCTTTCGTAATCCGAAAGGCCGGATCGTGAATTGTGTAGGCGTCGGGTGGTATTCCAGTCTCCTCTTGAACTTCTCGTTTTGCTGTAGATATATCATCTACATCATAGGATTCCTTGTGTCCTTTCGGAAATCCCCACTTTTTTGTTGAAGCATCTTGAACCAATAAAACAGTATAATCAGGAGACAATAGAATAAAACCCGCGCCGAGATAAGTCATCTATATGTTCGGTAAGGTACCTACTACATTGTCTGAGGTTTTCTGTTTAGCCCTAAACGTTTGTTAAAATTTGACATATAGTAGAAAACATGTACTATATGTATTCATTTCTTACAAATCTGCTGAATCTAAACTATCATGAGTCTTGAACTTCTTTTGGGTCCTATGTTTGCAGGCAAGTCTTCTGCTCTGCTATCCATTGTTCGTCGTCACCAGTCTATGGGATGGCCTGTGATGGTCATTACTCATTCTATGGATAAACGGTATGGCGATGAAATCGCGATTGTGAATCACGACCAACAGCGACTTCCTGCGATTGCAACGGATGCACTTATGCCTCTTCTGTCACATCCTGAATTTTCAGATGCGAAACTTGTGGTTGTAGAAGAAGCCCAGTTCTTTCCTGACCTACTGCCTTTTATACTGAATGTTGTGGATACATGTGGAAAGAATGCGGTTGTGGTAGGTCTTGATGGTGATGCGGAACGCAAACCATTTGGCCGTGTTCTGGATCTTATTCCCCATGCAGATCGAATTTCAAAACTGACCGCATTCTGTCACTTGTGTGCTGACGGAACTCCTGCAATCTTTACACATGCGCATAAAGAAGTAGCAGCCTCTGTAGCAGAAGGAACACCGTGTGTAGGATTTTCTGATAAATATACACCCATGTGTCGCAAACATTATCTTGGTGCAAAGAATATGGTTCTTCTACCAGAGTGATTGATGTGAAAAATTGAATTTCCTATTTTTTGAATCAGGGTGAGTTGTGTAAATTTCAGGTTCTTTCTTTCATTTCTTTCAGTTCCTTTCCAACAATGGCATTCCTACCTGAATATGTTTACTCGCCCTATTTGGTACCATATGCTGATCAGGGATATATTATGGCGTCAGTAGTACAGAGTATTGTTGACTCAACGATACTATATACAGCAGTTCAGACACGAAACAGTACAGCAACCATTGTTTTGTTGAGGGACTTGAATCTGAACCCAAATATTGTGGACAATTTCAATCGTACACCTCTTCTGTACGCCTGTATGCGTGGGTATGTTGAGATTGTAAAAAGTCTTCTTATGGCAGGTGCAAATCCGAATTGTGTGGATGATATCGGCGATACCCCACTGTCCGTAGCGATTAAGTGTATGGAAGATGAAACAACGTGTTTTGAGATTGTAGAGGCATTAATTCAGTCAGGAGCAGACCCAAACCTGAACCCATCAGGCGGCCTTACACCTCTCATGCAGTCTGTTCTTTGCGGGAATCATCATATTATCAGTCAGTTGGTGGAGGCAGGGGCTGATACAAATGCTCGTTACACGACTGACACGCCGTGTATGATTCCTGCCAATGCTTCTGCACTTTCAATTGCCGCGAATCTTACACACGATCCTGAAATTATTCAGATCCTGTTTCGTAAGGCACATGCGCCCACAACGGTCTTTCACGCCCTTTGCAAGGCAGATGCTTCAATGAAACCTGTGATCCAGGATCTGTATAAAAAGTAAAGCATTTGTAACACATTCTTTTAGAAAAATTGAAACTGATTCTTTTTTATTCATGTGTCGGTGTGTTCCTGATTTCTGATTTCTTTCCTCCTCAAACCCTTCCTTCCCCAAATGGCTTCTGCACCTTCCCCTGCACCTTCCTTTTCAGCATTTTATGCTCACAAGCGAGCAGTTCGTTCAGCATGTAGGTTATGCCCAGCATCATCCACTGTGGAATGTGGATCCTGTAAGGGTACAGGAAACATGTCACTTCGCATTGAAACTATTTCAGTAGAGAATCGCGAGATGTCAACAAGTACCATAAAGTGTGTCTTTTGTACAGGCGGCACCGTTGATGCACGAAAACAACTCTACAACCGCCTGATTATGTGTCAGTGCAAACATCAGGCGTCTTCAGGGTTTCTTTATGCAAGAGATGGACGTCGCGTGTTTGGAAACGATACATATCTGTGTAGTGCATGCGGGTTTGTAAAGCAGTTTGGATAATGATATTCAATCCCTAGTCTGAATTGGGCCCATCTGCCCCTTTCTCCAATCTTTGTATACTGTATGAAACAAATTCATTAACGTCTGCGCCGTTTGTATCGTAGATAATGTATCTATATCCTCCACGAAATTCTCAATAGGCCTTGCAGCATAAATACCATACCGATTCATTGTTTGAAATCCCTTTATCTTTGCGATATTTCGTATACCTACAGACTGTGGGTGAATACGCACGAAATCAAATATATCCGACACATTGTATCCTACAACTAGTTTATTTTGTAGGATATGACTTAGTTTTTTCTGCAATTGTGTATCTGCTGTAGTTGTGTGAAGAAGCACATTGCTGTACCAATCTATAACTGCAATTTCATCGTTTATTTGTGCGATTGCAACAAAGCGACGCTTGTCTTCACGAGCATTTCCCAATGTTCGTGATTTACTTTTCAGTTTATGTTTGGATTTACGTGTTTTCATTCTATAGTTATAAGAGTTTAGAAAGTGCTTTCATCTCTTCTTCGTATACATCATCTAACTCGGGAGGTACACTATATTCGTAGTCTACAGTACCCATTCTGGCGGTCCGAATATCTTCCATGCGTTTCATAACGCGTTCTTTAAAGCCTAATGCAGGATCGTACGATACATTTACCTTTCCTGAAACAAGCGCTGTTCTCATCAATGTCTGAAGGTTGTCTTCTTGTTGATTCATCTGTTGATTGTCTTGAATAGGTGTAGAAGCCTGTTGAGTACTCTCGATCTCGGCATCAGACGACACTTCAAATCCTTCAGTCGAACGATAATTCCAGTATAGAATTCCTACAAGTAGAATGACAAGAACTATAAGAACAGTTTTACGCATTTGGCTTCCTCTTATTCATTCTGTAGGATTTTCTCATTCGCCGTTTCTTTCGTGTTTTACCACCACCTGAGTTCGGATTTAGATATTTTGTATTCTTTCTCTCCTGATTGGATGCTTGTATCTGTCTTTCTAAATTCTCCACCTCACGTAGCAAAATAGGTTGTTGAGCAGGTTTAACAACCTCTATAAAATCATGTTTCATCATTAAAATCGTTGAATACATATCATACAAACGGTTGTATGTATACTGAGGTGGAAATATCCCACGCAGTGTTAATGCTTTCGGTGTTGCATACAAGGGTGTTCCTTCAAAACTTACAGTAGTGCAGGTACTCCCTTGTATACAACTTGCATCAAAATCAAACAGTAAAAGTGTATCGGAATCCTTTACCCAGTATAGATTTGCAGGTTTGATATCTTTATGGACAATACGAATATCGGGATGATTTAAAAAACTAATTACTTCATTCATATGTCGCATCCATCTCATAATACGTTCTATTGGTATATACCTTTCCGACTCTTTCTCTTTCTCTTTTAACATTGTCAAATATGAATCTAATTGGAATCCGTCCACATATTCAAACAGAAAATATGCATACTCGTCGAATGTTTTTTTTGGACAGTCTGCATATAATAGATTGCTTATATAGTTTCGCGATTCTAGTGCATGGAGTTTAATGCGTCTGTATGCATCAATTTCCTTTAGAATGCGATTCTGAATTAGAAAATTCGTTACATGTGTCATGCGCAGTATAAAATGTACTCCTGAAATTTTATGTGTGAGTTTGTATGCATAACTTGTTTTTCCAACACCGACGGGTTCTTTTGTAAATTGTTGTATCCAATACTCGATAGGTACGGGTAACTGAAATCCCGTATCAAAAAGTGAATCTTTTACTTGCCTTTCGTGTCCTTCTGCCATTCTATAATAGTAGAGGTTATTCTTTTATACATATGGCGGATTCTGTTATTCATATAGATCGGTCTACTTTCCTACAATCGTTCCTGGAAGACCTTCGGTCAGGAAGTCTACAAATGTGTATGATTCTTGATGATGTTCCACATTCTCGTCTTGATGTATTTTACTCAAAACAATATCGTCAACTGATTGTGGACGGATTTGTTGACTCTCAGGGCGTATGTTATCGAATTCCACATTCCCGCTGCTTTACCATTGCACAACTTGTGAATTATCTAAAATATGATACAAATTGTATGCTAATTCAACTACACGATTATACAATTGACAAGGAAGAACTTTTCAAGCAAAAAGTACGAAACTGTATAGGTATAACAATTGTGAATGATTCTTGGGATGATCAGTGCGATGATCAGTACGATGAGCAATACGATTAGACAGATACTTTCACTTCAATGGGATCAGTAGGAGGATTTGTAGGACTTTCTTGTTGCTTCGGTTGTTCCTTCGATGCTACAGTCTTCTCGCAGCATAGAAGTATTCCTACACCGACGCATGCACCTGTGCAAAGAATAATGGCGAGACCAATCATTGACATATTCATGACAAACTGAACAAAGACATAGTATGTGTACTCGTTCAGTTTGTAGTTCTCAACACCTACCTGACTAAATAGAATGACCATGTTCCAAATTCCGGATGCCGTACCTGCACACTGAACAAAGTTTGAACATGCATTGTTCTGCCCCTGATTGAGCAGTTTTGAAAGAATTGCAAAGATGCGAAGGAAGTTTACCACACATTCCATTACCACATACCCGAAAATCTGATCCGTTGTGACAGACCGACTGACCTGTCCTAGAATGTAGGCAGACCAAATCCCCATTCCGAGAGATACAAGCATCATAACCACCTCAAAGAGGATTACGATCTTGCTGACCTTCTTGAGAGGAGACGAGGAAGACGAGGAAGACATTGTGCTTAGACTTGGAAAGGAATGAACGTTTCGGAATGAAGGAGACACATACATATAGATATATGTAGGAAGGTTTCAAATTTTTCAATTCCCTTATATATGCCGTTCAAGTTACCTTTCTCAAGTAAACCAAGTACACCAAGTGTGCCCGGTGTACGTATCAAAAAATTAACAACGTATTTGGATACAGTACTGCCACAAGGATATACTGACCTTCCATACAATGGAAAAAGTGTGACTGTACCCGACTACAGTCCATACTTGAATGCAGTAGGACAATATGAGGCAGTTCTTACACAAGCCGCCTATTTTTCACGCCTGGCATATGAAATGAATCCTGTGATTGCATCTGCAATGCAACTTGTTACACACAACCCTGTTGTCTTCAATACTGGTTTAGCGATGATTCGCCGTAAATTCAGTCGTTATAATCAGCCGACTGATATGACTGTAAAAAGAGAAACTGAATTGGGCAAGGGTTGTGTACTTTACAAAAAGCACGGAATCGTTGAAACACCATGTCATATTCAGGTTGTAGATTATCGCGGGAAAGTATCAGGGTGCCCTCATCCTGGTAAAAAGGTGCTCTATATTTCCTTTCGTGGTACAATAAGTCTAAAATCAGCATTAACTGACGCAAAAGCAGTTTTTCAGAATTTAGGATCACTGGTCCAAAACTGTGAAATGCAAGGTGTACGGGGAAACATGGCCTTTGCAGAATATATCCAAGGTGCCGAACAGTATCGCAGTACCGTACCTCCTCTGAATAAAGTAAATCCATTTGGTGCACACTTTGGATTTATAGAGAACCTGATACCGGTAATGCCTGATATTTGCAAGTTGTTAGAACTTGAATACTTGGCGGATAATACAGTCGATAAGATTGTAGTGACGGGTCATAGTTTAGGGGGTGCAAATGCTACACTTGCTGCGTTGGTTCTTGCTGGATTCAAGCGTGCAGGAATTTCCTGCCTACAAAGACCTTCGCTTCACTGTATTACATTTGGAGCACCCAAACTCTTACATGATTATTCACGAAATGTATTCAATTCCTTGTTGGATGAAGGGATTCTGACATTGGATCGTGTAGCAAATCGTATGAAGAATTTGGTTCTTGCCGCAACTTCAATGGGTGCTGCAATTAATTTGGTTCCTACTATTCCACCCAACATGGTACATCCTGGGTATATGGTACTGAAAACTGAAATAAAAACACAAAGTCGCACAGGTCGTTCCAAAAACATTTCGGATTTGCGCAAAATGTTTGCCGGAATTTCAGAAGGTGGTTTGCTGGGCTTACAATTCAATGGGTTACCTACCTATACTGAATTTCTAAACTGTTTTACACGCGTGATGACTGATGGCGACTACAAATCCCTGATTGGAAAATTGCCTTTCGGTACATTGTATTATGGTTCCAAAGAAGGTTCGTATTCTAAAATTAAGACAATTGTGGCAACCATTTTACAAGTATCTCCTGAATCACCTGAACTTTCAGCAACGGAAGTTGAAGCAAAAGAGGATGCAAGTGCTTCTTCTGAGGCCGCTGGCGTTTCTGGAAACACCGGTGAGGAAGCCGCCGTAGAGGAAGGAGAGGAAGGACAACAAGCCGGTGGAGGTGTTTTGACAGATATGTACAAACAAACCACTGTAGAACGCGGACCCAATCACATTGTATACAGTTGTGCAAAAAATATCAGCGGTCTTTCCTGTCACATGGGATACATGGGAATTTCCTACAATGGAGGTGTGAAGAATGTCAGTTTGTCTCGTCCTCCTTTCGCCACATTTCTTCCTGAAGGAAACACACTTCGTGTAAAGCAAACTGAACCCTTTGATGGTCATAGTTGGTGGCATTCGTTAAGTGGTACTGTAGCACCTCCAAGTACAGGAAGTACGAATACTGTACCAAATATTGTTGGTAATCCAAATGTACATGTACCGAACAATGGAGCATCTAATATTGTTGGAAATCCAACTGTGCACATAGGCAATCATAATGTTGGGCCTCCTAACTTTGTTCAGCCTGTTACAGGTGGGAAACGCAAAACACGCAGAGATCGCGGAAAATCCGGATTGCGTAAAAAACTTCGAAAAACAAGAACTAAGACATGGCGCAGACGATAGACACGGTCTTACATACAGAGTATCGCCCTTCCCAATCATTCGCTACTGTAAAAGAAGTACCCGGATATGCACGAATTCTGAAAGAGGTTCTAACACCTGAAGAATGCCATAGACTCATTCAGATTGCAGAAGCAAGGGGGTTTGTACCCGCATCTATTTATACAGATCGTTCCGGTAAGGAATACTATTCAGATACTCGTAAATCCTATCGTTGTATTATAGACTCACAGCAGTTTGCGAATACGCTGTTTCAACGATTACACCCTATCCTTCCACAAACATGGAAAGCAGGGGAAACCATTGTAGGGTTGAACGAACGTCTTCGCATTTTACGGTATTATCCTGGCGATTATTTTGCACCTCACAGCGACGGGTCGTATGCATCTCCTTGCGGAGATATATCTAAAATTACAATCCTGATTTATCTGAATGATGGGTACGAAGGCGGATTTACTACATTTCGTACGGAAGGCGAACATGATGAGTGGGTGTCTATATTTCCAGAAACTGGTATGATTGTTGCGCAGGATCAACAACTCCTACATTGGGTACCACCTTTGGAATTCGGTTGTAAATATGTAATTCGTACAGAAGTTATGTACAAACCCATACAAACACAGGGTGAATATAAATCTGTGAATATCCGGTAAAAAATGACATCCTGAAAGACCTCTATACAATTTGTATACAATTTGTATACAATGTCTTTCTCTGAAACCATGAACCAGTATGAAGAGGAATTAAAAAACAAAATCGCATTTTACAAGGAACATATGGACCGAATGGTCCGTATAAAAGAAATGGAGGAGGAGTTGCAGAAACTAAAAGATACAGTTGATCTGAAATTCCAAACACGAAAGGAAGAGCGTGCTGAAGGCGATGCCAAAGAAACTGCTCTAACCCTTTGCATTTCTACATTTCCTCAAGTTTACAAAAAGTATAAAGCAAGACAGCACGATTCACTATCGGTATATGCACAGATGATTACAAAAGATACTCTGAAATATTATCTGGAGTATACATTTCAACAGTCACAAGTGACTTGTAAGGTTCAGGGAATTAACGGAGTCTTTGACTTTGCAGGTCGAATGAAAAATGAGGAATTTGTGGTTATCCAATGATCTCATTGTCAGAAATACCTATATATCTGACAATATGATAATACGATCATACGTATGATTTTTAGTTTTTGTCGGTTAATGCTTTCCAACTCACAGGAAATGCAGATTCTAACAGTGAACCGATTGCTCTCGCATAGGCTTGAATTTCACGTTGCGCACCAGGATCTGTGCGTAGTTCCCAAATACGCGCGTATGCTGCAAGAGAACCAGTTTCAATGAATTCAGTGTACATACTCTGTGGGAGAACGGATCGTGCAATTTCAGGAGCAACCCCCTTCTTCAAAAGGGAATCATAAAACTCCACTGTTTGAAATCCATGTTTACGAATGTCTTCTAATACACTGTCTGCTTCATCAATCGGTTCCTCTTTGCTACCTTGTTTGAGTTTAGGGTCACGTGCCCTCAGGCCGGATTCAGAGGGAAACCATAGTTCAGGCATGGAATCTACGTATCTGCGACTGACTTCGTTACGTGCCAGACCGATCTGGTGTCGGTACCATTCACGCGCTACAAAGATTGGCATTTTAATCCGAAATCGAATTTGAGGATGAAAAAAGGGACTGATATGTTCGTGTTTTGCAAGAAATGAAATGAGTTTTTCATCGCGTTCTGTCATTTCAGAGACTTCTTTGTTGAAACTAACACGGGCAGCATTGACAACTGTTAGATCGGATCCAAACACTTCCAACAGTTCAATGAACCCAATCTCGTCCTCCGAAGACCACTTAGAGGATGACATTCTAAAGTATCGTAGAAACTGAATCTTTAGATTAAATAGAATGAACGCCAGTGAATTAACCGAATATCGTAAATATAAACGACTGTTTGGTTGTTGTGACGAAACCACAGAAAAGCCAGGCCCTACGGGTCCAACGGGTCCAATAGGGCCTTCCGGAACGAATGGAGTTCAAGGATTCCAAGGCTTCCAAGGATTCCAAGGCATTCAAGGCGACCAAGGTCCTGCAGGTACAAACGGTACATCTTCATCGTATTATCCATATTTGGTTAACACAACTGTAACTTCAGGCGATCCAGGATCACAACACATACTTTATAACAGTTCGACACAAACTTTAGCATCTCAACTCAATATAAGTCATCTAACACGGTTGGGTGTAGATGTTGATGTATTTTTAAATTTATTACGTGCCGGAAATACATTGATTATTCAGGATGAAAATGATAGCGATAACTACCAACAGTTTGAATGCACTGGAAACCCCAATGTACTTCCAAACCTGTATGTGGAAATACCTGTACAATTAACAAGTTCTGAAGGTACTGGTACTACAGGCTTTGCAAATGATCAACCGGTTATTCTAATCATATTTTATATTCAGGAAGGACCTCAAGGTGTTCAAGGTACACAAGGTGTTCAAGGTGTACAAGGTACACAAGGCACACAAGGCACACAAGGCACACAAGGTACACAAGGATTCCAAGGATTCCAAGGAGTGCAAGGAGTGCAAGGAGTGCAAGGTGTTCAAGGAGTTCAAGGAGTGCAAGGAGTGCAAGGAGTTCAAGGCACACAAGGCACACAAGGATTCCAAGGAGTACAAGGTGTTCAAGGTACACAAGGAGTGCAAGGCACACAAGGATTCCAAGGAGTTCAAGGTGTTCAAGGCACACAAGGATTCCAAGGAGTTCAAGGTGTTCAAGGCACACAAGGATTCCAAGGAGTTCAAGGAGTTCAAGGAACACAAGGATTCCAAGGATTCCAAGGAGTACAAGGAGTTCAAGGAACACAAGGATTCCAAGGCGTACAAGGTGTTCAAGGTGTTCAAGGAGTTCAAGGAGTACAAGGAGTTCAAGGAACACAAGGATTCCAAGGCGTACAAGGATTTCAAGGTGTTCAAGGTGTTCAAGGTGTTCAAGGTGTTCAAGGATTCCAAGGTACACAAGGAGTGCAAGGTACACAAGGTGTCCAAGGTGTCCAAGGCGTTCAAGGTGTTCAAGGATTCCAAGGATTCCAAGGTACACAAGGAGTGCAAGGTACACAAGGTGTCCAAGGATTCCAAGGCGTTCAAGGTGTTCAAGGTGTGCAAGGAGTACAAGGAGTTCAAGGATTCCAAGGTACACAAGGAGTACAAGGCATTGAGGGATTCCAAGGTGTAGAGGGTGTACAAGGATTCCAGGGAATTGATGGACCACAAGGGTTCCAAGGCATTGAGGGATTACAAGGATTCCAAGGTGTAGAAGGTGTGCAAGGATTCCAGGGAATTGATGGACCACAAGGGTTCCAAGGTATTGAGGGATTGCAGGGATTCCAAGGCATCGAGGGAGTACAAGGATTCCAGGGAATTGAAGGACCACAAGGGTTCCAAGGCATTGAGGGAGTGCAGGGATTCCAAGGTGTAGAAGGTGTACAAGGTTTCCAGGGAATTGAAGGACCACAAGGGTTCCAAGGCATTGAGGGAGTGCAGGGATTCCAAGGTGTAGAGGGTGTACAAGGATTCCAGGGAATTGAAGGTGTACAAGGGTTCCAAGGCATTGAAGGATTGCAGGGATTCCAAGGTGTAGAAGGTGTACAAGGATTCCAAGGATTGCAAGGATTCCAAGGTATTGGAATTGAGGGGCCACAAGGATTTCAAGGAGTTCCTGGAATAAGTGGCGCAATTGGGTATTATGGAACGTTCTCGGATACAACAACACAGTCATTAAGCACAACACCTCATCTTGTGACATATGATACAACTGAATTAACGAACGGGGTTATTGTTGACGGGACTGATACATCGAAAGTAATTGTTCAAAATGCTGGCGTATACAATTTTCAGTTCTCTGCGCAACTTGTTGTTACACAAGGTGGAACTGATACGATATCTATATGGTTTAGAAAGAATGGCTTGGATATTTTACGATCATCAAGTGAAATAACTATGCAAAACTCAAATGAGTATGTAATTGCAGCATGGAATTATGTAGATTCATTTAATGCTGGCGATTATTTCCAAATTGTATCCAGTGATATAACAGGACATGGTGTAATTGCATATCAATCAGCAAAAACAAGTCCTACAAGACCTGAAGTACCATCTGTCATTCTGACTGTAACACAAGTTATGAATACAGGACCACAGGGGGTCCTTGGAGTCCAAGGATTCCAAGGTGATGTTGGTACAAATGGATCTAATGGACCTCAGGGCGATATGGGACCACAGGGACCTCAGGGCGATGTAGGACTTGCGCCAGGAAATATATACCAGGATACTACAAACAATAATTCCGTATCTATTTACTCAATACCAACAGATCCTGCGACGATTGTCTTAGGAGGAGGATATGCCAATGTAGGTACCGGTTCTTCCAACAACATTTCCATTGGGTCTGGTCTATCCTATGCAGGAGGACAACAAGCGAACCCTACACTCAATGCTGTTGCAATTGGTACAAATACAATGGCCGCAAATGACTCAAATATTCTTTTGCGCGAAACTGTTGCAATTGGATTGAATGCAGCAACAAATCTGTTTCGCAATTCCGAAGAATCAGTTGCAATAGGTTCAAGTGCAGGTGGAAATGCAGGAAATCATTATGATGTGTATGTAGGAACCCATGCAGGACAAAATGCAAATACGGATGGAACAGTTATAATTGGTGCATATGCTGGACGCGGGCTTGGTGGCGGAAATCAGAGTGTGATAATCGGAAATTCAGCAGGAGACGATGGGGTGAATACATCCGGTAGTGCAAATATTATGATAGGCGCATATGCAGGTGTAGGTGTTGACGGTCCAACAAATATATACATTGGTGCAGGTGTAGGTGAAGGGTGGTATGGAAACCATGTAACAAGATCTAACAACTTAATAATTGGATACCAAACAGGAAATCCAGGAACAAACTATGCAGATTACATCAACGGTGATATGTACAATAATAACTTAAGTTTGTTTACAAACATAAAATCAAACAACACTCCTGGCGTCCCATGTTTGAATGTTGCGGGCGATGTTGTCACATCAGGAAGTACGATTACCCGAACACTTGATTTAACTGGTGCTACAATTGAAGGAAGTGCTGGAACTGCTACAGGAACGTATTTGCGAATTATGATTAACGGAACTCCCTACAAACTGGCCTTACTCGCCGATGTATAAAAATCTATACAAACTATAAAGAATGCCTGTTGTATTATTGCCACCAGTTATCATTGTAAAAAACCCTGACGGGTCAAAAACATACACGTGTTCTGGTTGTAATTCTACAGTCCATCCAAAAGGCCAATCATGCCCATCCTATACAGCATCATATCCCCTTCGTTAATCAATGGGTAACCGTAATTCATTTTCATATGTCTTTTCAACCGAATATGCCAATGCTCACACCAAGCATTGACATAATTCAGATGTGTAGGATAAAATTCAGTACGTTTTATAAATCCTGACTGCAGGAACTGATGATCAATATTGTTTAGAATATCCATTTTTGTGTCTCTCATTGGTAGATAATTCTTACAGAATAGACAAATACTCTTTGCCTGTCTACACCATGGTAGAAGATATGTCTTCTTACATAGTGTACATGTATTTTGTTGCGGAATTGTGTTCATTTTCACTTGAATACACTGGACCTTGTGCTGAAAATTCTTCAACTTTTACAAGTTATAAAAATTGAAGAAAGTCATTTGCGACTGAACTATCTGTGTGCATTTCTTTTCTTTCTTGAGTATTCGTATTCCGCTTCCTATAATGTCTCTAAAATCTTTCTTTCCTAACACTGCAATTCGTCACCAGATTGGCAATCATACATTGTATGGAACCATTGTTCGCATTGATCGTAAGAACTGTATAATTATCGATTCGTATCGCAGCAGTGGTTTCATTGAGTCACTAAAAGACTTTGTAGACTGTCACTACAATATTCTTGGGTCTGTACCGTCGGATGAAATCGATTCGTGGAAGGAGTGTATGTTTCAGAAATCAGGAGTATGGATGACATGTGAGGTAATGCTTCCACCTTCCAAATCCAAAATCACGATTCGCAGCACAACTGTGATTGATCTGACGAATGATACTGACTCTGACATGAATGAAACAGATGAACCAATCCATCACGATGATGAGAGTGAGGCTGAAACTGATGAACTGAATCAGTGTAGGATTGAACAGAGTACTCAGGGAGACGATTTCCATCACCTGATTACGCTCTCTTTCTGCTACAAATTTCAGGCAAAGGATACGATGTGTGTTCGCGCCATTGGGGGTTCTGAATATACTGTGGAATATACTCCTGGGTCAGGATTTGCAACAGGGTGCCACATGAAAGACGACGAACTTCTCAAATATATTCAAGATTGTCTTACAATGATGCAATACAGTATTGACAGTCTTGGGGTAGAAGCACGAATCACAGGGTACCCATATGTATGGAATACGAACCTAAACACTCTTCACAATTCCATTATTCCTGCTGTACGCGGGATCCTGCAAATGTAAATCTGCCAAGATGACAAAAATTGATGCTTTTTTGACGTGATTGGTCGGTTATTGTTCTCATTCATTGTTCTTTCCGAGTATTCAATTTCTATAGAATGTCCTTTCCTAGCCACATTGTCGCCGAGATTCGCGAGTACCTCTTTGTAGAGGGCGCATCCCTACAACAAATTGCCAACAAGACTGGCATCTTTGCAGAGGATATTGCAACATGCCTTCGCGATCAGGTTCTGGATGCATCACGCGCATCTTCTCCTCGTGAACTGAAGATTTATCAGTCCATTGTCATGTCAGGACTATCTCCCTCCACTGTTGCCAGGCGTATGAAGACGGGCGAGGAGGACATTCGTTCTGTTCTTCTATGTCTGGAGCGCCCATCAGAGGATGAGGATGAGGAGGATGACGAGTCTGATGCAGAGTCCTCTACTACGTCCTCTACTACATCCTCTACTACGTCCTCTACTACTGAAGAGACCGAAGACGAGTCTGTAGAGGAGTCTGTTCAGGACTATGTGAATATCTACCTGACGCATCCGGTTAAGGATGCGGAAGACGTGATTCACATCACCAAAGATCGCGACGATAATACGTACTGCGTGCTGTACGCATACGAGCGAAACAAGGAAAAGGGTGTATCGGGCACTGAGTCGCGCAAATACTTTTACAACACAAGCAGTCTTCTGGACTATCTTGATCAGATGTTCAAGATGATGATGTACGATACTAGTCCATATGAAGCAATTGAATTTCACATCCCCAACTACCCATCCGTATCCTATAAACCCAAGTACCTCAAAAAGCAGAGTCACCGTATTCTTCGTGCAGTAGAGTCCGCATTTGACTAAAGTAAAAAGGAAATATCTAATTGTATAAATAAGGGTAAGATAAATGGCATTTTTTGCTGGTACGATTGCAGGTGGCATTGTATATAACGGAATACTTTTTGTATCCTACTGTACCCGACAACTTGTAAATACAACTGAATTAGTCGCGGGACTATTGGGTGCAGGGAGAGTGTTTCAGGTTGTTCGGATTGTAACGGAACCGGTGATTGATAAAAGTCTACAACTTGCCGCAATGGGTACATCAGTGATTGTAGGCAGTGCTGTAGGGATGACGGTATATGCGGTTCAGTCAATGCGAAAGGAGCGAGGAGAAAAAATGATTGATTTTGGAAAAGTTGATGAATGGTGCGTGATTTCTGAGTAATTCGTTCCAAATTCATTACATTCTACAATACACGATGCCTTCCCCCATTATTCTAAGCCTTGATGGTAACATTGGTGCCGGCAAGTCTACACTCCTAGAGGCCCTGCGCACACACATCCCTGAAATTACAGTCGTTCAGGAGCCTGTGGCGGACTGGGTAACCATGAAAAACCAAAATGGTGAGAATCTGATTGAACTGTTTTACAAGGATACTGCACGCTGGTGTTATACCTTTCAGAATTGCGCAATCCTGACACGTCTCATTGATACAGATCGTATTCTGAAGTCCTGGACTCCAACAGAGGGAAAACTGCCAGTAGTGATTACTGAGAGGTCAGTTCTAACTGATCGCTATGTGTTTGCAGAGATGCTTCACCGTGAAGGAAAACTGGACGATCTGGAATGGAATCTTTACCTGAAATGGTTTAATTACTATGCAGCAGATCTACCGGTAAAGGGGATTATCCATGTAACAACTTCAGCGGAAACATCAAAGGAGCGAATCCACATTCGCGGTCGTTCAGGAGAGGAGAAGATTCCGATTGAATACCTGAAATCCCTGGATGACCAACACAAGCATTGGATTGCGACTTCTCATCTTCCTGTTCTGGATGTATCAACTGAAGCAGGTACGGCAATGGAAGATACCATTGAGAAGATTCGTGTCTGGATTCATTCCCTGCTCCAAAAGTCGACTGCTTAAATCGTTCCTACAACCTTGTACCATGTACAAATGAATCTCGAAGAAGGAGGTGCATGGATTTTTTCAGCAATTGAAGAAGCGCTTGCTTCAGGAAAAGGCTTGGCAATCGGAAAACTTGGAACATCTGAATTTAACGCGCTCTACTGTGATTACAAGCGAATGATATGTAGTCATATTACACAACACGCAATGTTTCGGAATGCAGGGCTTTGGCCAACAACCCCGCAAACATTGGTAGAGTGGACGGAATATATGATGCAGGAAGTGTTGCCAAACATGGATGCTGTAGCAGAATGGAACCCTGGAAGTCGTTTGAGCGAACAAGAGTTTTTGAATAGGTATGCTCCCCAGAGTAAACGGGTTGTGTTACGTTCTCTGGAGCCGTATTATCAAACAAAAGAATCCAGTGTTTGGAGTCTAGCCTGTAAGGATCCCCTACGAATTGCCGTAGTCAGTCCTTTTTCAGTTTCTATATCGAAACAGTCTGATAAGGCCATTCAAAATCAGTTATTCCCAACACCTTTATGGCGCGCAAACCATAGAATTCTTCCGATTCGAACAGGATGCAGCCCGTTGTTGGATAAAACGGGTCCTGCTGCGTGGTCTTCTGAAATTTTCAGGAACGGTTGGAAATTTGCGGTAGATCAGGTTGTCCAACAGGTCGTGGATGCGAATGCACGCGTGGCCCTTGTTGGATGTGGGGCATTGTCTTTACCGATTGTACACGAACTGAAAAAACGTGGAATTATTGCAATCCATCTCGGAGGTGCCACACAAATTCTGTTTGGAATCCGCGGCAAACGTTGGGATACACATTCTGTTATTTCAACGTTTTATACAGAGGATTGGATTTCTCCTGATTCTTCTGAAACACCACGCAACGCCGAACTCATTGAAGGAGGGTGTTATTGGTGAGATTTGTCCTCTTGCATACCGGATGGTCGCAACCTTTTTATTGTTTGTATTTAACTTAATTATTCCAACACTGTATGGTCTTATTGCCGTGTATGTGATACATAAAGTTGATAATCAGCATGAATATCAACTTTATGTTTAACCTGTTTTAGATGTTCTATATATAATTCTCTCTTAGTTTGTAGAAGTATGAACTGGTTATATTTTGGAACCGTGTTTATAAGACCGTAGTTCTTCAGTTCTTTATCAAACTGTTGAATGGCAGACCTCAAAATGTTTCGTTTCTGAATATCGTATCGCAGCGTTTGACGAATATCGGACTCTGTGTAGGCCCTCCATGTATACCCGTGTGGATTTGTGGGCGGGTTTGTAGGCGGTTTGACAGCGGGATGAGATTCAGGCAATGCTTTTGTCTTTGGTGTCTTTGGCGTACACACACGAAACGCAGAATGTTTGGAAGGAATAATGCCAGGCATATCAAAGAAAGAAAAGAAAGAAGGTATACTAGGGGGTTACAAAGCGCGAAGAAATTCAATCGCTTTACGTTCTATATCCTTTTGGACAGTTTCACTTTTTTTATTCCAAAATGCGACCTGGGCGGCCATGCGATAATTTTTCTTCAAGAGAGGCGCAAGACGTCTTACAGTATTCCAGTACATTGTATCCCACTTTTCGGACCATTCACCCTTCTTATAATCCGACATGCGAAGAATGTAGGCACTGCTGGATATGTAGGGTTTCGTAGTAATTGCGTCAGAGGTCCATTGAGACATATAATATACATTGCCTATCATAACCCAATCATAGGAATCAGCAAAGAGTTCCATAAACCAGCGATATACGTGTTCAGGACGAATCTCACACAGACACATGAAATTGCCTACAACCATAAGTCGTTCAATATGATGGAGATATGCGTTTTCCAAAACACGGTGAATTGCGGTATCGACTGGAAGGATACCCGTAGTACCGGTATACCACGCAGTGCTTAGGGAGTTTCGATGGTTCAGGCGATTGGGGGGAGGTGTAGGAAATTTCAGGTAGACGGCGCGCATAAATTCTCTCCATCCAAGAATTTGTGCAATAAATCCTTCCAAACTGGAAAGTGGAACCTTTCCCTTCCACCGTAAGGCGGCGTCAATGACTTCGTCAGGTGTAAGAAGACCTGCGTTTATAGGTGCACTCAACACGGAATGAAATAGAAAGTCCTCGTTTTCTGCAATTGCGTCCTGATAGGTTCCAAATTTGGAAAGTCGCGACTGAAGAAATCTACGGAGGGCCTGTTTTGCACCTTGGCGTGTTGTAGGAAATACAATATCATCACCTGCTGTTCCTAAAGAGGTTCCTTCTGATTTAATTTCAGTATAGGCATCTTTCACATACTTCGACTGACGTTTTGCGATTTCAATAGACCAATCCGGAATATCTTCATCAGGATCGTATGTCTCACGATTGTCAGTATCAAACCGATATTTTCCACCTTCGGGTGTTCCTGATTTTGTCATTAATACTGAAAATCGGTTGCGCATTGCAGCATAGAATTGTGCGTGACTTGAGTGTTTCGTTGCATCTGATGCACCAAGCATTTGCAATGCATCGTCTCGTGATAACAAAAATCCAGGCGATTCTAATCGTTTTGCATTGGGGCATCCTTTCGTTATTTCAGCGGAAAGCATATGATCCACAGGATCCCAGAACTCACATGGTTCCGATGTATACCAGGATTTTCCTCTGGGAATCACACGAACCGAAATTCCTTTTGCAGTTTGATCTGCAATCCATGCCTTTTCTGCTGCGCGTAAAAACACTTTGCGTCCTATATGGAAATTTTGCACAGTTGTGTTTGATCCTCCATATCCAATGTCGTGACGAACAAAGACCACATGCTTCCAAGATTTTGGAAGGGTAGGAAAACATTGGTGTGGGAATACAAGACCGATCATTTACTCTCTGTAAGAGATATAGTATAAATAAACAGAGATGTTAGTTTAGACTTAACTTATTAAAGTAATCTTCGATCTTTACATGCGACGCATATGTTTTGTCACTCAGAATTGAATAATTCACAGAATCAAGTTTGCTTATGTCTGTAATTGTAATATTAATAATCTCATATATTGTACGAGCATAAATATTGCGTGGATAAAATGTTCCGACTACATACATAGGTACTTTCATGTGTGTAAAATAGTTTGAAATGTATGAATCGTCATTCAGCATATTTGTATTATTTTCAGATAGATGAAGTCCGTTCAAAACAGATGCATGTGTAAAAAATGTATCTCCTACAATGCCACGTGGGTACAAAATACCTCTATACCCTCCTACACTATCTACCTCATGGTACGCCCTTTCTGATTTACCGTGTTGAACAATTTCAGAATGAACAAACTTACCTGCATGTATACCCATAAAAGCAAGAAGACAGGAGGGGTGTGTTTTGTGTGCGTCCAAAAACTCTTCAATAAAATGCGAATCGTATAAAATATCGTCATCAATCGATATAATAATATCTGTAGGGTCGCGGAATTGATCAAGTGCGTAATATACCTTTGTAATTGGACCCTTATCTTCAACCCTGCGAATGGAAAACTGGGGATAGGTACTTGTCAGAGTTGTAAGATATTCAGGAACTATATAGGGTTCGTTTGTTCTTGTAAAAATCTCTGGTACATACAAAATGAGAGAATCTGGTTTTACAGTTTGTTCCTCACAAATACATTTTATAACCGGTTCAAGGTATGGTAGCCTTGCTGGTATTGTTGTAAATGATACAATAACACGTGACATTTCTATTTCTATTATTCATAGAATAATGTTCTTTATATCTGTAGAAAATACTTGAATGGTCTACAGATATTCTTACACAAATTTAGTTTAGAGATCGCAGGCAAAAGAGGTCGTCCACCACTCTATGTATTTCGTCTTTGGAAGAGCGAAACCGGCATAGAGACCGTGAAGGGTTCCCAACGCAATAATTGCGTTGGGAAAATCCCTGTACGGCCACAAGGAGATCTGTCAACGCAATTCTTGCGTTGACGATCCCTAACCGTGAAGGAGATTCCTTCAGATTTACTAATTATCGCGCTTCTTTAGACCATGTGTGAATGTATTCGCCCGTAGGATCAAAGCGCGCGGCATATCGTTCAGGATCATGGCGGCGGAAGGGTGCCGAGGCAAAGGGTAGCACAGACGCAATCCATATCCAGTTCATCATATTCTGTGCTGCATCGTAGTCTACGAGATGTTTTGCGAACCACCGTTCTCCCCATCGCCAATGAACGCCTTTGTCTTTGACTAGCCAGGACGCAACAACCATACGAGCGCGATTGTGCATGAATCCAGTTGTGAGAAGTTGTCGCATAGCAGCATCAATCATTGGTACCCCTGTTGTTCCTGACGTCCATGCTTCAAATACTTCTTTTTCTCCTTTTCTCCATCCTGTAGGTGCCTGAAATTCATAGGGGGATACTCCATAAAGTGTTTCAAACCCGTCCATGATATGTCCGTAAAAGTCCCTCCAATATAACTGACGACGAAATGCGTCTTGTGATGTAGACCAATACACCTCACGAATGCTTACAGTGCCAAAATGGTTATGTGCGGACAATTGACTTGTAGGTTCTGCCAACATATCATGAGAAGTTTCATACTCGCGAGGAATCTGGGAAAGGCGTAGTAGGCCTTCTTTGCGTCCTCCTGGTTGGACACTGGAAATCCGAGGTTTAATTCGCATATCTGACAGTCGCACAGAATGAGGAATACGCACCTGTGTTTTCAGCCATGGTATGTGATCAGGTGTAGGACGCGGCTTGGAAACTGGAATGTGTTTTGCAGTATCCCAAAACGGTGTAAATTTCTGAAACCGTTTTCCTGACTTATTTACGACAGATCCAGGCGTCGTTAAATATATATCCTCTACACCAAGGTATGCGATACCCTTTTCTTCACACAGTTCACGAATCTCGTTCTCTCGTTGTTTTGCATAGGGTGTATAATCACGTGTTTCTACGATTCCTACAACACCTGAAATTCCCCGTAAAATGTCTACAGTTGCGCCGTGCGCGAACCGAAGTTTACCGCCTGATTCGGCAATAGAGGCGTCTAGATCTTCCAAGGAATCAACCATAAATTGAACAGAAGGTGAGGACATGAGAGGATTCTTATCAATTTGATCGTGCGTAAAAATAAACAAGGGGAGTATGAATGCATTGTGTGCATTTGCAAACTCGACGGCAGTTTCCAATCCTCTGTGATCCACGATTCGCAAATCACGATGGAACAAAAAAATGACGGTATTCGGCATCTCTGTTGGGGTCTGTGGTTTTCTTAGTACGCCATGCTTAAAACATTCTTACGTGTCGGGAACAATACCAGTATGACAAGGCCGAAACTCTTCCGCATACAATATGTGAGCGATCTTCATTTGGAACTCTATTCTGAACCTCCAGACTATTCCACACTCCTAAAACCTTGTGCACCTTATTTGGCGTTAGCAGGTGATATAGGACAGCCGGACCAACTGAAACCCTTTCTTGATTGGGTTGTCCCGCAGTGGAAGAAAGTCTTTTACATTACTGGAAATCATGAATACTACAATTTTACAAAGACGACAAAGACGATTAAAGAACTGAATGTAGAATATACCCGTATTACTGATCAATACGAAAACCTGTATTTCCTACATGCGGATCGTCCTTCCCATTTTCTGGAAGATGAAAATGTTGCGATTGTAGGACTAACACTTTGGTCAAATGTGCAGCAAACGAGCGGATGGCGTAAAGTTGCCGATTATTCAAACATTCGCGTACATGCAGGAGAGCGAACCGTACCCAGACAATTAAATGAGATTCATGCTCGTGAAGTCACCATACTTGAATCAGAGATTGGTGCATGGTCTTCCAGAGGCGCACAGTTGTGTATTCTCACACATCATATGCCATCCTATAGTCTTATTCATCCAAGGTATGCAATGTCTGATGTGAATAGTTGTTTTGCATCCAATCTCGACGCATTGATAAAACCACCCATACGTTGTTGGATTTATGGACATTCGCATGCGTGCGGAAATTACTTAGTAAAGTCTACCATGTGTGTTATAAACGCGCGTGGATATCTGGACGAAAAAGTGCCTGGATTTACACCGAGTGCATTCTTTGAATTTCCTACACGAGATCCGCAGGAAGTGGAATCTGAAATGAAACAAGGCCCTTTGCGATTCTTGGAATCTTCTGTCGAAGAGGATGTGGAATTTATGTAACTTAAACCATACACCATTCAGTCATCATGTAGTATGCGTATTGTATTTTATGCATCTTACCCAGACCAAACAATTGGATATAGCAAGGTTGCTCATGTTCTTGTAAACTTTTTGGCAAACCAACCGGATGTGGAACTCATATATTACGGTACGGGCAACTATCCTGATACAAAAAGGGTCGACCGATTTTTGGACCCCAGGATCCGAATGGTGGATTTGTTAGCAGAAGATGTGGCGCGTGGGTTTCAGGATCCGTTTGGGGTCAATAGTATTGTTGAACTTCTGGAAAGAGATGCACCTGATATTTTTTTCATATACAACGACATTATTGTAACGTGTCGTGTATTTAATGCACTTTTGGAGTATCGTGCACCACATCCGTCCTGTAAGATGTATTCGTATCTGGATCTTGTGTATCCCTATGAGCGCGCAGACTACATTCGGCATGTGGATCGTAATACAGAACGGATCTATGTGTTTTCAGAATGTTGGAGACAGAATTTGATATCGATGGGTGTCCCTCCTGAAAAATTACGAGTTTTCCCACACGGATTTAATGAGTCTTCGTGCATTGCTGTTTCTCGTTCTTTGGCGCGTTCGTTCCTGGATTTACCAGAAGATGCGTTCATTGTACTGAATTTGAATCGAAATACATATAGAAAAGCCCAAGATATTACAATTGCGGCGTTCTTACAGTTCCTGAAGCGTAATGATATGAATCCGAAGATACTGCTCTTTTTACATTGCGAGATGCATAGTAATAGCGGATACAAGATTGATTCAACGATTGAAACCGAATGTCAGAGATTGGGATTGGACTATATTCAAGTGTCGTCACGACACGTGCTACGATTTCAGGAATCGCATGTATCGGATGCACAGATCAATTATTTGATGAATGCCGCGGATATTGGATTGAATACGTGTATGGGAGAAGGATTTGGTTTATGCAATATGGAACATGCAGGATTGAATAAACCTCAGATTGTTTCGCGTGTAGGAGCATTGGCGGATATTTTTTGCGAGGGAGACAGTATTTCTATAGCGCCCAAAGTTACAATTCGTGTACCGACCCCATTGGATGATCACAGCGGGGATATATCCATTTGTGATGCTGCGGACTTTGCAGAGGCGCTCCACGAATATTATCACAACGCGGAGCGAAGAGAGCGCGACGGGCTTCGTGTAGGAAACCGGATTCGGACAACCTACAAATGGTTAACTATATTGGAAGACTTTTGGAAAGAGATATGAAGGTTTATAGATTATTCCCAAACATGTGAAAGACACGGCGGGCCAGTTTTTGCTTGCTTTTTTCAGGTATGTTCATTTCCAACAATGTGTTTCGCATAACATTGTATGAATTGTATTTTGTACTTAAGTTCATGAGTACATTTGCTTCATTCTTTGTAAGGCGATCATTGTAGGGATATGGGTGAATATTGGACCCAGAAGAGGAAATACCCTCCAATGTTGTATGAGTATCACCTGAATTGGAAATTCCTGTAGTAGACCCCATGTTTGGATTATACGAGTTCCTCGCAAAAATACCGCGATTATTAGTGGAAGGTATACCGACAAGGGATTCTGAATTTGAACTATAGGAATTATGAATCAGGTTTCCGCGGTTGTTGTACTGTGCAGTCCCAAGGACGGAATCATTATTTGAAAGATAGGAATTATGGATCAGGATTCCGCGATTGTTGTTGGGAGGTATCACATCAAGGGATTCTGAATTTGAATCATAGGAGTTTTGGATCAGTGGTCCGCGATTGTTAGATGGCGCGGTTCCAACTATGGATCCTAATTTTCGTATACGTCGTGTACGATTCAATGCTCTCGGGCTTTTCATAGCAAACGCAAGACGATTTTCGCCAGTCTTTGTATAACGTCCTACACGCGATCCTTTTGTTTTCATCGAACGTGATCTATTCATCCTAATTCTATTTAATATCGGATAATAAAAATACGGATCTTAGCATGTACAACTTCGTGTTTCAGTATTGGTTCCTGAAAATCCACAAGATTCACATGTCTCACGTTTTCCGCCCGCGGGTGCTTGAAAGGATGAATCTGCTGCAATTGTCAGGCCTTTTTGTTTCAGGGTATGAATCTCCTCAGTGCGGTTTGTCAGGTCCTGAACACTAACATCTCCTCTAGCAGCATAGGCACCTTTCATTTCAGTCAAATGTCCCGCATCTAACGCAGACTGTCTTTCTGGGTGTACAGAAGGAACTGCTGGTAATGCTTTTCCAGTATTGTTACAACAGTTTCCAGTAGAGGCAGTTTCAGTCCATATTGTTTTGCGATACGGGCCTTCGCCATACTGAACCAAGGATGCAGGGGATGAGAGTGCTGCAGTATTGTTGGCTTTTAGACGCCGAAGATATTCAGCGTGACTGAGAGGTTCTGATCTACTGATAACAGGCGGACAGTATGGATGGCTAATACGTCGGGGATCTGTGTTAGGAGGTGTAGGACAGCATTTGGGTGTATAGGCAGCAATTGTACGCTGATCGACTGCCTGAGAAATAGAACAACGTGTTCTATAGCGACTTGTCATTTGTATAGGGTTGAGGTTCTTTTTGGCTTTATGTTTTTATGTAGACCTTTATCGACTAAACAAAAACAAAACTTCTAAACTCCAAACTGTCTTACATGCCACTATTACACTACTTAATCTGTTCAATCATCTTTGCGTAGGATTCAGGAACAGGTTTTAGACACCCGATTGCATGATAGAGATATGCAGTAGAGGACGCAAAGTCTTTCTGGCATCCTGAACATTGTACACCCTTCGTATAGGGCGCGATCCAATCCTTGCAATGCGTTCTTGCAAAATGAACGAGCATGTTTGCCTTTGTATGTGTTGTATGATCACAAGCAGGGCATGATCGACTAACTCCTACGTAGGGGTTCTCCTCTTCCGTCTTCTCAACATGTTCAGGGTGACACGTTGCCAAGTGTTGGAGATATGAACATTTCTGAACAAATTTCATCTGATCGCCTTCCTTACAAAAGGAGCATACATACTTGAAATCTTGCAGATGGATCTTTTTAATGTGGTAATACATGGTATTTTGTTTCTCGCATTTTTTATCACAGTGTGGGCATTGAAACTGGTTGTCGGCAGTACGAATATAGGTAAGAGTTCCTGAAGACATCGTGGAAAGAAAGAATTGACTGAAGAATTACACAATATCCTACATCAGGAATATATCCGAATTCAATTTTTGCCACCCGACTAGTTTGAATGCGCGCCCAATTTCAACGATTTCTTTCTTTGCAACATCAAGGATGTTTGAAGAAACAATTGCCCACCTTGTAAACACTTTGCCACCAAACATTCTTGGGAAAGAAAGACCAATTGATATTGACATTGTGTTTGACAGCGGAATGTTTAATGGAAGTTATTTGGTCGGCGCAATGAAATATATTTCAGAATTGGAGAAACGCAATATAGTCAAAATCCACAGAATTTCAGGGTGTAGCATTGGATCATTTATTGCACTTCTCTACATTCTTGGAAAGGTGGACCGTGCTGCTGAAATTCACAAACAGGGTGTATGTCATATCCGTGAACACAAAGATTTTAATGCACTGGATCTCTGGATTTCCCTGATCGATGTAGACATACCTGAAAACATTCATGAACTTATGACAGATCGCGTCTATTTGAAATATTACGATACGACCCTCAAACAAAAAATCGTGAAGTATCGGTATACGAGCAAAGAGGATGTGTTTGAAACAATTCGTCGATCCTGTTTTCTGCCGTTTGTTGTGAATGGCGAGTTTATGTACAAAGGCTGCATTGATGGTATGAACCCCTATCGATTCCCAATTGACCCTAGCAAAAAGATACTATACTTGGATCTGTTTGGTCTCGACAAGGTCAAGTATGTATTCACTGCAAAGAATGAAACGGACAATAGTCATCGTGTTTTATCTGGTTTGTTGGACACACATCTGTTTTTCCTGAAAGGAACATCAACATCTCTATGTAGTTATATTGATGAATGGGGAACCTACAAAATGGTCGCACACTTTGTAAGGGATTCCTTTGAGACAATTGTCATTTATTTGATACACTGTATATTGTTCCTTCAGAGGAATAGCATTGTAACAGTTTCAGACACGTTTTTGGTGACGGCACTGAAAAAGTTTTTAAAGGCCATGTTTCGTGAATGGGTGGATGAATATTGCGTCTAAAAAGAGTATGTATAAAGAGAAAGAGAACGAAACGATGCCGAGCATTGCAATCCTGACATTTGCGGTAGGTGCTGATTACAAGCGTGCAATGGAGCCAGGCATGGTCTCCAAACGTGCCTATGCTGCACGTCATGGTTACACCTTTTTAGAGGGAGGTGAGGATGTATGGGATCGTAAGAGACCCATTCCCTGGTCCAAAATCAATTTCATCCTGAAATATCTGGATCAGTATGATTACCTCTTTTGGTCAGATGGAGATGTACTGATTACAAATCCTGACTTGCGACTGGAAGATCATGTACTTCCTCTTCTTCCTTCAGGCAAGGATATGCTTTGGTGCAAGGATGCATGTGAGAATTTGAACAACGGAAATGTATTGTTTCGTGGAAGGTCTGTGTGGTCTCGTGATTTTCTGGAACGTTGTTACCAACAAACTGATCTCCTACACCATATTTGGTGGGACAATGCGGCATTCTGTCGTTTGTATGAAACCAATGCAAAGGACAAGGCCATGATTGAAACCTGTATGGATCCTGCGCGATTCAATTCGTATATTTTCAGTCGCAATGACAGGGCCGACGATCCTGGAATCCGTTTGTACAAACCTGGTGATTTTTTGGTTCATTTTGCTGGCGTATACGATTCATGGAATATTCACAGATTCATGCTCTATATTGGGGATTGTGTAAGTAGAGGCGTTGCACCAGATACTGAAACACTAAATCACTGGCGAAAAACCCCACCTGCAAATTTGGAACAGGCGAAACCAGACTTGTGAGTTGCTTCATAGTCCAGAATATCCAGTTCGACAAAGCGAACTGGATACTGTGAATGTGAAACAATCACAAAGCAGGCAGAGCGACCAGACAATGCTAAATGGCGACATAGTCGCCACTCGCACGTCTGGGCGAAACGACTGAACTAAAAAAATTGAAGTTCAGTCGCCACTGATGTGTTTTGTGTCCCTCTTTCTGATTTCCTTTCTTTCCGTTCTATTTTCATCCTTCCTTTCCTTTCCTTTCCGTACCTTTCCTTACATTACCTATCACAATGAGTGATTGGACATACGTTCTGTCTCGTAAAGAGGCTCGTGAGGAGAAGATTCGTCAAGTGACACAGAAAAATGAGCAACGTCTCTTGCATGAATACACTGAACGAAACAAGAGTATTGTAGATTATAGTACTCTTGTTGACAAATCAGGAGTACCAAATCCTGTTTCTATGGGTTCTATTAACTGGCCATCCATCGCAAAAAATCCAGACTCGCCGTTGCTGTCTGAGACTGTCGGATCTACAGACGGCACAGTCCTTGTTGAACGTGTATATCTGGAGTCCTACACGAAGTTCAAGAATATTCTATCCAAGTATACTGTTCCGATTTACCATATCGACTATGAGGAACACACAGACATGGGCTATGATTCCAAAGGACGTAGGGCACCATACGTAGAAAGCATCACTGTAAGTGTATGGACCTTTGCTGCAGCCAATGTGCCTGTCATACACGTGTACGAAATCGATGTTGATAGGTATTCGCGCAAGGGTTCACACAATGAAGGGACTTGCTCTTACAAGTACTCGTATTCGCCGGTAAACTATGCAATTGATAACGAAAACGACCACGATTATGACTATTATACAATTAAACCGTGCGTGTTGCGTATGATTGCATTGTAGACTAGAGATACCAGAGATGCCAAAATATAAACACAGCATTCATATAGAACATAGAACATAAAAAATGGATCCCCATGAAAGGATTTTTGCATTATTTGATAAATTAGAGACGGCCTTGCAAGCAATTAAAGAACAGAATGCCGAAATTAAAGAACGAATGGATACAAATGAAGCAAACATTGCAGATGTGAAAAAGAAATGCGATCATCTTGAGCAAGGATTGAAACAAGAAATAATTGACGGGAATGATGTACGAAAAGATCAGAATATGGTATTGATTGAATTGCAAATCGAACTTGAAAAGATTCGTAAAAGACAAATGCAACACGCGGATGAATTGGCGACTATACAAACGCCTATCCCGACTGTACCGTCAGTTAGTACAAAGAACTGTTGCTCCATCCAATAACAAACTTCAAGCAAAAAGAGTTTTAAGGTATTCAAGGTATTCAAATCTGGAAATGCTTACTCGGCATAGTTGACTTTTGCCTTTTTTGCAAGGCGGGGAGATCTACGAGGGTGTACAGTTGTAGTTTTAGAAGCACTGGTCTTGCCTGTAGGATAGATAACCTTAAAGAGATACTGGTGAATAAGTGCGGAAATGTTAGGAAATGTCATCTTAGAATGGAATGAACGTGAAATCAAGAGGAACGACAACAAAGCAAGAAAAAGTATAGAATCATTCAATTTTTTCAACACCTGTGCAAATTAGTAGTGATAGTATGGGCAATTGTATGTCTTAGGAGGCAAAGGCAGCGCCTTGTCAGTTGATTTGGGAAATGTGATCTCGTAGTACTTCATCAATTTGCGAGAGAGCATTGTGCGATTCATGACTTCAATGCGTTTATGGAACTGTTTGGGCATTGCGCTTTTCAGGTAACTGACAAGGAGTTCCTGACCTTCTTTCTGTGTTTGGGGGTCGCGCGCGTGCTGGATATCAATGTATGCCTGTTTGAGATTACGGACTGTTGTATCCTGCAGTATACGTTTCTTCAGAGGTTCAGGTTCAGGTAGCGGTGCAGGATTACGAGGCACGCTCATTGCGGTATCAAACACACCATGTTCTGCAAGAATATCAGTCTGTACAGGAGTTTCGTCTTCTGCAGAGTCGGCGATTGCCTTGCGAATCTGTGAAGAAAGTTCGTCATGGAAACGCTTTACGCTCGGCAGATATTCCATGCCCTCCTGATACGTCATATGTACATCCTTTACGGCATTCACCTGTGCGGGTGTGAGCGGTGTAGTAGAGTCGTCCGGTTTGATTTCAAAGTACCGAACACCCCAATCATCACTGAGACCTGACAGGGCGTAGATTGTATAGATCTGGCCATAATTGTCTACGAGGACAGTCTCCTGATCTAGTTCGTTGGAGTCAAACTTGCGAAATCGGTTTACGCCGCGAGGAAAGCGAATGATCCAATGTTGGATACAATGGATAAAATACCGACCTTCTGGGTTCTGAATCTTGGGAGGATTTGCACGCACTTCCCTCCAGTTGAGATTGCGCGGTAAAGCAAACGTCCACTGGGTGGCGCAAAGTTTAATGGAGGAAACATCCAAGCGACCGTGGTTCATTGTAAGGGATCGAGGAAGGGAAAGGAAAGAAAGGAATAACCGTCTATCCAACAATTCAGTTTCAGTTGTTTCAATTTTTGCAACTCATCAGGTGATCCCCGGCACGAAAAAGAAAATATCTGCGTTTGATATAGAAACAATGTTCGGTGGTAAAAAGACTCGCAAGGCAGAACGCAAAGATCGCAAGGGAATGAAAGGTGGTGAAGCATCTTTGGAAGCAATGGGTATGCCTCTGGTTGGTGGTGCCGCAAAAACTGTGGGAACTCGTGCCGAAGTGATGCACGGAACTGCAGCACGCACTTCCGGCGGTCTGACTCGCAAGGACCTGAAGTACAACAAACATGGCCGCATTGTGAGCCGCAAGGCCTCCGAGGCCGGCAAGAAGGCCCTGCGTAGACTGACTCGCGCCGGTTACAAGGCACGCAAGGGTCAGTTCAAACTGTTCCGCAAATCTGCCAAGCGCACTGCAAAGCGCAGCGTGTCCAAACGCCATTAAACAAAATAACTGATTAGCATGTAAATCATTCTTTTCAGTTTCTGATAAATTGAAAAAAATGAAGGATATAAATACGATATGTAGAACCACGTGTTCCAAAGTTCAGTCAATCCATTCCGTACAATGTCTATTCCTCCCCTCTCACATTTCCTACATAAGTGCTATACCGATGTGCAAGCATACGGTGATGCAAACGGTTATACTGTATATAAGACCTATTCTGAACCGAGTGCTCTGATTGTTCCAGATACTATGAAAACGGATAGGAAACGCCTTGAAGTTCGTATGTATGTCGGATACTCATGTGAATATGTCGCAACGATTGATCGGTATGAAGGAGGTGTTCTTGTGGAGAAGGTTGATACAGAAAAAACATCTCTGCAGTCCTATCTCGATTCAGTATTTCCGAATAAGAATCAACAGACTGATGTCATGAAGCGATTTCGTGGATTAGCACCTACAATCCATGTGTTTATTGGAAAAGGTGCCACAGGAAAAACTCTGTTTGCCAAGTTTCTAACAAAGGCATTCCCTGATAAATACGTATTTCTGACTGGATATGACAATACTATGTTTTACAATAACACAGTAAAAAAGGCAATACTAACAGACCAGAAACATGTTATTATTTGTGCGAACACATTTGCAGAACTTACGGGATTGGAGGAGTATATGCCCCAACTACACATTGTTCCATTTGTAGGGAAGTTTACTATGAATCCTGATATCTCATATCAGTTTCCATCTTTTGTAGAGCAATTCAAGAAGTATTATGCGGAGACGATGAGTGTAAAGTAGGCAAAAATGTGCTAGTGAGTGTTTGGATGTTATGTTTGATTGACGATTTTTGGTTTGGTTTTTGAATTGATTCTAAACTGCTGCCTTTGCGGCATTCAGACGTGCTGTTGCTGCTTCTGCCATACGTTTGCGGCGTTCTTCTCTTGATTCAGGAACGGTCTGAACATCCGAGGAAAGTACGTGGCCTTCGCCTTGGAAGTGTGTAGAGTGGTGTGTAGGATGTGTTGTCGGAAGTTCAGGCTCAGGTACAGGAGGTTCAGGCAGAGGAGGTTCTGACAGTGCTGCGAGTGTCTTCTCAATAAGGTCTGTGGGAGGGAGCAATTCCATCTCAATCTCTCCACTGCGAATACACAGAAAGTCATTGTTTTCAGGTTTTGCCTCTTCAATTACGACTTCCAACACTTCTCCTGTAGGAAGTCGCAGATTCATTACCTGTCCTTGGCGAATGCATGTATACTGTTCAAATCCGCGACTCAGGATATCTTCTGCGGGTTCATCCAGATCCTGGGCAGCATCAATGTGCGCAGAAGTTGTTGGCTTTACCTTGACAAAGGTACACATATTTGGCGTACCGCGCATAGGAGTAATGTAGTCATCCCCTTGATCGTCAGGTTCTCCTGACACATGAAGTGCTGCACACATCCAATCCGGCACATAGAGTACGTTACCTTCTCCTGAATGTGGGCCGTACATGCATGCAGGAATTCCATGTAGGTTTACAATGACAACTGCACCAGCATCCTCCTCCAGTAACCAACGCTCAAACATCTTTTTGGGCGCCCATACACGATCCGAACATTGATGGATCTGAATCTCCTCCTCGCTTAACCAATCGCAGTACATAAGGGAAAGTAACTTCATTGTAGGAAAGTATAGAAGAAAGTATTGTATTCACGAAAATAACTGATTTATGAATGCAGGATCAATTTTTTCATGCGAAGAGAATAGAATGGGAACACAAACACGAAGAAAGAAGGGAGGAAGACTGCTCCCAACAGTTCCTATGAATCTTGTGCAGCAAACTCAAATACCTATGCCGAATGCTCGTTGCCAGTGCCGTGACGAACAGACACAAAAAGGCTGTACAGATCTTGCAGTAAAGAATACGTTATTTTGCGAAAGGCATCAGGGATGTCCAGGTTCTCCTACATCAGGATACGAACCGTCCTTTCAACCATTGCGCTATAACTGTGATAAATCAGTGTACGGGTCACATAACTGTTATTCATACAGTATGAATGTATTGGACAAACAACTTGTGAAACTGTGCAAAAAGACTGGGAAATGTCGTCAGTATTTTCATCAACCCGGTGCGTTACGCGGCGATCGTTTTGCATTAAACAGTACTGAAAGACGCGCATGTCCTGTTGTGGATCGTCTTATGAAAGCCGATGTACCTGAAATTGAGAATTCCACGTACTACACACAATGTCCCAAAGGGAAGAGCAAGATTGCTTTGGTTGTGGACCCTGGAGAAGACTATCATTACTATCGTCAGGATTCAGATGGATGGTGGAGTCACAAAGATGGATCCAACCCTGTAAAACGGTTTGATGCACTAAAACGTCCCATTTTCAATCCTGAATATGCTGCGCGTGATTACAGATGGCAAGGATCTGACTTGAACTACGAGGATTTTTGTGGATACTATTGTGTCCCCAGATCTACAAAGGTAGTGTTGGGACGCGGAGGAACACGAAAACATAAACAGGTGAGAAAGTTTTAATGTTTGGCCGCACGGCGCGTTTTTGCTCTACTGGTATGATCACGAGATATATGCATTCGTGGGGCGTACGTTTTCGGAGTGTGAGAATGCGACTGAGATTCTGAGGGGGGTTGAGACTGTTCGGCCTGTTCGACCTGTACAGGTTGTTGAGACGTTTCGACCTGTTCAGGTTTCACAGGTTGTTCAGATTGCTCCTGAAGATCAAGATCTTCTTGAACTTCTGCCAGGAGTGACTTTGTGGAAAAGGTTGGATCCCAAAACACCAAGGCCTGTTCAACAGACCAACGATATTTTGGATTCGGGTGAAGCATTCGTTCCATCACATGCATAAATCGTTCATGATCTTCTTTGTAAAAACTGGTTGTCAGAACATTTGGCCACGCCAGAATTTCCAAATAGGCATCCAAAAATACACGACCTATCATCCAGGAATGTTCCTTGTGTTTGTAGCGCATAGAATCTTCCACAACATCCTTGTATACGACTTCCATGGTTTTCCTGTCTGTTGGAATCGATGAAAACTGGCCAGCAATGACTTCCAACCCATAATTTTCATTTTCTAGATATGTATAAATTGCTGAAAATGAATGCCCATTCTTTACACCCAGCCATATCAAATGTTCAGGTGCATAACATGCATGATTGGCATTAAAATCAGTTTCTTCCCATTCCTGGTGCAAAGGAACAATTTGGGAGGTATTTGCGATACGGAGTAAAGTATCGTCGTCAATTCGGAATGCAGATATATGCAAACAAGAGTGACGCATTTTGTTCAACTCGAGAAACAGAACACCACGAAGTGCTGTGTGGAACCATCCTGAAAAATACAACAAGGCCTCCTTTGGATGTTTTTGGGATAGAAGTTTGTCAGACAAAAAGAAGGATCGTTCAATACGAAATAAATCAGGAGGATACTCCATATTCTGTATCGGGATACCGAGATTTACCGCATAAGACAAACGCGGATTTCGAATATTTTCAGTTTCGAAAAAATTGAAACTTAAAATCTGAACGGACTTGTTTGTGTGTCTCCTTTCTGATTTCGTTTCCTTTACTTTCCTTCCTTTACTACTTTCAATATGGCCGCTTCTTTCAGCAACCTGATGTCCTTTTGCCAGAGGTCTGGGATTGAGACCGTGCCAGACATCTCGACGAAAGACTTCGCAAAGTCTATGGGTACTGCGGTTCTACATGCCATTCTAAACAAGTCCATCACACCTGGCGAGTACAAGGCGCTCTTTGGTTCTTGCAAGGATCTACCTGATGAGATTCTGGATCTCCAAACAGAACGCAAGAAGGTGAGTCACTTTGCGCGAAAGAAGGCAATTGTAGATTCTGTAAGTTCCGAGGAGTTGAAGACGTTCACAGAGGAGGTTCATAAGCAGTTGAATAACTTTGAGCGTGTAAGTACCTTCCTAAAGAAAGCAGAGTCAGAGAATCCCGATGCAATTTGTGGTTGTTCAAGTGTAAGTTGTACCGAGACACATGCAGACTAAGAGTACCATATCCTACAAAACAAAACCTAAAAAACCTAAAGGTTTTTGATTTGTTGTGTTTTGCGAACAAAAGAACGAATAAATTCTATTGTGGGATGATAGAGGTGTTTCCAATGGTATGGGAATGGATGATTTACACAGCACTTTTTTTGTTACTCATTATTGTATTGTATGAGTGGATGAATGGGTCTATGGTACAGGAAGGATTTACTGACGGTACACATATTCCCGAGTTCTTTGGACGATTTTTTCCAAAACGATACGATATTGTTCCAGGACAGCAACGAGAGGCCGATGGTTGGGTTCGAAATCCGAGATATTTTGAGGGGTATGTGGATGTACAACGGTTAGGGTACAAGGCAGATTTCTGTCGAGTTGTAGAAAAGGAAGACGATCCTGAAAGTCGTATTATGACCTGCGCGCTTGCAGGTCAAGAAGGTCTTGATTCATTCACGTTCCGAACAGATTCGGCACGGTCAGGTATGCGATTTAGTCGCGATGACTACTTTCGTGATGTAGACGGTGACAAACGGGATGATTATTGTAGGATTGTAAAAGTACGCAATGCACCCCATGATGCATGGGAATCACGATGTGTTCTATCAGGTCTTACACGATTCAAACAGGGATCAGATGTGCAAGATACAGAACCGCCGGCACATATAAGTGATTTGTTGTGGTTTTACGAAGGAATTATGGTATGGTACAGATGGTTTGATGATATGTTGGATTACGGCGAGAATACACAAGTGCAGATTGCAGGAGGTATGAAAATCGATGAAGAACCTAAAAAAGTACTGACAGAAGGTCTACCGTTTAATAGATTACCGTCTGTTGATGCAAACCTGGCTGCCCCTTCCGATCAGTACATTCGTATTGGGGAAGACAGTCGCCTAACCTTTGATTCAGTTGTTCAATTAACGGAATTGCGTGCAGTAAGTGTTTGGGTAAAGTTTGACGAGTTTACAAACAATGCCCGCATATTTGATTTTGGAAATGGCTCAGGCAAGGACAATGTATTTTTGGGAATTATGGGAAGGGGAAATAAGTCTGCATCGGATTTGGGGTTAGGTAGAGTTTCAGGAAGACCCACAGATGCGAACTTAGTGTGTCAGGCAAAAGCGCCTACAGAGGTCCATCCTGCGGCATTTATGAAAACAACGGATGCGAATGTGGAATTGTGGGAATGTCCTGGACCAGTTCCGATTGATTCTATGTTTCCACCAGACGAAATACAAGGTCCAGCACTCCCACCCACTGCGAATCTCGTGTTTGAAATCTGGGATTCCGAACAGCGACTGCAACGAATGATTGTTCAAGACGCAATTCCATACCAGAAATGGGTTCACGTTGCATTTACAACAACGGATCGTTCTATAAGTAGACCTACATGGACTGTATACGTGAATGGAAAGAAAGTGTTTGAACATGCAGACGGTCATCTACCACAGAGATCCTTCACAACGAAAAATTATATTGGTAGAAGCAATTGGGAGACCGAAACCTCACAATACGATGACCGCGATGAACGATTCAGAGGAGCAATGTTTGATTTCCGTATGTACAGAACACCAATGTCGGCATCCAAAATTAAACGAACCTATGATTGGGGATTCCAGAAATTGCACAAAGAGAACGAGAAAGAGAAACACCTAAACTAATCATTCCTGTATATAAGAAAGGATGCAAGAGTACAAGGCATTTCTTACAGACTCATTTGGGGAGTTGTTGGAATTTAATGGACAAAGAAAAGAACAACTTGCGCGCCTGATTGCAAACGCACAGGGATGGACTGTGTGCAGAGGGCCTTTTAAGGGGTTAAAATTTGCCATTAGCGATTTGTATCTTTCCAACAAACTGTTAGGAATTTACGAGGAATGTTTGCATCCATGGATCGAACAAATCATTGCAGCCAAACCGGACAAGATTGTAAATGTTGGGTGTGGTGATGGATATTATGGAATTGGGTTAGGCCGGCGATGCCCAGATGCACCAGTGACATGTATTGATATTGTTCCGGAATATGTTGAGTATGTACATAAGAATGCGAAAGTAAATAAGTATGGTGGATATAGGGCGATTACTGAAAGTACACCTGAAGTATTGGAATCCGAAATGTTTGGATACCAACGACCATTCGTATTTATGGATTGTGAAGGTGCCGAAAAGGAGTTACTTGATCCTGAAAAAACACCGTCTCTTTGCAGCGCATACATTCTTGTAGAACTACATCCGTTTATAGTGTCAGGAATTGAGGATCTTTTGACAGAACGATTTTCCGAAACGCACACAATTCACAGAATTCAACAGACTACTCCATCCATTCATATACCTGAATTACATTACATATGTGATTGGGATAAAATGATACTTCTGTCAGAATCAAGACCGTGTTCAATGGAGTGGTTTTGTTGCATTCCAAGAAAGACTTTTTAGGTTTTCAACCAACCCAACAATTGACATCTGCGTAACTTCCTTCGTTGAACTTCCATTTCTTCTTCAAACAACTCATCAATGAGTAAATAATCGTCTTTAAGGGCAATGATATCCTTTGTAAGGGATCGTTCCTGTTTTTCAAGATCAGACTTTTCCTTACGTTCTGCTTCTGACAAAGCCCCTTCTTTTTCCTTTTTGCGCAAACGAACTAAATCATTTAGAGTATCTTTGAGTTGATTTGTTGTTTGCATTTCTGAATTTTGGACTTTTTTGACTTCCGCAAATACGTTCATATTACACAGCCTGGGATACCGAACACGTATATCTTCAGGAAGGATGAATTTGTTGGTTTCTTTTATCTCTCGTACATTTGACTCGGTATCGTTGATAATCTTTACCATATCCTCGTAATTCAATGTAACAAACATGGATTTTCCTGAAGAAAATTCCAACTGAGATTGCAATTTATCGAATTTGTAGGCAGATGTACGATGTGCCTCGGCTTTTGCATCTAATTTCAGATAACTTATGAGGGCAAGCAAAAATGCATTAAATCCGTTAAGTGAACTTACAATTGTTGAACCGTAATTGAGTTCTTTTAGAACAAGACTTAGAATTGTGCATAAAGACGTTATAAAGATTGCGGGCAGCATTAAATAATTCATACGTTGTTCACAAACGGTCTTGGCTTCCGTATAGAGTATTTTCTGACCTTTGAGATACATCGCAATAATATCACATATGACTGATTTGTTGGAATTATCGGAATTATATTGTGCACCCAACAGTGTTTCAATTGACTTGTAATCGTGTATGACGATTGCTGTTATTTCTTTTGTTTTGGTGGTTTCGTTAGATTCAGCAGGCGGAGGTGGAGGAGATAATGGTATGGGCGCGGGTGCTTCTGGTTGTGACATTTGCATATGTGTACATGGAAAAAATACTCACCTTAACCGTATTTTGGTTGTTTGTGTTGTTTAGTTACTCTCCTCGTCGCTGCTCTCATCATCGTCCTCTTCGTACTCTTCGTCCTCGGGACACATCTCATTTAGTGTGTCCAGAATGTACTGTGTATTGACAGCAGCATCGCATGTGAGTTTGTTGTGAATTTCGTGAGCGATGTTCCGCTTTGATGCATGCAGTCGTGTCATGTAGCGGTCCAGGTTCTTGACAGCGCCATCTGCGATGAGAATGTGATGGACCTCCACATGCTTGTCCTGGCCGATGCGATAGGAGCGGGCAACTGCCTGATCGATCACGGAGGGGTTCCAGTGGGAAGAGAGAAAGATCACGCGGGACATGTGCTGCAGATTGATGCCTGCATTGCCTGCAACAATCTGGATAACCAGTGCTGTAGGCTCGCCCTTTTCTGCCGCCTCGCGCGTCATTTGAATGGCGGCGTTACGCGAGGCCTCTGTTTGACCACCTTTGATGTGTGCGGTCTTGTAGCCGGCCTCGCGCATCGCCTGTTCGGCGAGGAGAAGTTCAGTGTTGAAGTTGGTAAAGACGATGGTGGGTTTCTTCTCGCTTACGGACAGAAGTTCCTTAAACTTGTCCATCTTGGCGGCAGTACCGGTCCAGTGCTTGCCGCCCTTGTAGTCTTCACCGTGCTTCTTGTTCATTGAGTCGATGTAGACCTGTGGGTGCGACATGAACTGGCGGATGCGCAGGTAGAGTTCGAGGATGATCATGCTCTTGGCGTGATTCTCCTGTGCATACTCGAACTTCCCAACAAGCGCATCAAAGACCCTTTTCTCGTTGGAGCCTGCAGCCATAGTCACGGGATGCGCTATATGGACAGGCTTCTGTTCAGGAAATTCCTTCACAGTCTCCTTCACGTCGTTTACCACGCGGCGCAGAATGAGTTCAGCAGACAGAACCTCAATCATGGACTTCATGTACCCAACACCCATCCAACGCATAAGTGCGCCGAAATCGTTTTCTGAATTCTGCACAGGAGTACCTGACAGAATCCAGCGGCAGTCTGCTTCCAGAAGTTTCAGTTTCTGGAAGCGAAGGGTGTTTGCATTTCGCAAGGCGTGTCCTTCGTCGCAGATAATCCTCTGCAGGGAAAGAGCGTTAAGGGTGTCAATGGAGCGAATTGCGCGATCGTAGGTAGACAGCACAACTTCAATCTCCTTGCGCGACCCTTCCACAATGCGCCAGGTATTGTCTGGCTTTTCTGCCTTGGGTTTTGCATCCGGATTCTTGCTCTTGCGCACGATCTTGGTGGTAGAGGTCACAAGAATACGGTGAGGGATACCTGCCTTGGTAAGCGCCTCGTCCCACTGCGACTGAAGCACAGGGGGGACAAGGATCAGTGTGGTAGACACAGGCTTGTTCAGGAGAAGACCAATGGTCTCCCATGTCTTGCCTAGACCCATCTCGTCGGCCAAGATGCCACCCTTGCAGTATATTGCATCATCGGACTCTCTGGACATCATCCAGTTCACACCTTCCACCTGATGAGGGTGGTAAGCGAAACCATCGAAAGGGGAAAGGAGACTCATTGTTGAAAGGAAAGGAAAGGATAAGAAAGGAAAGGAGGAAAGGAAATGAAGCGAGAAGGAAAGGTAGCCATGTGTCACCTGAAATTTTCAGGAGTGCTTCAATTTTTCTGACAAGCGACTCTTGTAAATTCAGTTGAAAATATCAGTTGAAAATATCAGTTGAAGAGTGATGAAGACAAAATTTTCAGGAAATCGAGAAAAATTGATGCCTCCTGAAAATTATCAGTCGGTTTAGTGTGCCTTTCTTTTCTGATCCATACGATCTTTTCTTTCCTTTTCTTTCCTTTCCTTTCAAATCCTTTCCTTTCAAAATGATTTCACTCGCTGCCGCATGTGTTCTGAAGATGGCTGAGTCCAATGGTTCATGGAACGTTCTCAACAGTCAGGAGTCGGCTGTTATGAAGGACTTCAATTTCGTGGCATCCTGTTACCAGCGCATGCAGTCAGTCATCCCTATCACCGAAGTGGAGCGTGACGATCTGCGTCGTATTGCCGCATCAATTGCGGCATCCGAGGGCGCTTCTACCCCTACTCCTACTCCTGCTCCTGCTCCTGTGAAGAAGGAGAAGAAGCCCAAGGCAGAAAAGCCAAAGGCAGAAAAGCCCAATGCAGAAAAGGTTGAGGAGGCATCCAGTGAGGAGGACAAGGACAAGAAGTTCCTTGACGAGGTCAATCTGGACGAGATGTGCGGCGATGCTCTGAGCAACAAGCCTGCAACCTTTGAGCGCGATCGCAAGTTCATGTTGGCATCCATTGATCACTCCAAGTGTCTGGCACGTAAGTTGGGCGACAAGATTCCTAACACGAAGCCTCTTGCCTGCTATGAGAAGCAGTGCAGCCGCAAGGCCGCAAGCGGTCAGCAGATCTGTGAGACATGCAAGGGTATGAAGGACAAGTCCGAGGACCCTTCTGTGAAGATTCAGATGCGCCGTGACTGGCATGGTCTGGTAACCGAGGCATACCTGGAACACAGCACCCTTGTTGGCGGTGCGTGGTACAGCAAGCACTACCCTATGGGTCTACCTGACTCTGCTGCAGAGGCACCTGCTCCTGAGAAGAAGGCTAAGGCATCTAAGAAGGAAGAGGCGTCTGCAGTGAAGGTCACAAAGGCAGAGATCGCCAAGGCAGAGGTCACCAAGGAGGAGCCTGCTAAGGAGGCAGAGGTCACTGCAGAGGCCGCGACTTCTGCCAACGAGGTCGATATTGCTGACTGGACTCCTATGTGGCACAATGGTGTATCTATGATGCGCAACATCAAGGACGGCCGTGTATACAAGTGCGACGAGACCAAGCGGGGCGCTGCATCCATTGACTTTACAGAGCCTCTCGGTCGCTGGACTGACGGCGAGTTGGACGCATTTGACACCGACTTCTAAACCACACGAAAAATCCAAAAACAACAAAACAATCTAAAGGTAAGTTTTTGATTTGGTTGTACTTTTCAGTTTTTTATTCGAATCATCAAAAGTTGATTCACGAATTTACGGAAGAATACCTAAATACATCCTTCCTAATACATAGAGACATGCCATTCCTTCCGCACACTTCAGAGACGGAGTCCATTGTGGGCATCCAGTTTGGTGTTTTCAGTCCCGACGAAATTGTACGTCGTTCGGTATGTGAAATCACAACTCCTTCAACTGCTGAAGGCAAACTGGGCGGCCTATTTGACCCACGCATGGGTGTTCTTGAGAATGGAAAAATCTGTCGTACATGTGGTCAAAACAATCACAACTGTCCTGGTCATTTTGGCCATTATCCTCTTGCACGTCCTGTGTATTACACACAGTTCTTCAAGTATGTCATGAAAATTATGCGCTGCGCCTGTTTCAAGTGTGGTAAACTCCTGATTGACAAGGAAAAGAATGCACATCTAATGAAACTCAAAGGTGAGGCCCGATGGAAACAAGTGCTTGCAGCATGTTTCGGCATTCTTCGTTGCGGAGAGGACACACCTGACGGATGTGGTTCCAGACAGCCTACAAAGTACAAGGAGGAGCAACTTCATCGGATTTTCGCAGAGTGGAAAGATCTGAAACTGCCACCCGGCGTAGAAGCACCAGAAGGTGCAACTCTCGATAAGGACGATAAACTGAATCTAACAATGCTGTTGGAGCCCGAGTATGTCCACCGTCTTCTACGCCGCATTTCAGATGAGGATGTGGAGTTCATGGGATTCAGTCGTCACTGGTGCAGACCTGATTGGATGATGTGTACTGTTCTACCGATTCCTCCTCCTCAGGTACGCCCTTCGGTTACACAGGATAACAATCAGCGTTCCGAGGACGATCTGACATCCAAACTGATTGATATCATCAAGGCCAATGCAACTCTGAAGAAGAAGATTTCAGAGGATCCCAAGAAGCGCGCGATTGACGATTGGACTCTCCTGCTTCAGTATCATGTTGCCACTCTGGTAAACAACGATATTCCAGGTGTTTCTCCTTCTGCACAGCGATCCGGTCGTCTTCTGAAATCCCTACAACAGCGTCTGGGATCCAAAGAAGGTCGTATTCGTAACAATCTGCAAGGCAAGCGTGTAGAATTCTCTGCGCGTTCTGTGATTACACCAGATCCCAATATTTCTGTGGGAGAACTCGGTGTGCCGATTAAGATTGCAACCAATCTGACCTTTCCAGAGAAAGTCACGGCCTTCAACATCCAGAAACTGTACGCCCTTGTCCAAAATGGACCTGACAAATATCCAGGTGCCAAGACTGTGCAGCGTGCAGATGGACGCACAGTGTCCCTGAAACATATCAATGGGAAGTCGCTGGAACTGTTTGAAGGAGATACAGTAAACCGCCATCTACTGGATGGTGATATTGTACTGTTCAACCGACAACCTTCTCTGCACCGAATGAGCATGATGGCTCACAAGGTAAAGGTGCTACCGTACAATACATTCCGATTGAACGTGTTTGTAACTGCGCCTTACAACGCTGATTTTAAATTACTTTCTGTTTAAAGCAAAGTCTGCGTTATATCATCATAAACAATCATGGGCAGCATCTACCAAATTCAGCACAAAACGACTGGAAAACTATATATTGGTCAAACACAAGATACGAAAACAAAGAATGACGTACCGTACAAGTATGGAATCGCAGGACGATGGTCGGATCATATCAGCAGTGCATTTCGTGGTGCAAAAACACCACTGGCGAATGCATTACGTGAATACGGTCCTGACGAATTTCTTGTATCATGCTTGGAAAAAGACGTGGATTTGGAGTTGTTGGATGAACGTGAAGCCCACTGGATTAAGGAACTCAATTCAGTGGTTCCGAACGGGTACAATGTGATGCGACATTCGCGGTGTAAACATCGTGAAGAGACATCCATTGCAAATCACTATATTCCAACAACTACAAAGGTTCGTCTTAATACGGTTAACCGAAAGGGACAACCCTATCTTGTGTATGTGTATTTAGATCAAGAAAGCGAAGAACCAGTTCGTATAACATTTGGCCAGACGGCAGATTCGAATTATACCAGAGCATTGGAAGAAGCAAGAGAGTTTGTAGTGCCTTTTGCTGAATGCGGTATTGATATATTTGAGGAGAATGCGGAAGATTCTCTTCGCAAGTATCGTGAAAAGATAGAGCAGTTTCGCAGCGTTGAAATTCAGCGTATACGCATTGCTCCATTTAATCACCTTATTGCGCTGTATATCAAAACAAAGGAAGGTACAACTCGTATTTGCTTTGGTGGAAAAACAGTCACAAAAGAAGATGCTTATGCAACAGCCCTTGCAGTAAATGATGAAATAATGAAGACGCACGAAAGTGCAGTGCTACAAGACGATATGTCGAAGTCAGCAACAGGCGGCTGCTCCTAACGATGAAGCGAATTCGTTAGGGGGAAAACAGTGTAATCGCTTCCATATGGTCTACAGTACCTCATCCTGTAGATCAATGATATAACCGTCTAGTCAAACAGGTCATGTTTGGCAAGACCACCAAATTCAGGGAAACCCCTAAAACTCGGAAATACCAAGGCAGTTCTGAAAAGAATTGCTGGCCGCGGAGAAAGTCCGCAAGGGTATGGTGACAACGTTCCGAGGTACGAGCAACACTATGGTGTTGTAAGGAGTGGGCAATCCTGACCCAAGCCTCTAATGTACATACAAGTACTATGAGGAAGGAGCAACGACTTAATGGTGGTCGGTGAATCAATGAATTATTCGCTTAAGATAAAGTCTACTCCGTATCGAAAGATACGGTACTTTACCGTTCGATGGTGATGAGATGAATGCACATATTCCACAATCTGTGGAAACCGCAACAGAGTTGCGCGAAATCGCGGCAGTGCCGCTACAAATTGTCAGCCCTCGTGACTCCTCGCCAATTGTTTCAGTTGTGCAGGATACACTGGTTGGCGCAAATCGTTTTACACGCCCTGATGTACTCTTTACACGCAAAGACGCAATGAACCTGCTGGTACACGCTAAGCGTTGGAATGGAAAACTACCTGAACCGGTGGTGACTGATCCAGTACCAAAGTGGTCCGGTCAGCAGTTGCTGTCAGCACTTCTCCCTCCTATTTCTTTGCAGATGCCCAACAGTTCCTACAGCGATGAAGACAAGAAGAACCCCCAAAGCCAGAACATGGTCAACATTGAAAGTGGTAAGATTCTGCAAGGAATTCTGGACAAGGCCGTATTCAGTAAACAACTGATTCATATCATGTACAATGATTATGGCCCAGAACTGACTGTGGATTTCTTGGATTCTCTACAGGCAATGATTGCGAACTTCCTCATGAATTCTGGCTTTTCAGTGGGTGTAAGCGATCTGATTGCCGACGAAGGCACTAATACAGAAATTAACCATGCTCTTACAAAACTAACTGATACAATTGAGGAACAGATTCTCCAGTTGCACACTGGTCTGTTTGAAAACGCCACGGGTCGTAGCAATCAGGAAGAGTTTGAGTCCAAGATTATGGGAACACTGAACAAGGCAACCGGTGAAGCCGGTAAAATCGGTCTGAAATCACTGGCCTCCAACAACCGCATGACCAACATGGTAAAAGCCGGCAGCAAAGGTTCCGATACAAACGTATCGCAGATGATTGCTGCACTCGGTCAACAGGCCATTGAAGGCAAGCGTGTACCAAACGGATTTCAACACCGTACTCTGCCTCACTACAAGCGATTTGATGATTCTGCACAAGCCCGTGGTTTCATTAAGTCCTCCTTTATCAAAGGACTGAATCCTGACGAATTCTTCTTCCACGCCATGTCAGGTCGTGAAGGTCTGATTGATACGGCCGTAAAAACGGCCGACACAGGCTATATGCAGAGACAGATTCGTGTGGCACTGGAGGATCTAATTTCTCAACATGATGGATCTGTGCGTGACGCCAATGGTAATCTCCTACAGATTCGCTATGGTGAAGATGGTATTAATGCGACAAAGTTGGAAAGTCAAACAATCGCATTGGGATCAATGTCAGAAGATGCGATTCGAGCGCAGTTTACTGCGGATGGTGATAGTCGCGAGGAGGCATATATCAATGCACTGATCGCGGATCGTACTATGTTGGTGGAGAGGGTGTTTGGCGGTAAGATGAATAAGGGTGTGAAATACCCTGTGCATCTGGAGCGTCTCATGGCCAGCATTCAGAATTCCTTCAAACTGCAGGATCGTCCTGAGGTGGAGAAGGTGACTGCAAGTCAGGTGTTGGATGCACAGGAGGCCATTCTAGCGCGTACACACATGGATAATGCACTGTGGTCAGCACTGGTACGTTATCACTTGAATCCTAAGAAACTCCAGGAACTGAATTACACCAAGGAGGCACTGGATGCCTTTGTGGAACAGGTGGTCCTGAAACACTGGACTGCCTGGGTGGAACCTGGGCAACCCGTGGGTGTGATTGCAGCACAGTCCATTGGCGAACCTTCTACACAGTTGACACTCAATACGTTTCACTTGGCAGGTGTGGCCGCCAAGTCCAACGTGACACGCGGTGTACCACGCCTGAAAGAGTTGCTGAAGGCAACTCGTAATCCTAAGGCGATTGAACTGACAATCCCTCTTCGTAAGGACATTCGCGACAAGAAGGAAGAGGCACGTCGCGTTGCACAGGAACTGGAGTTTACTCTACTGCAGGATCTTGTAACGACCGCACGCATTTATTATGATCCTCGTGATGACTCTACACTCATCAAGGAAGATGAGGATTGGCTGGCGTTCATGGTGGCCTATGAGCAGGCATCACAGGCAGCGGGTTCGGCAGTCCCTCAGGCAGATCCTCTTTCCCAAGGCGCTGTAAATCAGGGTGCAAAGAAACAGAAGTCTCCATGGATTCTGCGATTTGAATTGGACCGTGAGCGTATGTTTGCAAAGAACATTACAATGGACGACATTGCGTTCATTCTGCGCAGTAGATTCACAGAACTGGCCACTGTATACACGGATTACAATTCCCAACAACTGGTGTTCCGTATGCGTTTGTCGGACATGCGAGAGGGTGCGCAGACAATTGACGATCTGAATACCCTGAAAACTCTACAAAACAAGGTACTGACTTCTACTGCCATTCGCGGTCTTGCGGGTCTGCGTGCTGTCAATTACCAACGTGTAAGCGACTATGTGGAGTTGCGCAATGGCAAGTACGAACAAGTGGATCAGTACATTCTCTCCTCGGATGGTTCCAACTTCTTGGATGCAATGTGTCACCCGGATGTAGATCCTACACGCATCATTAGTAGTAATGTACACGATATGTTTGAGAATCTGGGTATTGAGGCAACTCGTACAATTCTCTACAAGGAAATGTCCAACGTGTTTGAGGAATCCGGTACAAGCGTGAACTACCGCCATGTAGGAATGTTGGTGGACAAGATTTGCGCAAAGGGACGACTGATGAGCATTGACCGTTATGGCATTAACAAGAATGATATTGGTCCGCTGGCAAAGATGTCGTTTGAGCAAACAGAAGACAATGCGCTGCGTGCTGCCTTGTTTGGTGAGCGGGACCCAGTTGTAGGAATTTCTGCAAAGGTGATGTTGGGCGCACCAATTCGCGCAGGCACTGCATTTACGGAAATTCTGTTGGATGAGGCGGCGGCCATTGAACTGGCAAATACCCGTCCTGAACAGAATCTGACAATGAAACCTGCATCAGGGCCTCTTCGTATGTCAAAGGATGATCTGGAAACTCTCCTCTACACACAGGAATCTGGAGACTGCGCGCCTTCTGTTCTGCGATTGGATGCTGCACTGCCTCCTCCTATGGAGACAATTGCAGAAGAAATCCCTGATGTGGAAATTACTCTGCTCTCTGAATAGAGATGAAAGGGGCCAGTGTTGTAGTAAAGTATCAAACATTTCCATCCGGAAAAAAGTATCTCTTTCTTCAGGATGGCAAACAGCGTATTTTTTTACGCAATATCTTATTTATTAAGCATGCATCCAACCCCAAGGAAATCGTAGTTGTTCGCGAATGGGGTGCAACTACAAACAAAGGTCAATGGGAACCTCCGAAAGGACAAATGGAATGGAAGGAGGTGTCGGAAGAAATCGGTGCAAAGTCTGGTCAGTCCGTGCCTACTGAAAAGATGATGGAATGTATGAAACAGGGAGTTTTACGAGAGGTGTTTGAAGAAGCCAAAATACATCCAAATGAATTACGAAACATACGAATGATGACAATTCTAACACCAGATGGCGTAGCACCTTTATCGTATAAAGAGGCGTTTCCTCAGGCAGGACCGCATTGCGTGTTTCGGTATCAGTTTTGGGAAGCCACATTGTCTGATTTACGGCCCGCCCAAACACGACTCCGTAAGTTGACACAGAATCCTGATTGGGTAAGTATGCTACCAGAGGATCTATGTGAAAAAAATGCGGTTGCTTGGTGGAATATCCAGTCTATACCTACAAGAGACTGGATACGCGGCGAGTTTTCGGGTCGTATGGTCGATATGTATATGGACTTTGTAAGACCTAAACATATATGATAAAAAGTGAGATCTAAGAGATACACGCAATCCGATATGTATGGAGTATCACGGAGAAGGAGGACCTCATAGTCGGCCCATTGTGGGATGGCCGACAGGAAAACAGCATGCAGCAGATCGTTCCTATTTTCGTTCACTTTTGAGTCGAATGTTGCAGAAAGCAAAGGATGCCATCCAGACAGAGGATCGATGGGATGATTTCAAGAAAATTACAAACCCGTACGAGTATGTATTTCTTTCATGGAATCGTCGGACCTCTCGGTCAGTTTCAACATACCAACCTCTATCACGATCGTATTTCAAGATGATTGAAATGTGGGAAGTAAAAGGAATTCAGGACTGTTTGAAGCCTTTGATGGACCGCGATGGAGGGTTGCTTACAGCACATTCCGCGGAAGGACCTGGTGGATTTATTGAGGCATGCCATAGAAAGGAAAATGTACTTCGTTCGTTTGCGATTACATTACGATCTGAGGCACGAAATGTGCCTGGGTGGAGAAAAGCCGTAAAGTTTCTGTCGGAACATCCTATGATTGATATACACGATGGGGCAGATGGAACTGGAAATATCTTAAGTGAAGAAAATCAGGCCGCGTTCATCAAGCATGTTCATGACGAATACCCAAAGGGTGTGCATATATATACTGCAGATGGAGGATTTGATTTTAGTAACGATTACAACGCACAGGAAGACGTAATCTTTCCACTTTTGCTTGCTGAAATCCTTATTGGAATCCAGGTATTGCAAAAAGGCGGTTGTTTTATTGTAAAATGTTTTGATACGACGGAGCGTCAAACACTTGAACTCTTGTGGCTTACATCACAATGTTTTCGGGAGTGGTCTATTGTAAAGCCACGAACATCAAGAGCAGGAAACGCAGAACGTTACTTTATCGGAAAAGGATTCTTAGGAAATGTAGAAGACATCCTTGCATGTATGAAAGATGTGCAGGCGATGAAGTCATGGAATGCTCCATTGTTGGATATGGAACTTCCCAAAGAATGGGTATCGGCGGTTCTTGGATTTCAAGAAGAGATTGAAATGCAAGAAATTGCAATTATTCAGGCAACACTGGACCTTATTCATCAGAACGATTTTGTAAAAGTCCGTGGTTTTGTACGAGAGAATATTAAACGGTCTATCCAATGGTGTGAAGAACACAATGAACCTGTATCCTCTATTTGGTATTCAGATAGCGAACGAAATATCACAAAAGAAACACAGGATCTCTTACAGATCTTGTGTCCCAATCGTAAACAGCCGCATTCTTGGTACACACGTACAAACACACGAAATACCTTTGGAGAAGAACGCAACGTACTTTCGTTTGAAGGGTTTCGGAGAAACGACGTTGTAACGGATGTCTCTGGAGCAGATGTATCCCTGAATGCAAATCCATTCATGCGTGAAAGATTGTTTCGCACATAAGTCTATTTCTTTTCAGCATGTTTGAGTTGAGGCTTTACAAAGCGGTCCACAAGCACGGTTCCTACAGCAACAGATGCATTGTGTTGACTTAGGTTTCCTGCTTCTACTTTCTCAAATTGGCGAATCATCATTTCCATAATATCGCGTGGATAGTTGCGTGTTAGAAGCATTTCAAATATCTTGGGGAAGTCTTTTTGATAGTCTGCAAACCGGGATGCGACTTGTGCACCAGTCTCTGTTTGTAAGGCTTCTTCGACCTCTCGGATCATGTTGCGTATTTGCACGGATCTTGGAAGTTTTGTTTCAACGCCTGACAGGTCCATGTTTATTTATTCCTGTATGAATTCGTTTAGACAATTCAACGCGGAGAGTCCCTTTTTAAGAATATTGTTTTGTATGTTTCCAATTCCCCGTTTGTTTTATCAAGTTCTTTATCAATCATCTCTCTCCATTTGGCGTCTTTGGGTTTTATATTCAAAATATCCATAACTTCCGTAAATTTGTTAGTAACAAGATTTAATGTAACACTCTTATCATATGGACTGCTGACACGAAGTTTGTCAATTAATTCATTTGTGAATATCCAATACAAATGAATTGTTGTATCGTGTGTATTCCATATTTTAGTAATCCCGTCGGGGTCAGTATCATATGCAGTTATTGCAGATGATAGAATCGTAATTGAAACTCTGTAAAAGATTTCAATTGATGACCATGCTGCTGTTGCTGCTGTTGTTGCTGCTGCACCAACTTCAATAGGAGTATTCTTCACACCAGTCAAAAAGGTTCTATATTGCCCTTTGTAATCATTTAATTTGGTCTTGTTTTCGCCTTTTGAAAAGTTCAAACTATTACCGCGTTGTTGCGCATATTGAATGATCGAACGTGTATGGGTTTCAAAGTTGTTTGCAATATTACTTCCGCCTTTTACAGACTTTCTGTGTGTACGCGATTTACGACCTTTACGACTTCTTCGTGTGTTTGGCATTTCTACTTGGTAGAATACAAATTAAGATATCTAATAGTTTCACCGGGAGTTATATCATGAAAGAACTGCCAAGTGTATAACGTGGTCTATATCCTAATTCCTCTGAAATCCGTTGTATATTGGCAACTGAATTGCGAATATCTCCTGGTCGAACCGGTAGATATTCCTCGCATACCGAAATTCCTACACGTTCTTCAATCACTTGTTTGAGTTCGTATAAACTGACAGAAACACCAGAACCCACATTGTATATACGCGAGGTTGTATCCTGTGGAAATACATACGCGCCCGCCAGTACATTTGCCTGAACAACATCTGCAACGTATACAAAGTCCCGTGTTTGAAGGCCGTCACCAAAAAACTGAATGGGTTGGCGTGTACGTATACGATCCATGAATATGGATACTACACCTGAATACGGGGATTTCGGATCTTGCCGAGGTCCATACACATTGAAATATCGCAAGCCAATACATGTCATACCATTTCCTAACTCATTGTTGGATGCCCACAATGTCGCCATATCTTCGTTTATGCCTTTCGATAAACCATAGGGTGATGTATAGTTTCGTTCACTTGATTCATGGCACGGTAGATTTGTAGGAATTCCGTACACTGCTGCAGAAGACGCATAGACAAACCGTTTTACGCCACACTTTGCAGCAGCATTTAGCATATTGAGTGTTCCTGATATGTTGGTTGCGTTTGTAGTTTCTGGAGATAGCATGGACTTTGTAACGGATATTTCAGCAGCATTATGAAACACCACATCAATGTCAGTACTACATTGTTGACAGGTTTCAGCGTCACGAATATCACCTTCTACAAGTTCAACACGGTTGGATTCGAGTGCCTTTGTAAGATTGGGTAGAGATCCTGTAGAAAAATTGTCAAGAATACGAACTGTACCTACATCGTAGTGCAGAAGTGCATCAACAATATGAGAGCCTATAAATCCTGCACCTCCTGTGATGAGAACTTTCTTACCAACATAGAAGTCCATTGCTTACGTATACCATACAGCATCTTTAAGATGTCGCAATTTGTAAGTCGGATGACGGCCCATGTTTAATCCAACCGTCTATTGAAAAGATATCACCATACCATAGTTTTGTTTCATCATATTCACTATAGTGTACATTTGAATCAAAAGATAAATACCCAATTACTGCTGAAAATGATCCATGAGATAAAATAATTGTTTTACATGTACTTGCAAACTGTATAGTTTTAACTTCGTCATACTCAATTTTAGATGCACTTGGATATGCATTTAGTATATCCTCAATAATAGTGTGATTGAAATCATCTGATGCTATGTATATATTATCGTATGTAATACTTTTAAGGACTTTCAAATAGTATTCTATACCTGGATTGTATTGTTCAACGTCGGTTAGCCTTACGTGTATAAATACATCGTTATTGTTATTATATCTTGCTTTGTAAGGATTATTAAAAATAATGTTATTCTGATGTTCAGGCATTCGAATACAATTGTATATTAAATTTGAAATAGACTTCGTCTGAAAAAAACTTGAATTCGGATTTAGATTGTATGATAATTCTGAATTTGACAATATATCAAGATAGTTTGAGTCCGATAATTGAATTGTGTCGTTGTATATTTTTTCCCCACAATGTAGTTGAATACCAAGCATATCAATTATATGTTTGTTTGAATAGTCTACGTGTAAGTTGTGTTTTTTTGCAATTAAATGTACGGCTATATTTCTGAAAATTTGGTTACATAATCTCCCATTATATGCGGTTGTTGATGTCATTGTATAAATGTATAACCATGACGTCCGAACCTTTATATGAAAGGAATCAATATATTGATGACGATTTATTTGCAGGGTAATAATGTAGGAATGAAAGGATTTACAAGAGTAAAGCGAACAAAGCGAACAAAGCGAACAAAGCGAACAAAGCGAACAAAGCGAACAAAGCGAACAAAGCATACAAGAACAAAGCGCAGAAGGGGAGGATCTTTGTCGGACATTCTGCCAATTACATCGTGGGGAAGGTGGGCCTCTATGCCCGGTTCAGTTGCATGGTCGCCTACACACGATGCACCGCCTCCTCTTGCAAACGGGGGTCTCTATACATCTCAGCAATCAACTGCACCATGGGCATCCCAACCATTTCCTGCAACTCAGTATGCGATGTCTGTTGAGGCCGCACAGACTGCTGGAAATCCGACGGTTTTTTATCAACAACGGCCTACAACAGATGTAGGAGGTTCTTGGTCACCTTATGTCGGTACTGCACTGACAAACCAACATTGGAGTGCACATGCAAAGATGTAAAAATATCTGAAAAGAACGTAAAAAGAAAATATTGATCCAAAGAAATGAGCAACTTGACATTTTCTTTGGATTCAAGGATTCCCATTTCAGAATCCCAAAGTTTATCTGATCCCACACACCCTCGAAATGTAATAAAAGCAGCAATGGTGTTGGACGCACAGTCGAATGCCGACACAAAGTATGATCCTCCCGCAAAACGCGTCAAGGAAACCTTTAGTCAACAAACGTATGATAAAACCCACCAAGGCAATCAAATGCGTATACTCAGTCAACTGATTCTTGTGTTGGGTATATTTTTAACTGCATTTATTCTTGTAAAAAGTCAGGAGCGTGTTACACAGGTGGTATGTGTGATTGTTATTGCCTTTTTAGTGTATACGTTATACAAATCCGAGGCGAACCGTGTATAATGCAAGCATTATACAAATCCGAGGCGAACCGTGTATAATGCAAGCATTATACAAATCCGAATTTAACAGTATATAGTTTTCCTCCACTTGTCATCTGAAATTTCATTTGATCAATATGTGTTTGGTGTTCATATTCTTTATTGTTGATGCGTAAGACGCGAGGTTCTTGTTCCACATTCACGATTACAGACATGCCAAAGGATGCGAAGTACTGGCTAACTTTTACGAAGTCTGATTCAGATACACGGCTTAACTGAATGGGTGTTGGATACCACTTCTTCAACATTTCGATTAGAATCGAGAGAAGGGCTTCAAACAATCCTACAGAGTCCCCCTCTGTATCAATCACCAGGTCAACTGAATGTGGCGGCTTAGGGGGTGAACTGACCAATGTTGTAACAAAAGACGGAATATCCATGTTTTGTTTTTACACTGAAATGAACTTTAGACCAACGATGTAGTCTTTTTACTTTTTACTTTTTAGTTTACGTGTTTTGCGTACTTTAGGCATATGACTTACAGGTGGTAAAAATTCACTCTTTGCTATTAGTTTTGAACCCGTTTTACCATCACGGCGAATGCATTTACCTGTTTTAGGATTTCGGATGCGATCTGGAAGACAGTGACCTGTCTGTGAAATGGACGTGTATGTAGGATCTGCTTTCTGCATCAATCGTTTCATATAGAGTTGTAATTTGGCAGGATGTGTATGGGGATTGTTAATGTAAGGATTTTTTAGGAAGTCATATACACCAACCCAGTCGTGAAAGGATGTGCCGTACGCGCTACACCCTTGCATCATCGTACACAATTGATTGTCTGCAGGAAATGTGAGTATTTCTTGGAGTATTTTTCGCAACGATGCAGACAGTTGATACTGTCTTGAAATGACGATCGCGTAGATGTATTGTGTGAGATCCCGAGATGGAATATAACATGTGCTGTTTTCTGAAAAATAAGCGTGTGATGTAATTCGAAGACCGTTCCATGTGATACATGCGCTTCCAAAATCAGCAAGTTTAACACGAAGAGATCCATCCGACTGAATGGTGTAGAGAACATTGTCAGGTTTACAGTCGCGATGATTCATTCGCAGAGTTTTGTGAAAGAATTCAAATATATAGGCGAGTTGCGAAAGTGTTTGAGGGATTAAAGTGTCATTTTCTTTTGCGGAAGTCGGTGCAGAATAACGCTCATCCAATGATCCATGCATACGTTCCATTCGCATTAAAACACATTTACGCGTTGCGTCATATGCGAGTTCATGGACTTGTGGAACAAAGGGTCCTTCTTTTTCACCACGGCTTGTTTCGTCCAACAGAATATGGATTAAGCACTCTTTTAAGGCAATGTAGAGTCCCTCTGTATACGTACCGTAAGAGGAAATACGTCGTTCCAAATCAATTACTTTTACAACGGACACTGTATTTTCTGTCGCATGAACCACTTGATAGGCCGCACCGTATACACCTTCGCCCAGTTTTACATCAACTGAATATGTACCGGATGGGAGTTTGCAAATACCTTTGGATTTACTAAAATATCCTTTCTCTACATTGGATTCTACAAGTTCCGATTCCAAGTCCGTATCAGACTTTAATATACATCGCAATCCTTTCTGAAAAAGGTTCATTCCTGATGTAGTGTGGGAAAAATTGAATATACTGAAGTCGCCCATAGAATTCCGTGTTTCCTTCATTCAAAACTATGACGTGTGATATCTGCTATTCGTACACTGGATTTCAAAATGTACATTCCGCCACTACATGCCCGCTTACTTCTTCCTTGTTTTGCCGTAGGTGCCATACATATGGTCACTCTGTTTCGTCGTGCAAAGAGGGACTGTCGCATTGGGAGCGACCAACTTCCTACGAAGAACTGATTCCGTACAATGTAAGGCGTCGTTGGGATATTCATACTTCTACACCGCTTGTATTTGATACACCCCGTAACGAGGATACTGCATCTGAACTCGCTCACGAAATTGTCATTTCCTTGAATGACAAGAAGATGCGTGTATTTATGGCAGATCGTGGTATTAAGACTACACATCAAACTACACAGAATTTGGTGCGAATCCGGGAATGGGCAGTACAGCGTGGATTTAAGATTCGTATGACACAGGATTAAAATCGGACAGTAAAGTAAAGAATAAAGAATGGCATTGTATAAGACGCAGAAAGTAAGCAGTCGTTCACGTTTTTTGCGTTCATTGAAGCAACGAAAGAGAACAAAGACAGCAAAGAGACATAACAAGCATAAAGGGGGACAGATCAACCGTGTAGGAATACGCGGTGCATCATCCGTCGCATATCAACCTGATTCGTATTCTGCACCAATAATGACAGACTACGAGACTGCGCAACGTATACTGGAAGATAGAGAACCGTATAAATTGTAAGGAATATATAGAAACAGAGATGGCAGCAAACAATGTTCCGCGACTTGTTATGCGAAAGAACATTTGGGAAACATTCCCTGAAGTAAGTGTGAAGCCGTTAGGTCGCGGTGCAAATGGCGCAGATCGTCACGGTGTGGAGTGGCACAACCAGCGTTTACGCGCATATTCTCAGACACACAGAGTCACCGAAGCAGAGGCAAAACGCCAAATTATTCCCCGCGTAGAACGTGCTTTGCGTGCATCTTCTAGTTGGACAGTTGAACCTGCATTGCCCGGATCTGACTACATTTTTATACTTGCAACTGCGTTCAAAAAACCTGAAACCCGCAAGGCAAACAATCTACGAAATGGAAACCAGACCCGTAAAGCCAACAACAGGCCTATGGTACGTCGCTGGAATCGTGAACCAAACACTCGCAATGCACGAGCAAATCAGGCACGAAACAATGCGACAAAGCGTAAATCTTCTCCATCTCCCCCATCACCTGTTGCTGCAGCACCTGCTGCAGCACCTGCACCTCCTGCAAACAACGGAACTCGTGTGAATGTGGAACTTTCAGGGGACGAGTTGATACGCAAAGTTCGTAGCATTGTAAACAAATTCAGCGATCGCACTCTGGAAAAACTGTCCAATGATTTGGCAGCAATTGTACCCAAAACAGAGGCCGATTTTTCAGCAATGATACGTACTATTTTGGATCTCACTGTATCCAATACGGCCTTTAAATCCCAAGGATTCCATCCATACACAATTTATGCGATTCACAAAATGAACGCAAAACATCAAACACGTCCTTACCCTGTTCTACCTTCCGATGCAATTGTCGCTGAATTCATGGGTCGCATGGGAGATAAACTGTATGTAGATCCTGAAGTGAGCGATAGTATGGGAAACAATATCATCAACGCCAACAAGAAGGATTATTATTCACGCTTGCTCTTTTTGGGATATTTGTATCGTGAGGGATTTTTACCATGGGCGGCCTTGCAGTCTGTGTTATCACACCTTCAAACTGCAGCAATGGATTTGGATGCAGAGATGCACGATGTACGTGTACGTGGATTTCTGTCCGTACTCATCCGTGCAGGAAAGCGTATGGTTGCAGAAGGAGGAGAACCAACAAAGGCTTTGCACGCGTACCTTGATACCATTCGTACGTTGAAGGAAACTACAACAATGAGTGGTGTACGCATCGCGTGCACTGAATTTTTGGAAAGTATGGAAAACAATTTTACAATTGGTGCAGGTGTGCGCGAATGGGTGTTAGGTGCACCTATGCATAACATTCAGGTAAAGCCCAAGGCCAAAACACCCGAGGCAGTCGCAAAACCCAAACAGGAAAAACTGGGTTCTGACATTTCAGAACTATGGCGCCGCTTCCCTTTGGATGTCAAACAAGAGCAAGGATTGTATGTCGTTCGTTTCCATAACAAAAAACTTGCAGAACGTTTCCAACGGGAGTCTGCACGCTTCAAAACCCAATACGACCTACAAACTGCTATGGGTAGCCATATCCTCTCGATTCTTGATCACTCAGATCATTGGAAGAGAGGCCCTGTAATTGCCGGTACTCTTGTTACAATCGTGCCGAAATAAAATACAAAACTAGTATAGAAACTGAAACAATGTCAAATAATAAAGCAAATGGTAAACCTAAGATAGTTTCACCATTTGATCTGAATGTATCTTTGCGTGCATCCACAGAGGGATTTAATAAACCTTATATGCAGTTTCAAACATGTATGAAGGTAGGGGATGTGTATGTATACCCTGAAGCAAAGAATGATGTGCCTGTAAACTATTCAAAACTGCCCAAAGACTACAGTGCGTCCATTGAAGAAGTCCTAACAAAACCAGGGTATCATACCTGGATTGTGTTTGAAGATGGGTCATTTCGTGCTGCTGCTATATTCAGTCCTTATGAAACATTGAGTAAGCATGGGGATCTATATAGAGAATCTGGCAATCAGAAAGTCATTGCTGCAGGCGAGTGTAAAATAGGACCCAACAAAGAAGTGACCTATAATTTTCTTTCAGGAACCTTTATGGTCCATGTAGGAGACGCCTATGAGCGCAAATATTCAGGGAAGTATGAACCCGTGTATGAATCCTGGATGACAAATGAATGGACTAGACGCGGTGCAACTCGTGTAGACTTTAGAGATAGTGAACAAAAAACATTGTTTTCGAACATAGAACTTACCGATTCAGTATTACAAGAGTTACAGGATGCAGGTATACCCGTGTACCAATTTCCATCCTACAGCAAGTGTATGGAGTACAAGGAAAAATGGATTATAGAATCAAAAAAACAGTCAGCAAGAACTCAATACAGTCATATGCTATCGAAAGGATATATGAAAAAGAAGAATGGTCAAGTCATGACATTTGAAGAATGGTTGGAATTGAATCCAGGGCACAAGAAGGCATTTGAAACTACGATTCCTACACCGAACAAATATGTAAAAAAGGGTGGAAGACATAGACGTACACGAAAGAATAGACAAAATAGACAAAGACTGCGAAAGTCACGTAGAATGATTTAATCGTCCTGAATTTTAGGGGCAAGGTATGCGATGAAATGACTGGCCTTTCCAAATCGCGAGGTTACACGAAGGGGTTGCCCATCATCGAACGCGAGTTCTGTATGCATTGTGAGACCACCTACATGTTTCATGATCTGTTGGAGATACTTCATACCAAATCCTACTTCAACACTGTCTGCACCTTCCAGACCCATTTCACGATCGTCACTGGGTTCCAGTGTTAGATCGGCCTTTCCAACATCACCTTCTGCACGAACATGGAATCCATCTTCATCCAGACAGAGTGTGACCTGATCGCCAAACATTGCCAAGTCTTTAATGAGCGAGGCGATATCTGACGATTTGGCTTTGACTGTTGCGCTGTAGTTCAGTTCAGGAAGTTGGACAGTGTCTGCCTGAATATGAAGGGTTGAAAGTTCATAATTTGCAGAACGACCCTCTGTTTTGAAGGAGACTTTTAGACGATCTCCTGATTCAACAATGATAGGGAATCAGACGCACCGGCAATCATGCGACTTAGTACGTTAACTGAAATACCGATGGGCGGAGATCCATGTTTGCATTTCATGGATGTACAATCTTCCGCGGAGAGAAAGAAGTCCACAAATCCCACATGGCTGGCGTCCATTCCGCTGATGCGAAGACCGTCTTCAGAAGGAAAGACTTGGGCCTGGGGAAGAAATTCACGGAGCGCCTCCAAGGCGCGACGAAAGAGTGCAGCGTCAGAAATAATAATCTCCATGTTTGCGACTGTGTGTAACTGGAATGAACGAATGCAAACACTGTAAGGTTTACATCTTTTAGATTTCATTTTTTATCGTGTGCGTAAATTTGAGACTCTTCAGATATAGATATAGTATGTCTATATTCATACAATGACGACACTCGCAACAAAATCTGCGCGTAAGAAGGTGCTTGAAGTCGCCGTACATTCTGATTATAGAGTTCCTGCTGTATACAAGACCGGTGTAGCAGAAGATATTGAAGAGGCGCTTACATTGGGTGCCAAAATTCAGGAACAGGTACGATCACAACGAGCCTCTGAAGATGTGAAACGCGCTGTTGCTGAAAAAGAAGCAGAATTGACCACAGTGTTGGAGGAACAGCAAGCAGAACTGAAAGAACGTCAGGAACAGATTGCATCGTATTATCAGGAATTACAGACACTCAGATCACAACTTCAGACAAGCATTCAATCGCATCGTCAAGAAATGATGGATTTGGACAAGGATGTGAGAAAGCAAGAGCGCGACGCAGCACTGTTGGAAATGGAAGAAAAGATCAGGACTGCCGAGCATCGTTGTAGGATGGCGGAGGAACGAAAAGAGCAGATGGAACTTCTGAAGGAGAAGGAAGTGCGTGTTGCGGAGGAACGAGTCCAACAATTCATGCAAAAAATCGTTCAGGTTCGCGAGGAACAGGTCCAAGCATCCCAGGCAGCAGTACGTGCCTTAGAGGATGCCTACAAACGTCAGTCCGAAGAACTAAAATCTCTGAATGATTTCTTGCGTAGAAAGATTACAAATGTGAAAACAAAAGGCAATGAATATGAAATGGAATTTAGAGAACGTTTACTCACTGCATTTGGAACAGGGGACGGATTTTCGTTGCTGGATACGGCGCGGAATGGTGTAGGACATGCCGGCGATTTCCTGATGCAGTGGGGATCCCATACAATTCTGTGGGAAGTGAAGAACTACGACAAACCTGTTCCGAAGTCAGAAGTGGAGAAATTTCAGAGGGACATGTTGGAAAACAAGGCGGTCCGTGTAGGTGTTATGGTCTCACGTTCTACTGAAATTACCGGCAAAACGAGTACAGGCGATCGTGATTTGGAATTCTTGGAAGGAAAACTTCTGATTTATCTGAGTCGCTTTGAGTTTATGGGAGACGAACAAATTACACTTCAGTCGCTTTTACCTCTCTTTCGAATTTGGTGGGAGTCCACGAAAGAAGAGGAGGAATCAGCACAACTTCACAGGAGCATTCGTGACTTGGAAAAGATTGTTGCAGATCTAACAAAAAAACGTCAGGAGTGGCGTGTCCATAAAAACAGGATGGAGGACTCCATGCGATGGATGTCAGAAATGGTGGAAGATGCCGAACAAAATGTCGAACATGTTTTGCGAACTCTTCAGAAACGGACGATCGTTTCTGAAGAGCCAGAGATTCCTGAAGGAATTTTCCGATCCTCCTTTACGGATGAAAAAATGCGAAACACCATTCAATGGATCCTACAACTGTACGAAATTTCCCCAACTTCTGAAATTCGTTTGTCGGATATGGCAGACAAAGTCAGTCAAAGCCGAAGTGTTTCACGCGATTGTGCGCGAAAGTATATTCTTGCCGCCTTGCAAGATACCGCCGTCTACACAGCACCAGGTAAACCGACAATCGTTCGTGGATTTTCAGTTAAACCCCCTTCTTAATTGAATGTGTTTGCACACATTTGTATCTCCCAAATGTGCTTTGCCACATCTGCACGTTAACGGCAACTGATCCAATGGATTGTCAAAATACCGCAAAAAGTTAGAAACACCACCAACATTGTCTATGTTTATATGATTTCCAAACTGACCATTGGATACAATGGGATCTCGTATAATGATTTCAAAGTCCAAAACACACAATTTGATTCCATCCATTTCAATGATTTTATTTGTATATTTTTTACCATCCAATTCAAATATATCCTCATATATCCTATGTGGTTGAGTTGTAATATAGTTCATTAAATTAACCTGATCACTTGAGGACTGTGGATTATCCGACATAATGGAAAGCAATTTTGAAAAGAATGCATGCGACGAAGGTTTTAGAATATAGAACCCGCTACAAATACCAAATCCTATAATTTTACTAGATTCAGGCGGATATGCACGATCACCGCCTATTTCAGTTGACAGTATACAGTCGTACTGTAAGTCCACAAGGGGTTGTATGTCCTTTTCAAGAATTATATCCAAATCAACATGTACAACAGGCTTTTGCGTTTTCTGTAAAAGAGATAAATTGTTAAAGAGTCGTACAATATCCCACCATCCATATATCATACCATGTCTTAATGGAACATTCACGTCTTCATGTATGACAATACTTGCTGTTTTACATTGCCGTTTGCATCTTTCTTCCCATGGTTTTTTTACAGGACGATATCTATCCCCGTAACAAAACGTGGTTATACAATATTTGGAACATTGTTCTTTGTACCATTTTTGCAACGGTTCGGCGCTTACGTGTGCTGAATTATATGCAGATGTAGGATGAATACGATGTCTTACAAGGATACGTGGGACGTTGTAGAGACGTATGCCTAACAGTGCAAGCCGCATCCACAAATGATAATCTTCGGTATATTTGCCTTCCCAGTAACACAAGGAACGATGAATGAGTGAACTGCTATTGATAATTGGATTGACTGTTTGTAAGACCGCAGGATGAATCCATTCTCCAGGAATCGCAGGGCTTCCTTGCATTGTTCCAAAGTATTCGCAGAATGTACCGATCACCAAAGCGCCCTTGGCTTTGCCTTCGAATGCCTGAATTTGTTCGGTAAGTTTTGTAGGCATCCATGTATCGTCACAATCCAACAAACAAACCCATTCCCCCCGCACATAGTTCAGTAAATCATTGAGGGATGCCGATTTTCCTTCCAAGGGTGGCGGCTGAACAATTACGCGAATCCGAGAATCAGAGGATGCAATCTGTCTTGCTTGTTTGGCAACATGACCGCCCTCTGGACCGTGGCCATTTACGCCAATCAAAATATCCCAGTCGGAATGTGTTTGTACCTTTACACTATCAATGCATTCTTCAAGGAACTCAATTCCATTGTATACCGGAATCAAAATCGTAATATGCATAAGAGGGGTCTGTCTAAATATTTCCATTTACAGTTTACTTAAAATGGTGCATGCAACTCTTGTGACTGCATATTATCCAATCAAATCAAAATTTCCAGAACAGCAGTATATGGAATGGGCTGCAAACTTCCTTGCGTTGTCCGCACCAATTGTTCTGTTTACACCTGCATCTCATGTGTCGTTCTTTGCGCGTCTTCGCGGCCTTCACAATCCTAAAAAACTCATACATATCATTCCTCTTGAGTTTGAGGATCTCTACATGTGGAAACAGTATCACCAGGATTGGAGGATCCATCACACGATGGATCATGAAGCAAACAGTCACTCACCTGAATTGTATACAATTTGGGCGCAGAAGGCCGTGTTTGTAGATGAAGCAATTCAAAAAAATCCATTCAATACGGACTATTTTTTTTGGTGTGACATAGGTGCATTCCGTGAGTCAAGGTATCCTCAGGAACTACTGAATACATTTCCATCCACACACCATCTTCCGACGGATCGTATATTATTTTCCTCTGTGCATCCATTGACCGAGGAAGACAAACGGATTCGGAACTTTCAACGATGTGACAGGATTGTGGGAGGATTGTGGGGAGGGTCCAAACACGCATGTCAGAAATGGCGTTGTTCATTCGAACGACAACTGATTCGTTTTTTTTCAGAAGGCCGTTTTGCAGGAAAAGATCAGACCGTGATGTTGTGTGCATATCTGGAGAATCCAACACTTGCCGTCGTAGTTCAACCAACCATTTCAGGAAATCCTTGGTTTTTTCTTCAGTATCTACTTTCGGATGGACTAACCGTGCCGTACATGGAAGACACCTCTTACACTAAAATATCACATATCCCACAATCTGGCGGTGTGTCTGTATCCATTATGGGAGGCCTTGGAAATCAAATGTTTCAGGTTGCTGCCGCGTATGCACATGCACGAACAATGAATGTCCCTCTCGTCCTACGAAAGGAAAAACTGTTTGATGATACGCGCCCGTTGTATTGGGATACTGCAGTGCGAAAGTTTTCCGATTGTTTGGTGAACGAACTTCCTCCGATGCAACGACATACGGAATCTGAAGCGACCTTCTATACACCAATTCCTAGAACAGCCCCTTTGTATTTGTATGGATATTATCAGTCATCGAAATATTTTGGATCTCCCACAGTTCGTGATGAAATCAGGCGACTTCTCAAATCCAACGCATTCGATCACGGCAAATACGAGTATTTACTGAAGAATAAAGATCGTGTTGTAGTCATGCATGCGCGCCGTACAGATTATGTAAAATCCCAGGTTAACATAGACTATCACAACCCGTTATCCGTTGAATATTATAGAAAGGCAACGGATCAGATGTTGGAAACAGTGAAGAATCCAATTTTCCTGCTTTGTTCCGATGATCCCATGTTTTGGATCGAAAGTTTATCTGAGATTCCTGCATTGCAAACACATCCTTTCTTATTGTTGGATGGTGAGAGTGATGTTGCATCAATGGCCTTGCTTCAGCAGTTTTCGTATTATATTATGGCGAATTCCTCCTTTTCTTGGTGGTTCGTATGGTTATCCGACAAGGTAAAACGGGCGATTGCACCTGCCAAATGGTTCGGTCCCAAAGGCCCCAAACAATATGACGATATTTATGAACCCATGTGGGAACGCATTGAATAGATTTTAGCATTTATGCACGTGTATAAAAAGCAATTGTTTTCTGCAGTCCTTCTTTCAGGTCTACAGAAGGCTTCCACCCTAGCCCCTTAATTTTTGCATTTGTAATCCAGTACCGCTGATCATTGAATTCACGATCCTTCACACGTTGAATATCGCCCTCTTGGGCTTCACGACCATGAAGAAGTTTAATCAACTCATGTGTGAGATCCAGGACGGAAATTTCCGTATGCTCATCACCACCAATGTTGTAAATCTCACCAATTACACCCCGCAGCAACACGGCCTCAAACGCCTTGACAACATCATCCACATACACAAAGTTGCGAAGTGCCGATCCGTCTCCGTGAATCGTACAAGGATGACCTTCGCGAATCAGTTGAATGAATTTGGGAATGACTTTTTCAGGGTATTGATGAGGACCGTAGGTATTGTTGCCGCGTGTAATTACAATCGGAAGTTTGAAGGATTTGTAGTAACTGCATACAAGCATCTCTGCTGCGGCCTTTGTTGCAGCATAGGGGTTTGTTGGCATTAGAATGGATTTCTCACATTTGATGGATGTATCTTCCTCGCCGTTCTCACCGTACACCTCATCTGTGCTCACATGTACGAACTTTTCGATTCCACCGTATACACGAACGGCCTCCAACAGTGTATGAGTACCCATTACATTGTCGCGTGTATACTGAAACGAATTGGTGAAACTGGTGTCCACATGGGATTGTGCTGCAAAATGTACAATTGTATCAATGGAATACTCTTTCAGAACATGGAGAATGAGATCGTAGGAGGTAATATCGCCGCGAATAAATTTGTAGTTGGACGCAGAACGGACGGTCACATTTTCTTCACTCGCACAATAGTTCAGGCAGTCAATGTTGTAGAACTGCAGTTGAGGGTATGTCTGAACCATATAATTTAGGAAATTGGATCCGATAAATCCGCATCCGCCGGTTACAAGAATGTGTTTCATGATATTATGTGTATAAAGTCATGAAATCCTTAAGCGGGTTTTATTC